TACCACGATCAGCGCTTCTGGCGATGCTGACATGAATGGTGCTCTTGACGTTGCAGGCGCAACCAGTCTTGCGGCAACTGGCGTATTGACTGACATTCGCGGAACTCTTTCCGTTGATGAAGCAGCAACATTTGACGGCGCCATCACGGTTACAGGTGATGCTGACATGAATGGTGCTCTGGATGTTCAAGGTGCTGCTAACTTTCAAACAGCAACTGATCACGAAGGTGGACTAACCTCTACCACGATCAGCGCTTCTGGCGATGCTGACATGAATGGTGCTCTTGACGTTGCAGGCGCAACCAGTCTTGCGGCAACTGGCGTATTGACTGACATTCGCGGAACTCTTTCCGTTGATGAAGCAGCAGTGTTTGATACCACGATCCAGGTTCTCGGAAACGCTGACTTGGATGGTCATCTTGACGTTCTAGGTGTAACATACTTTCGATCAGTCACACGTCACCAAGATGGAATAGAATCGACATCACTTTCCGCTTCTGGCAATACTGACTTGAATGGTGCTCTTGATGTTCAAAGCTCAGCAAACTTCCAGTCAAACATTACGGTTGGCGGAATTGCTGACTTGAATGGCACTCTTGACGTTGCAGGTGCTGCTGACTTTCGGTCTGCAACCGATCACGAAGGTGGACTAACCTCTACCACGATCAGCGCTTCTGGCGATGCTGACTTGAATGGTGCTCTTGACGTTGCAGGTGCTGCTAACTTTCAGTCTGCAACCGATCACGAAGGTGGACTAACCTCTACCACGATCAGCGCTTCTGGCGATGCTGACTTGAATGGTGCTCTTGACGTTGCAGGTGCTGCTAACTTTCAGTCTGCAACCGATCACGAAGGTGGACTAACCTCTACCACGATCAGCGCTTCTGGCGATGCTGACTTGAATGGTGCTCTTGACGTTGCAGGTGCTGCTAACTTTCAGTCTGCAACCGATCACGAAGGTGGACTAACCTCTACCACGATCAGCGCTTCTGGCGATGCTGAGTTGAATGGTGCTCTTGACGTTGCAGGTAATGCTACTTTCGACGGCAATGTTACCCTTGGTAATGCTGCTACTGATAAAGTTGAATTTAAGGCAGACATCTCTTCGAGCATGTTGCCTTCCGATGACGGTGTATTTGACTTGGGTGGCGCAGGCTCTCAGTGGAATGATCTGTATATTGCCGGTGATGCTGACATGAATGGTGCTCTTGACGTTGCAGGCGCAACCAGTATTGCGGCAACTGGCGTATTGACTGACATTCGCGGAACTCTTTCCGTTGATGAAGCAGCAACATTTGACACCACTATCACGGTTACAGGTAATGCTGACATGAACGGTGACCTAGACGTTGCAGGCGCAACCAGTATTGCGGCAACTGGCGTATTGACTGACATTCGCGGAACTCTTTCCGTTGATGAAGCAGCAACATTTGACACCACTATCACGGTTACAGGTAATGCTGACATGAACGGTGACCTAGACGTTGCAGGCGCAACCAGTATTGCGGCAACTGGCGTATTGACTGACATTCGCGGAACTCTTTCCGTTGATGAAGCAGCAACATTTGACACCACTATCACGGTTACAGGTAATGCTGACATGAACGGTGACCTAGACGTTGCAGGTGACTCCACACTTGGTACCAATAACACCGATTCTGTCTCCGTTAATGGACACCTCAAGATGGCAACTTTTGATGCTGCCATAGCAGGCACAGATGCCACCCAACTTGAGACCATGGCTGACGATCCATCGAGTTACAATGGTGCGATGGTTTATGTCGGTGCCAATACCGGGCTCACGGGTGCTGCGGCATTCTACTTTGATAATCCGAACAAGTGGTACTTCTGCGAGAACGGAGACTGGTTCCCATCCCCATTTAATAGCTAATAGTTATTAGTGGTAATAGTTAAAAAATAAAGACTTTGTAATAAGTTTTACCCAGCATTGTCCCAGGTGGATAGTGCTGGGTTTTTTTTAAGATCAACTCTTTTTTGAGACACATGCCATTGTCCTTTACTATTTATGAGCATGAGAAAGAGCGTCAGTTATCTTTACAAAGCAAAGGTTGTTTCTGTATATGATGGAGACACCTGTAGGGCAGACATTGACCTTGGTTTTGGCACAGTATTGAAGAATAAGACTATTCGCCTATCCGGAATAGACACGGCCGAAATAAGAAGCGACGATAAGGAATCTGCACTCAAGGCGAGAGATAGATTGCGCGAACTTATCTTAGGAAAAGAGATTGTCCTCCAGACAGTGAAAGACAGAACCGGAAAGTATGGTAGAATAATAGGGACAATCTATCAGGATGGGATGAACGTGAATGAAGTGTTGGTTGAAGAGGGTTTGGCAGTGAAAGCATACGGCAACCGCAAGTCCCAGAAAAAGAAAGATCCGAGAGCAAAAGAAAAGAAGAAAGAAAAAAAGGAAGAGAAGGCAACAGAGAGTGATTCTTCCGTTGCGGTGAAAATCGACATTCCAGCGACCTTAATCGAGTCTGTGACTGGTTCTTCGACAGAATAATAAAAGATTTATATAAAATTATTTCCCATTATATGTTAAAATTTACCAACTATTGCTTTTTACGGGCGATAGAGGGAGATTTGGGGAAATTTATTACTATTTATCTGGGAGAAATACCTTTTCTACTATGGAGATACTAGCATGTCTAATAAAATGTTACAACAGGCGATTATAGATGCAGAAGCACTGAAGGAAGTTGCCCTTAAAAATGCTGAGTCAGCAGTCGTCGAGAAATATTCGAGACAGATTCGCGAAGCAGTCGATAATATGCTTGAGCAAGATGACGAGGAGGAAGCATTTCCCCATCCGACTCCTGACGAAGTGATGCCAGATATTGCCGGTATCGAGGATGAGATCCCAATGGCAGCAACAGACGGCGAGAAACTATGCCCTTGCCCCGATGAGGAAGAGGTAATCGAGATTGACTTCGACGATTTGCAGGTCTTAATGAAGAGGCGGGGTTCGGACACCGATGCGGAAGATGTTGCCATCGCCGATGTGGGTGTTGAACCCGCAGACGACATGCCGCTCCGAGAGGCCGAAGAAGCGACAGAGGCAGTGACAGAAGAAGTCGTCGATGAAGAGATTGACCTATCAGCACTCTTCGAGGAGGAGCAGGTAGAGGAACAGGCAGAGCAGAAAGTGGAAGAAGTTGCAGAACAAGAGACCCCAGCACCAGTGGAACAAAAGATCGCCACTGCCGTTGGAGAGATGCTCTCAGAAAGCAAAGTCCTTTCCAAGCAGAAATCGAAAGTTTTAAAAGAGAATAAAGAATTAAAACAAAAACAAGAAAAGATCTTAAAAGAGAATAAGTCTCTAAAAGAAAACAAAGAGAAGTTGGTGGATCAAAATAAGAACTTCAGAACTCTCTTAGAAAAATTATCACATACATTGGAGAGTGTCAATCTCTCTAATGCTAAATTGGTCTATACGAATCAAATTCTTGGTAGCACCTCCTTGAATGAGCGACAAAAAAATAAGATTGTCGAAGCTATTGGTGATGCTGATTCTGTTGAGACAGCGAAGGCAATTTTTGAAACCCTTCAAAGCACAGTGGGTTCGTCTTCAGGAGACAAACCGAAATCACTAAGCGAAGTTGTGACAAATAATCGTACTACGATGTTAAAACGAACAGAAAATAAAACAAGCAAGGATCCTTACATCGATAGGATGAAGAAACTTGCAGGCATTTAAGCAATCATTTAAGGAGAAAAAATATAATGTCTATCTTAGAAAAACTTACAGAAGGCATCGTTGAGCGAGATCTTCAAAGAGACAGTCATGCTCTCGTTGAGAAATGGGAGAAGACCGGTCTTTTAGAAGGAATCGCCACCGAGGCAAAGAAAAACAGCATGGCATGCTTATTGGAGAACCAAGCAAAGGAACTTCTCCGTGAGTCATCGTCCATGAACGCAGGTGACGTAGAAGGTTTCGCAGCAGTTGCATTCCCAATCGTTCGCCGAGTATTCGCAGGACTAATCGCTAATGATTTGGTATCTGTACAACCCATGAGTCTCCCCAGTGGTCTCATCTTCTTCTTGGATTTCTCCAAGGAAGGTGCTCGCTTGGGCGATGAAGCTGATGATTCCGTCTATGGCGGTGGTCGTCTTGCTAGCGAAATCACAGGCGGTGTATCACTTACCGGCGGCGATGCCGAGAAGGGATTTTACAACCTGAACAATGGTTATGCATCCCCCACCGGTTCAAACGGTTTCACCCTCACGGGCGTTACTTCTGGTACGGTTGGCACGGGCAATGAGGATATTGACAAACTTGTGCGTCACGATCCTGATCTCGCATCGGGTTCTGCTGTCTATGTTGGCACCCTGCCAATCGCTTCTTTCGATCAATTGAATCGAGAAGATTTGGTGACGGTGACAATTCGCAACGCCGATCTGGCAGAAGGCCGCCAAGCACGTCGTTTGACTCAATTAAGTGGCACAGCACCTCACACCAATTTGCTTGTTGTGATTGCTGCTAGCGGTTCTGAAAACGCCGGCACCCTCAACCCAGGCGGCGACGGTTCAGCATCTACTACGGTCACGGCCAGTTATGCACAAACTGATGATTTCACCACTGGTGGAGCAATTGGTTCTGTTGTTGGTCGCGATGCTTGGGGACTGGAAGGAAATGCAAACATTCCGGAAATCGACATCAAGGTTGACAGTGTTGCAGTGACAGCACAAACCAAGAAGTTGAAAGCAAAATGGACCCCAGAGTTGGGACAAGACTTAAACGCATACCATAACTTGGATGCCGAAGTCGAACTCACCAGCATCCTTTCCGAACAAATCGCTCTTGAAATCGACCAAGAAATCTTGGAAGATCTCATCAAGGGTGCCACGGCCGGAAAACAATATTGGTCTCGACGCCCAGGTAAATTCCTGAATCGAGATACTGGCGCGCCTATTAGTGCATCCGCGAACGAGGACCTCCTTGGCGCCGACTTCACGGGCACTGTTTCGGAATGGTATGAAACCCTTCTTGAAACGATTAACGACGTTTCCGCTCAAATCCATCGTAAAACATTACGGGGTGGAGCTAACTTCTTGGTTTGCGGACCAGAAGCTGCTAACATCCTTGAGTTTACCGCTGGTTTTAAAGCGAATGTAACGCACGATGACGACACCGGTTCAGCAGGTGCCGTTAATGTTGGTAGCATTTCGAAGAAATGGGATGTCTTTGTTGACCCCTATTTCCCACGAAATGTCATCCTAGTTGGACGCAAAGGAAATTCTTTCCTTGAAAGTGGATATGTGTACGCACCTTATGTGCCTCTACAAACCACACCAACCATCTTTGGTACGGAAGATTTCGTACCACGCAAGGGGGTCATGACCCGCTATGCGAAGAAGATGGTACGCCCAGACATGTATGGGTTGGTTGTAGTAACCGACATGCTCGGTTAATATGCAGACCACGACCGATTAAAGAATTGAGTCTCCTTCGGGGGACTCTTTTCTTTTGATCCGCAGTAGCTCAGTTGGTAGAGCGGGTGGCTGTTAACCACCTCGTCGGTAGTTCGAGCCTATCCTGCGGAGCCAAAAGTTGCCTTTTAAGATAAGAGTCCGCCCAGGGCTCTTTTCTTATGTCTTCAAACTACTTATAAATGCAGTAATCCATGGAGGGAAAAAAGTGTCAGTACCTACTCTGAATCCATCTTCAACTACTAGTGCGATTGTGCTGCCAGCAACTGGCACCGCCGGAGATGTTACAGGTTCTTTGCCATTTGGGATTTATTCAGGTTCGGCATTCGTATCCGGCGCCGCAGATCAGGTTTCCTATACCTACAGAAAATTAGGTGGCGATGTCCTCGACATAGAAATAACGGCAAACAACGTCTATGCTGCCTACGAAGAAGCAGTCTTAGAATACTCCTATATTATCAACCTCCACCAGGGAAAGAATGTGATGTCAAATCTTCTCGGACAGACGACGGGAACATTTGATAACGATGGAGAACTTGAAAGTGGAGTCCTGAAGACGAACCTAAGCGGCACAGGGGCAGAATTAAGATATCCCACCTACGACTTGGGGTATGCTAGCACATTCGCTAGTGCGGCATCTGAGCGCGCCCAGGTGGGTGGAAACAAGACGTTCTACTCTGCATCGATCAACATAACGAGCAGCGTCCAAGACTACGATCTCCAAAGTATCATCTCTTCCAGCGCGGCCAACGGCGGAGTGCCATATGCCGGCATTGATTCAACAAAGAAAGTGAGAATTGAGAAAGTATATTATAAATCGCCTCGTGCAATGTGGAGATTTTACGGTTATTATGGTGGTATCAATACTATCGGAAACCTTTCCACTTATGGTCAGTATTCTGACTCCAGCACATTCCAGGTTATCCCAACCTGGCAAAACAAACTCCAATCGATGGCATATGAAGATGCCCTATATACGAGAACCTCTCACTATTCTTACGAGATTAGAAACAACAAGGTAAGATTATACCCCACTCCAGATACCTCCTGGGTAACGAAGATCTGGTTTGAGTTTACAGTCGATACCGATACGATCTTAAGCACACCAGGAAAAGATACTGGTGTCACTGGCATCAACAACATGAACACTTTGCCGTTCGCAAACATTCCCTATGGGAATATTAACTCGATAGGTAAACAGTGGATCCGAAGGTTTGCCCTTGCGCTGAGTAAGGAAACTCTAGGTCTTGTAAGAAACAAATTCGCGACCATACCAATCCCAGGAGATTCCGTAACTCTCAACGGTGACTCCCTCTTAACGCAAGCAAAAGAAGAACAAAGTGCTTTGCGAGATGAACTCAAGACTATCCTCGATGAATTGACCTATGATAAGTTGGTTGAGACTGATGCCCAGGTTATGGAATCTACCCAAAATTTACAAGCAAAAATTCCAATGACGATTTTTACCGGATAGGAGACACTGTGACTGATGGCAGACGATATCACTTGGAAGCAACCGGCTAATCCTCCTCCTCCGATGTTCTTGGGGGAAAAAGAACGAGATCTTGTAAAACAAGTCAACGATGAACTCATTGAGCGCGTCATCGGGCAAGGGATCTTCTATTATCCCGTAAGCATTGAGCATACGAACTATCACCATCTGTATGGCGAGGCAATAAATAAAAGTTTTCTCCCCCCCATTAGGATAAATGCCCTAATAACATGGGAAGGCGCCGAGACCACGAATACAGATGGTTACGGAATTGATCGAAAATCAAGTATTACTGTCAACTTTCACAAAAGAAGATTAACAGAAGATCAGAATGTACAAGTCCAAGAGGGAGACTTTGTATTATACGGCAATTTATTTTACGAAATAGTTTCCCTTGGCCAACCCAGAGAACTGTTCGGGCAAACTAGTCACAAGATGGAGATTGCCGCAAAATGCATCCGTGCTCGCGATGGTGTTTTCGAACAGACGGCATTGCCAACCGTTTCTATAGAAAAATATCAGATTGCTCAAGAAGTGTACATTAATAATATCATTTCAGGATCCGGATCCGGTTCTTTACCAACAAGTTCCTGCAACTATTGTGTACCAACTTTGTCTGGTCTCGATCCGAGTTCATTAGACCACAGCACCCTAGAAACTTTTGCCGATAACGCAGGGGATTATAACGGATATCAATTCTACTTAACAGAGACGGGTGCCACCCCTGTTGGCGAATTTAAGATCGCCAACAAATGGTATTTTTGCGAAAACGGAGTATGGTATCCAAGTCCATTCTACAAGAGGAGCTAAACAACAATGACAGGAAGAGGTATAGCAGTATTTTCAGGCAGTGGCACCGAGGTAGTTCATGAATTTGTTGATGACGGTACCGCCACAATAGGTTCAGGCAGCGCGCTGGTGCAAATGTCTGGCAATGTGGAGTTTGCCACATCGGGCCTCTCAGCTATGGCAGACGTAAGTTCCAGCACGGATTCCCCTTCGTCAGATCAGGTCTTGAAATATGACGGCAGCAACTGGGCCCCAGGCGATATTTCGCAGACTGGCGATGAAATAGGGATTGGTACTCCGACAGATGCTTCATACGCAGATGGTTTTTTTGATACCTTTACTTCTGGCACCCTGATCTCTGACGCAATCGACGATATCAGCGAAGCATTTCTAGACTTAGCACCAGCAAAAGCAGGTCTACTTACTTCCACGACCTTAACAAAAACCAGTCCCTCGACCTTTACCGCAAAGATTGCCGCCGGTTTGGAGAGCAACCTATGGTATGTTTCTGCTTCTGCCCACGATACCGAGGCCATCACCGCTGCCACAACCGTGACGCTAGCAACCGCAGACACTAGTACGCGGTTCCGTGCCGGCAAGAAGAGCGATCTAGATGGCGGCACCCTCGAAGGGAGTGTGACCGGTTCCCGTGCTTACGGTTCTGACGACATCACTGCCGCCAGTTCTAGGGCATACGTTGATGGTACTGGAACTACAGGGATTATCAACCTGAACGATCTGGACGAATACAATACATTCTGGGCAAAAGCAAATGCAAGAATATCGGATACAATTTCACAGACCGGTTCTGTTCGCTACAAAATAAATGCCACAGACGGTGCCGGCGAGACGGGCGAATACCAACTCTTCTATGCCGGCGACAATACTGCTTTCCCATCACCTAGTTTTCTCGTTGCTCCATCGCTACTGCAATCGTCATCTGTTACATACAGTTATTTGAGTGGGATTTCACACTACAAAGAGGCAACATTCCAGATCGATTTTGATGCAGAAGATCTTTACAACCCGGTGTACACGACAGGCAACCAGGCATCTGTTACTTCCTTGTATACAAACACAGCTACGGTTAACAGAACTAACCCATCTCACACAGATACGCTCTCAGCGTCCCTTGAAGGGGATCTGGAGGTAAGCGTGAGTCCGAACGAGAGTTCCGCACAATCGCTAGCATCCGCAACCGTATCCCTAAGTAAACCAAATAAGTCTGCTGTAACATCTGGGGTCACTTTAGGCGACAAGAGAATAAACTCCTATGCATCGGCACAATCGGGTCAAGATAGCAATAGTCAAATTGAGTATTTTCTCGACGAAGCACAGCGTATGACAGATTTAGAATCATCCGGTTCAGTATTCGCTTCCGGTTCAGCATTGAGCGACGGTGAATTACAAGTCCAAAATGGCAGGTTAATTGCCGGCAAGTTTGGCGACTATGCAAGTCACGATTCCGGTTCCACCTCTGCCTCCACTACATATTCAAACTATTTCCGCGAGTGCAACCCAGGAACTACTAATCGCCAACTCGGTACCGTTGTTCTCAGCAAGAATGGGTTTTCCGGCGGAATCAGTCAGTGGGATAGCACAGGCAAACTTCAAGTTGCAATTATTTTGGCATCAGACGTCACTGGAACAGAGTCGGCATCTACCATCTACGATCTAGGTCGCGAAGTGGGTAACGATAGCGGAACTTTCATTGGTGTACAGGAGAATGTATCGTCCGACACTTACACATGGGCATTGCCTGCCGGCATAAATACTGCCTCCGAGCACATTGTTTTGTGGGTGAGATTCAGAAACACTACCAGTGGAGACTCTCTCAGTCAAGTAACTACAACATTTTCAACTTAATAGATGAGGAAACATGAGGAATGGCACTAGACAAAGAAGATAAGAATTTTAAAGCCCTGATTAACAAGGAGTTCACTTCTCCTTCGCGAAAGTTTTATCAAGAGATCGGGACTGACACCATCAACATGCATGCTAGGGAGGTTTGGACACAGACTGTGGACTCCGATCCGTCCCAGGCAGTCACCGATGGTCTTGCTAAACTTTATACTAGTTTCTCTCTCACTGCGGATGCAACTTACCCAACGGACTGTTACACTTTTGTTTCCGGCGGTGTCACACAGAGGAACTTCATAAGCGACAAATACGGTTCAGATTATGAAGTCGAACTCTACGACGATGATGACACAAGAATCTACAAGACTGATGACATAGACTGGCTTTTTGATTATCAGACAGGCATCTTGAACATCGGCGACTCATCTCAGGTCACAGCACAGGGGTATAGCACTCCGTTTAAGGTAACGGCATACCAATATATCGGCGTTGTGCTATCGCAAAGTGTTGGCGACTCAGGCATTATTTCCGCAGAGTGGGACGGCTCCCGCGATGGCAGTGCTAGCATAACCGGTTCTTTTTATGTGACCCAGACAATTTCCGGTTCAACAATAACTGGTTCGAGCATCGAAGCAGCAACCATCACGGGTTCGGTGGTAAGCGCATCCAACTTTTATGGAGATGGTTCTAACATCACCGGCGTGACGGCCGAATGGGATGGATCTCATGTTGGCAATGCAAACATCACCGGTTCGCTCTATGTGACCCAGACAATTTCCGGTTCAACAATAACTGGTTCAAATGTTGAAGCAACAAACATAACCGGTTCAATTGTGAGCGCATCCAACTTTTATGGAGATGGTTCTAACATCACCGGCGTGACGGCAGAGTGGGATGGATCTCACGTTGGCAATGCATCCATCACCGGTTCGCTCTATGTGACTCAAGTTGTCTCTGGTTCGAGCGTTGAAGCAGCTAGTGTGACTGGAAGTGTTCTTGGCAACGTAACCGGCGATGTAACTGGCGATCTAACAGGCAGCGTCCTTGGCGACGTAACCGGCGATGTAACCGGCGATGTAACCGGCGATCTAACAGGCACACTAGTGCAGGCAACAAACATAACCGGTTCAATCGTAAGCGCATCTAATTTCTACGGAGACGGATCTGGCATCACCGGCGTGACGGCAGAGTGGGATGGATCTCACGTTGGCAATGCATCCATCACCGGTTCGCTCTATGTGACTCAAGTTGTCTCTGGTTCAAGTATCGAGGCAACAACTATAACAGGCAGCGTCCTTGGCGACGTAACCGGCGATGTAACCGGCGATGTAACTGGTGATCTAACAGGCAGCGTCCTTGGCAACATAACCGGCGACGTAACTGGTGATCTAACAGGCAGCGTCCTTGGCGATGTAACTGGCGATGTAACTGGTACATTAGTCCAGGCAACAAATGTTACAGGTTCAATCGTAAGTGCATCCAACTTCTACGGAGACGGATCCGGCATCACCGGAGTGACGGCAGAATGGGACGGATCTCACGTTGGCAATGCAAACATCACCGGTTCGCTCTATGTGACCCAGGTTGTTTCTGGTTCGAGTGTCGAGGCAACTAGTGTGACTGGGAGTGTCCTAGGTGATGTAATTGGGGACATAACCGGCGATCTAACAGGCACTCTCGTTCAGTCAACGAATATAACTGGTTCAATCGTAAGCGCATCCAACTTCTACGGAGACGGATCCGGCATTACCGGCGTGACGGCAGAATGGGATGGTTCGCACACTGGCAATGCCAGCATCACAGGATCTCTGACAATTAAGTCCGGTCACTTGAATCTCACTTCCTCCGGCGGCACAAACTATCTTAGGGGGTTCTTGGGATTTCCGAGAGTTCAAGAGGTCAGTTCATCCCTGGGCGCCATTGATTCGATAGCACAAGAACTCCACGACAACAGCGGTTCCTATAACGGATATGCTGTATATATTATTTCTGGCAGCACACCGGCCCTCAGTGGCACCTTCGCCCAAAATAACAAATTTTATTTTAATGAAAATGGAGTGTGGCATCCATCACCATTTTATTTCCAAACCTGATAGAGCGGAGTTGAGGCATGTCTGAAAAGAAAGAGAAAGTTACTATAATAGAACCATCTAATCTGGAGACTATCGATACAGCCGTCTATAACTGGGTAAATGAGGAAATTAACATATTCTCGAACACAAATCGCGGATGGGTAAAAGTGCCCGTTATCTGGGTCAGTGCCGAACGTGCGCACCAATCCAAATCAAACAAGGCACTTCGCGACAAAGCACGTGCTCTAATTTTTCCCATTATTACTGTCGAGAGGACAGCTGTCGAAAAAGACCTCTCTTTCAAGGGTGCCTTGCAAGCAAACATTTTCCCGAATAGCGATTATAGGGGCGGTTCCATCCCCCTCACAAAAGTCGTGAACCAAGATAAGACAAAGAATTTCCAGAATGCAGATGCAAAGCGCACCTACGGCCAGATAAATTTCAAAGTGGAACCGAAAAACGAGAAAATTGTTTATACCCATAAATCAATCCCAATGCCAACATATATCAAGACGATGTATAAGATTATGCTGAGGGGAGAATATCAGCAACAGGTAAATGAAATGAGTCAACCATTCATGGTCGCCACCGGCGGAATTAACAGTTTCATTCTGAAGCAAGATGGTCACCGTTACGAGGCATTCATGGAACCATCTTACAACCAAGAAAACAATACATCAAACTTGGACATAGAGGAAAGGATATACCAGACATCAGTTGAACTGAAGGTATTGGGGAAACTTATTGGCTCTGGTAATAACCAAGAGAAGCCGCGAATCGTCGAAAGAGAAAACGCGGTCAAGTTCAAGCAACCTCGCGAGAGAGTCGTCATGCAGGATGACCCGACACACCCAGACAATTGGGGCAAGTACCGAGAATAAAAAATAGCATTTAGAAATTTTAAAAACTATTTAGATTAGGAAAAGAAGCACCAGGAAGTGCTCAGACGTATTTTTTTATAATTTATAATCGCATAGAGAGGAGAACAAGAAACCATGGCGGCAAGAAAGTTTAAATTTGTATCCCCCGGAGTCTTCGTAGACGAAATTGATAACTCGCAACTACCAGCACTCCCAAGAGACGCAGGTCCAGTTATCATTACTAGGACGGAAAAGGGCCCGGCTATGATGCCGGTCCAGGTTAACTCGTTTTCTGATTTTGTAGAAACCTTTGGAAATCCAATTTTCGGTGCTGGTACCAGCGACGTATGGCGCAGCGGACCTAATGTCTCTGCTCCAGCATACGGCACTTACGCAGCACAGGCATACTTACGAAACCGAAGTCCAGCAACAATTGTGCGACTCGCGGGTATCGAAGACACAAACGCATCTTCGGAAGGCGAAGCAGGATGGCAAACGGGCACCGGCACCCCAGGTACCTCTTCTGCCGCCGGCGGCGCGTTTGGTCTTTTCCTTGTTGAATCAGGTTCAGCCCTGACAACGCTCCGCACTGGTTCTTTGGCAGCAATTTTTTATTGCTCGGAAGGTGTTGTAGAATTGAGTGGCAACTTGGCCGACAATACCACTGCCACTAGCGGCACAGCAGGTCTTTTCCTGTCCTCTGGCACCCCTCATCAATATACTGCGCAGGTTAAGAACTCTGCTGGCAGCGTAACCGACAAAGTTGTATTCAACTTCAACGATAATGATAAGTTGTATATTAGGAACGTCTTTAATACGAACCCAACATTGGTCAACGACTTTGCTGGCGGGAATGCGAGAACCTACTTCTTAGGCGAGACTTTTGACAGAAACATCTCTGACAAACTTAATGCCAACAGTTCTTCGATGGGCATCATTCTTGGACTCAAGGGTACTGTTGGCACTACGACTGCTCATCAAAACCACCAAGACATGGAACTTAGCAATGCATCCACCGGATGGTTCTTTTCTCAAGATCTTGGAGCAGCAGCATCGTATAATCCCACGAACATGCAGAAACTCTTTAAACTTGAAGCACTTTCAGGTGGCGAGTGGACACAATCGAATCTTAAAATTTCGATTTCCAACATTAAGGCATCCCCGAACGAATACAAACCATACGGTACTTTCACCGTAGAAATCAGGAATATTAACGACTCCGATGCGCGAGTATCGCCCGTCGAGTCTTTTGCTGATGTGAGTCTGAATCCAAACTCTCCTGACTTTATTGCCCGAAGGATTGGCGATTCCTACAGAGAGTGGAACGATACAGACAAACGATATCAAACATACGGAGATTATGTAAATCAATCAAGGTATGTTAGAGTTGTCCTAGACTCTTCGGTCCAGGCCGGCGCCTCAGATCCAAAATTCCTACCATTCGGCGTTTATGGTCCAACCCGGTTTAAATCATTTCAAGTCGCTAGCGGTTCTAGCACTCCCCCCGAGACATACGTCACGAACGACACGCCAGACTCTCTGGGTGGAAGTAACTTCGCAGACGTTGGTAGTCTAGCACTTACTTGCTCTTTCGAGTTCCCAGAACTTCCTCTGCGCACAAACAGTAATGATGCTACCCTGACCAACCAAACGGATACCTATTTCGGTGTTGTGACGAATGTTGCTAATAGCAGTGACCCCCAGCGAGATATCCCCGACTACGTTCGCCGTAAACCCGGCAACCTAGATAACCTGAACCCAACTGGTTCGCTAGAATATTCCTGGGTCTTTTCCCTCGATGATGTCTCTGGTTCGAACACGACCGCCGTGGGGCACTATGCCAGCGACAACCGCGCCAGCGGGTCTTCGTTGACCGCACAATCGGATTACGAAGCAGTCCTTTCTGCTGGGTTCAACAAGTTTACTACGATGATGAATGGCGGTTTTGAGGGTTTGAATATCCTCGAACGAGAACCTTTTGCAAACCGACTTCTTCGCGGCGGCGATGGGGCAAGCAACTATGCTTATGCCTCTTTGGAGCGAGCAATTAACGCAGTTTCAGATCCGGATGTTGTTGAATGTAATATTATGTCAATCCCAGGAGTTACAAATGTTAACATTACTAACAAACTTTTGGAAGTCGCACAGAGCCGTGGTGACACCCTAGCAGTCATTGACATTCCCGGCGGGTATCAACCCGATACGGAAAGCTCGGGAAGTGCATCCGGTCGCATTGGTTCTGTTTCCGATACGATTAGTCAATTAAACCAACGAAATATCAACAATAGTTATGGGTGCTCGTATTATCCCTGGGTACAGGTGAATGATACAGTGACAACCGGCGGTTCTCTATGGGTACCACCTAGTGTTGTGGCACTCGGAACATTCGCATCTAGCGAGGCCAAGAGCGAACTCTGGTTTGCTCCTGCTGGTTTCACTCGCGGCGGTTTGTCAGAAGGTAGCGCAGGGATTCCTGTGACGAATGTTCGCCAACGACTGACCTCGGAGAATAGAGACGACCTCTATACCGCAAATGTTAATCCGATTGCTCAATTCCCAGCAGAAGGTATTGTTATTTTCGGACAGAAGACATTACAAGTGACTGGTTCTGCACTGGACAGAATTAATGTACGAAGAATGTTGATTTACGTTAAGCGAGAAATTTCTCGAATTGCGTCTAGACTTCTCTTCGACCAAAATGTTCAATCAACCTGGAATCGATTTCTAGGACAAGTCAATCCCTTCCTGGGAAGTGTTAAATCACGACTAGGATTGACAGACTATAGAGTTGTCCTTGATGACACGACAACAACCCCTGATTTGGTAGACAGAAACATTATGTATGCCAAGATTTATCTGAAACCAGCTAAAGCACTTGAGTTCATTGCTCTAGACTTTATTGTGACCAGATCTGGCGCATCTTTTGATGACTAAAAAACATAGGTAAAACTACTTATACATAACTAAAGCAATGAAGGAGAACTTAAACAATGGCATTTTGGAGTGATACACAGGTTGCGGATCCAAAGAGACAACATCGCTGGATAGTGAATATAAATGCACCAGAGGTTTCGGGATATATTTCCTATATTTGTAAGGCAGTTGCCAAACCAAAGATCACGGTTGGCGAAACAGAGCACAAGTTCATTAACCATACATTTTACTACCCTGGCGGCGTAACTTACGAACCGATCACCATTACGATGGTTGATCCTGCTAATCCACACGCATCGCAAGCACTATACGATCTCCTTCAAGTTTCTGGATATAGATTGCCCGACACGATTCTGAATACCAATGTCAATCCAGACGTATCGACGATCAGCAAGCGAAAAGGCGTCGGAGCACTCATCGGTTGCAACATTTCTCAAATGAATGGCGATGGTCAACTGATTGAGAAGATTGAACTTGAGAATGCTTGGATTAAGTCTGTTGATTTCGGCGGCGACCTGAGTTATGAAAATGAAGATCTTGTTGAGATTAGCATGGAACTGCGTTTTGATTATTTTAAACTACAAACATTTTATCCCGATTTAGGCACCAACCCTAGCGAGAGAAATTCTTAGTTTATAGAAAAAAAGCTTTAAATTCCTAGGCAGATATGCTATGATCTGTCTATAGGAATTTTCTAGCGAGGTATTAATGGTAAAAAGAAATAACGAGGAGCGTCTCGGTATACCTTCGTCGGGTGCGAAGGCAAATACGGATCCGCCCATTACTCCGCCTGGTGATGGTGGAGGGTTGCAGTTTGTGTCACCCACACAATTAGTCGATCTTCCATCGGAAGGCAAATTTTATCCCGAAGGTCACCCACTTCACAACAAAAAGACTCTCGAAATCCGGGAGATGACCGCAAAAGAAGAAGATATCCTATCTTCGCAGTCTCTCATAAGGAAGGGGGTTGTTTTGGAAAGATTGCTACAAAGCATCATTATCGATAGTCATATCGATCCACAGCATCTCCTCTTGGGTGACAAGAATGCAATTTTCATGGCAGCACGTATTAGTGGATACGGTGAAGAATACAAAACAACCGTAACATGCCCAGCATGCAACACCACGCAAAAGACTGTGTTCGACCTGAACGAGTTTTCCAGTCCTGGTCTTCCAGATCTGGGTTTTGTTTCCGAGAAGGTTGCATCTTCAGTCGAAGAAACACAGAGGGGAACATTTCTCGTCAGACTGCCAAAGTCCCAACTCAATGTTGAACTAAGGTTGGTTAACGGAGAGATGGAATCGAGAATTGCTGCCAGTTTGGAAGCTAGAAAGAAACAAAAGATGTCTGAAAAACCACTCACTGAACATTTGAAAGTGTGTGTGGTGTCTGCTAATGGAGTCGAAGAAAGATCAGAGTTGGGAAACTTTATCGACAACATGCCGGCACAAGACTCCAGATTTATTAGAAAGGTGATGGTTGAAATTACACCAAACATTGACCTAACGCAAGAGTTCGTTTGCGATACATGTGACCACGAGCAGGATCTGGAGGTTCCTATTAATCTGGACTTTTTTTGGCCTGACGAATGATTACATGAAAGACGTCTATGAACAATTCTTCGCGCTGAAATATTATGGTGGGTGGAGTTTCATAGAGGCATACAATTTGCCGATACAATTGAGGAACTGGTTTGTTGAGCGACTGGCAAAGCAATTGCAAGACGAATCAGATGCAAGAAGCGCATAATAGGGGCACCTCTACTCGGAGGTGTCTTTTTTCTTGCGATACTATTTATTTTGTGTGGAGGAATATCTTATGAATGAAGAGAACAAAGAATTATCGGAAGACCTGGCACCGACAGTCATTGACTTTACCAAGATGACCGGTGACGATGGGCAGATCAACGAATCATGGTTGGCAACATTTGACTTGGCACTGCGATGGTTGATGCCTTCTTTGTTTAGGGGTGTGTCCATCCCAGTATCCGTCAAGGGTAGTCCGACACAGGTAAAGAGTTTTGCGAATGTCCTTTCGAAGGAAAAGAATTACATGCGCTCTTGGAAGAATAACGGTCTAGATAACCCGACCACTTACAAGAACAAGAGTATGTTAAATTCTGCCGTTGCTAAATTTGAGAGATCAACAGGTCTTAAATGGCCATTTAAGTAATCCGAAAAAAAGAGGAAAAGAGTAAATGGCAGAAGACATAAAAGATACAACTGAGAGGTTGGCTGCCCTGGGAACCCAGGCAAAAGACATAAAAGATACAACTGAGAGGTTGGCTGCCCTGGGAACCCAGGCAAAAGAACTCCAAGACTCCATCGTCGATATTAAGAAGGAATACGCTAGTTGGGGTAACCAGATGCTCTCCACTGGCACTGAACTCCTATCTCAGCGACAACAATTGCATGCAGCAGAAGCAGCTGCCCGCGAAGCAGAAAAGGCCGCCCTCTTATGGGAAATCGAGACCAACAAGAAACTCAGCGATGACGAAAAACAGAGTATTAAAAACCAGATCGATCTCCTCGATAAGAAAATAAAGAGTGAAAAAGAATCTGCAAAAATTGCAGAAACACAGGTCGAACTGGCAAAAAGCACAGACAGCATATTCGAAAGTATTGCCAGCAGGATGTTGATAACCAGGTCCGCTACCAGGGTGACAGCGAAGAATATTGGTCGTGCCCTCCTACACAATGTTAAGTGGGAACGATCTCTGAAAAATGCAGGTCAGTTTGCCAAGAATATCGCCAGCTCCATCAAAACAGCTGCCACTTCTTTTACCGACATGTTCAGTCTCACTAATATTGCGACGTCAGCAATGTCTAAGATTTTCCAAGTAACTATGGAGATGTTGGAGAAATCCAGTGCTGCACAGGCAAACTTTGCCAAAGCAACAGGGATGCTCAATATCAATATTGCTGACGGAATGGATTTGGCATCTGGCGTAAACTACGCGGAGGCATCCCAGGCAGCAATCGGACTGACCAGCAGTTTTAGAGGGTTCATGGACCTACAAGATCCTGCCAGGAGATCCCTCCAGAGGACAGCAGGGCGAATAGAGAGACTGGGTGGCAGTGCCCAAGATCTCGGTAAGCATGTCGAATTTATGGGAAAGGCCCTCGGCGTATCTGCGAAAGATGCAGAGAGGATGTTTACCGGCGTGGTGAGTAGTGCGCAAGATTTAGGTCTTACCGCCGCCGAAGCAACTGCAACATTTCGGGAGTTCTCTGGTCAAATGGCCCTTTATGGACCTAGGATCGGCAAGAAGTTTCGGGAAATCGCTGCTGGAGCAAAGGCATCTGGACTAGAGATAGCAGAGGTTGTCTCTCTGGGCGAGCAGTTCGATACTTTCGAGGGTGCCACTAGGGCAGTTAGTCAACTTAATGCTTATTTGGGCGGACCTGTTTTTGACAGCATGGAAATGTTCTATCTACAGACAGAGAAGGGTCCAGAAGCAGTACAGAAACATGTTGTCGAAACTCTTCGTGCCCAAGGCAAGTCAATCGAGACGATGAGTTATTCTGAGCAGAAAGCTTTTGCCGAAACCCTCAAGATGAAGGTCGGTGGTTTTCAGAAACTGATGGGTTTCCAAAGCAAAGAGGCCAAGGCAGCAGAAGCAAAAGCAAAGAAAGAGGAAAGGAGGCAAGAGAGATACAATAGGGTGTTGGGCAGGACACTCTCTTTCATGGAGCGAATCCAGATTATGTTCCAGAGTATTTTTGACAACGAAGACCTGCGGGAAGAGATAAGACTCCTCGTGGAAGGCCTTGGGAAATTCCTCCGAGACAACGATGGATTCGTCACGGACCTCGCCCTCGGCATGGCCAAGGTCGTCAAGTATGCGGCGAAGTTTTTCGGGTGGATTGGCCAATCCGAAAATTCTGTAGAGAAAATCGCCATCTCCCTGGCAGGTCTCAAGATCGGCGGCATGCTGCTATCAGCATTTCTCACACGACTCGCGGTCGGCAGCGCCATCACCGCGGCCACCGGGGGCGCCGCCGCAACTGCCGGCGCGGGCGCTGCCTTGGGGGGCGGTCTTGCAGCTGCCGCAGCACCGATTGCTGCCGCCGCCCTCGTAGCGGCAGGGGCATATGGGGTCTATAGAATTGTAGACGGCGCCATCGACACGGGCGTCGCTGCCCACGAGGCGCAGACGACAAAGGGCGATACGATTAGCATGCTCAAGAAAGCAAATATCGATATGGGCCCCATGACCGATGAGCGCACCGGCCGATACAAGCCCAGTCCCGATTTTATCCTGAATAGGAAGGCGAAGGAGTTGCAACTCAAACGCGAAGCTTGGGTTAAGGAGCGCCTTAAGAAGCAAGCAGGAGCAAAGCAGAAGTCTCCAGCACCGAGAGGAGTTCCCGAATTAAGGGCAGCAGGAGCACCAACTGCATCACTTATCCCGCCTGCCAAAAAGCAAACGAAGAAAGATGAAGCAAAAGCAGATGATCAGGCAAAAGGAATTGGCAAGCAAATAGCAACTGCTTTTATCGAAGAGATGAAGAAAAATAGTGAACCATCGAAGGTGGAATTTAAGTTTACATTTGACGATATCGTTGGCGAGAACTCGCCAGTGCATGATGTTTTGTGGAAATCGATTAATAATAGCATGGTTAAGAAAACAGCATAGAGTGAGGGAAATGAGAGATGGCTGAAAAACCAAAGCAAAAGACAGTTGATGAGTTAAGAAAGGAACTTTCCTATGGAGAGGTTGGACCTGCTGCCAATGTGCAAGATTTCGGCGTGAATAGAGATGCTTTTCACTACAACGATCCATCAACGAAGTTGGCACTGGAGAAAGGATACTATATCCAGATCTATCATCTTATCTCAAAAACATCGATCTATTTTAAGGCATTCTTGACAGACTTTGCTGATAACTTCATAACGTCTTACAACAAAGAACAGGTGTTGGGTCGAACAGACCCAATACAAACATTTCAGAGCACAGAGCGAAAAATCAACTTAGCATTCGATCTAGTCTCATCAAACATCAGAGAAGCAAAAGCAAATTTGGATAAGTCAAATAGATTTGCTTCAATGATGTATCCTGAGTATGGAGCAGGTGGAAGCGCAACCCAACTAAAGTCCGGACCACTCTTTAAAATAAAAATGGGCAACCTCATCTGTAGGCCCGGCCTCGATATCTCCCCCGGCGCCACATCTGATGCATCCGAAGACGGACTTGCATGTACGATTGCGGGTTTTAAATACAACCCAAGTATTGATGATGGGTTTTTCGATCCGAAACCTGGCGTCTTTTACCCACAGACAATAAACATCGATCTCGAACTCACCATTATCCACGAACAAGCAAATGACGATTTTATCGGGTGGAAAGATGGTGAGTTCCAGTCCGCAAAGGTAGGTGATCAAGGCGGAGAAAAATCGTTCCCCCATGCTGGTGAACAACCCGACGCAAACGAGTCGCCCCTTGCGACCGCACGAGAAGATATGCCAAGTGAGTATTTCGAATCAGAACAGTTTATTGCCGCTCTCGAAGCAGAGGGCAACCGACAGGCGGCACAAGACCGCACGGATAATGCAGGCAATAAAGAATCCAACGTCATCATGACGGAGAGATTAAAACCTGCCGAGCAGGGAATCCGCAGTGCATTGGTACTACAGCAATCTTTGGCATTCGAGAGAGCGAGAATTCAGGCAAACAAACTTTTATCACCGAAAGCAAGTCAAAACCTGGGAGCAATTCTAAACGGCGATTTTTTGGATATTGATATTTTTTAGGAGTTGAGTTCATGACATCCAGATACGATAACAGAAAAATAGGAAGAAACTCCTCAGAACAATATAAGAGTCTCTTCAAGAAGAGGGGCATTCAGTTCATAAGACAGTATAAGACTGCGAACATAAGTTATCCTTCTCCATCCGAAAAGGCATTCCTCGATAGTGATACTGTGGTATGGAGAGTCGGAAGTAGGTTCTATAAATTAGCAGATCAGTATTACGGAGATCCAACCTACTGGTGGCTGATTGCTTGGTATAACCAGACCCCAACGGAGGCACACGTAGAAGTCGGAAGCACGATAGAGATCCCTCTCCCGTTTGAACGTGCAATGTCGATCTATATGAGGAGGTCTTCGTAATGTCTGAGGAAGAAAGCAAAGGAAAACCTGCAACTGCGCCGCTAAAAATTAATGTCGGAGAAGAACTAAAACAAAAAGAAATCGAAGAACTTCCCACGTTTCGAGAGCACTGGGAAAAAACTCAAGAAGACAAAGTGGTCTACGAGGGAACAGACGTAGAGGTTGCCAAAGACCCTCGCATACAGAAATTTCAGATCGCGACACTCAAGAAGAAGAAGAAGAAGAAGAAAGGCCGCCTGCGCAAAAAGAAAGAGCAAGCAAAGAAGGGGATTGACCAGCAATCAGATCAGAATTTTCTTTTGCAAAATCTAAGCAACGATATCCTCAAGAACGCACCAGCGGCGTATCAAATGCCGAGACTATGTATTGCCCACACGGAAGAGAACTTAGTAAATAAACTTACGACGAAAAAAGACATGCTGAGTCTCATGGGAGCATCTTCTGCCGATATCAGCAGTCTGGTACCATACATTAGATTTTTCAAGTCAGATAAGAAAGACGGAAAACCTAGAATAAGAGAATTTAAGTTTGCAAAGAGTTCTGTGGATCTGGAAGGTTATTTGTACAACGGTGCCACTGGCCATTCAGAAATAGGTTTAAAGAGTTTTGATATAAAGATGACCGGGACAAATAGTTTTACTGCAACAAGAAACTTTGAAGGCAATCTGGTCTTATTCTTTAGGTCGGTTGCTGATATGGATGATAGTAAAGTCCCAGAAGGCGAGTTGAGATGGTCAGATCTGCTGTTCAACCACGATTTTAAATCGGATAAATCGGATAAACTGGTCGATGACGCCCCATTCATCGACGCGGAATCGGATCCCATCAGCGATATCCTTGATGAACTCGAAGCCCAGGTTGTTTCAGACGGAATCCGTCTGAAACAAATAAAAGAGAGAAAGGCAGAAATCTATGTCGAATATGGTTATGACTTCTCGGAGAACGTACTAGACGACACCAAGCAAAAATTGAAAAACGCAATAAAAAACACTCGTATGGTACTGGCTCTCTATCCTATCACCACTAATTTCACCTTTGGTAACGACGGTAGTGCCGAATTATCAGTAGGATTCACAGCGGCCTCTGAGCAACTAGCAGACGACATCGATGCAAATATTCTAACGCTTGGTCAAACCGAAAAGGAGAGGGAGGAAATAGATGGTCTTAGAGAGAAGCTGGGAAAGTACGAGAAGTGGGAGAAGAACTCGAAGGACAAGAAATCAAAAGCAAAGAAGGCAATCCAGACAAAGATTGGTGAATTGGAACTCTCAATCGAGAAGGCCGTAAAGAATAACAGAATTAGTAATTATGGTAGGTTCATGGAATACCTCTATAGAAACAAGAGACTGTTTAGTGTAACGGTGGACGAAGACGATTATAGGAAAGGCATTTGGAAACCTATTAGTAGCAAAAAGGCGCCGGACCAGGTAATCTCCGCGGCCATGGCAAAAGAGGCACTTTCAAAGTCGCAAGCAGCAATGGCACAAGAAGATAGTGATGAAGGGTATCTAGACACAACCAAAGATAAGTGGGGATACCACACTGTTGGTTATTTTTTCCTGGGCGACTTGTTGAATTATGCAGCATATGCGCTAGTACCGCTTGAAAACCGTCCAAACATGAATAAATTAAGGATTCAAAAACCCGCAACCGCTCTCTGGACTGTCGCGGGAAAGCACTCTAACCTTCCCCAACTGGCAGAAGTCGTCTTGGGCAACTTCACATACATGAAGTACCCGCCAGAAAAAGAATACGAAGTGGACAGAGCGAAATGGATAAGTGAAACCCAACCTATAAACATTAACCTGACACAACTCCCAGTTTCCTATAGTCTTTACCACTCTTTCATGCGAGACGTAGTTATTAAGCACAGCGGTACCGTCTTGACGTTTGACCAGTTTCTCAAGAAGGCAGTCGAGAAATTGATTGTTGCAGCAATGGACTCTTTCGTCGCCGGCCGCAAGTCTTCCGAAGTAAAGCAGCAGTTGGAGAGAAAGGGCGGCATGATCATCACGCGCATAGACGGCGAAGGTTACAAACTGTGGGAAAATAGAACGAATGGACTCATAACGGACTTGGATGACACGAAAACTTGGAGCGAGACGATTGAAAAGGTCAATCTAGGTGGTTTGGCAGGGAAAGAGAATATCGAAGATAGAGAACTCCCAGTGAAACACATTATTGTCCATGGTTCAAGAATACCAATCGTGGGCAACGTGGGCGAAAACGAAGAAGAAGATGCAAATCGAGGTATCTACCATTTGTCAGTCGGAAGCAGAACAGGTATCGTTAAAGATATAAACTTTAGGCAGACATCTTCCAGAAGGAAGGAGATAAATCTTCAGGAGCAATTAAAGTCCGGATATTTGGATGCCGTGAATATCTTGAGCATGCCTTACGATGCTGATGTCACCATTTATGGAAATCCTGGTTTTTATCCAGGTCAATATCTGTACTTACGCCCATCCTATGTCGGTTTAGGTGCTGCCCAATCTGCAAAGTCAATTACGAAAAGACTTGGGTTGGGAGGTCTTTATAACCTTATTAGCGTGTCAACCAGAATCACGCCCGGAACTTTGTCGTCGGAACTGACTTGTATACAGAACAACAGTGCCCTGGCGGCCGCCCAAGCAAATAAGTTACAGACTCAAAAAGTGGAAGCCAAAGAAGTGAACGGAGAGCCCCCCTTAGAGAAGGAGGATAAGTCATAATGGAATTTAGTTTTGGATCAAATGAACTTCCTGCCAGTGCTTCTTACAACGAAAGAAGAGAATATATAAAAAATTATTCCACGGGCCTGTCTGACCATGCTAATGTAGATTATTGGTATGATCATCTCCTATTTGGGAGGATAGATAGAAACCAGGATGCCATTTATCCGGCATCTGGCTCCGCATTTATAAAGAGAGTTCTCGGTGATGCAGAAGTATATGCTTTAAACTTTGTGTCCGATGCGTTTGTGTCGATGAAATTGGATATACAGGCAAAATTATCCAATGGTTCCATCAATGCCGTAGGTCCAGGTTTCCTCTCAAACGGACTGAATGCACAAAGAGGTTGGCGCGACCCAAGGCAAGATTACTTTACATACATGAGATCCTTTTATGATAACTTCGTGTTGTCTTTCATGGCAAATCCCGACGTAAACTCGACGATTATGGATTTTGAGGATTTTGTAAATCAATTTACAGCACTTATTGATAGGATTACGCTCTTGCGACCATTCACTATGAGCGAATATATACTTAGCAATTTATCATCTCCAGCACACACAGGTTTGGTAATAGAAATAGATGCCGAAAGTGATCATGGCGAGGATCTTGAGAAAATTGCGAATTACAACAACGACAATCACTTTGAAATATATCGACAGGCAGCAGCCAACCATGGTTTCAACGTGGATAAGAATGCCCCGTGGCGACTGGTCGCGAGACCTGGGTCTGAAGGGATGACTGCTCAGATGTCGGCATACGATATAACTTATGATAACATGGTAGACAAATTATATGCGAAGGCGAGTTTCAAGGACATGACAGACCTCCAATTTTACATGAGAGAGTTCTATAATGTTTTCGTCACCCAGTTCCCCAAAGTGAGCGTTCCTCTCCTCCCTGGAAAAAACACGAAAAACAACTTGACAAAGATTTACACCCGTGTTACTCTTTCGGAGGAGGAATACAATTCGAATTGGATTCCGAACGATAACCTCTGGACAAAACTGTACATTTATATTCGAGCAAAGGAAACAAATCGAGACTGGGATCAAAATAAATTTAAGAAAGTTTTCAAGAAAGCATCCCAGTTTATCAAATACTCAGACGCCACTGCCGCCCACAAATATATCAACAAAGAAGTAAGACGACCATGGGGCGAAGACAAGGCATTGGGTAAGTACAGAAGAGGCAACTTCAGGTTTTAGAGAAAGAGAGGATAGGTTGTTCTTTACAATCCTTGATTCAAAAAAAGAATGCCTGGGTTATTACTACGATGGTGCCATCCACGAAGAGTTACCCAGCAACATAGAAAAGTCTATAACTTGGGATTACAAGCACCACCATCACATCGACGGTGCTGAGTATCTTTCTCTGTATTGTAATGGTCGCAAGTTGTCAGAACTCTGTCCTCCGCATTTGCACGACGAGATGGTGTCGCTTCGCGAAAAGAAGCAGGCATATGCAAAGGTAATTCGGAGCAGTAAGATAAGCCTGTCAGACGTATGCATTTATGACATGATACCCGATTGGTTCCTCAGAGAATATTCTCAAGTTAATTGTGAGATAATGCAAGAGGTATATAAGAAGTATGAGAGACCAGAATCTTATGAGTTCACTCTGGAGTTGGAGAAACTGTTCGGAGACATCGAATCGAATGTGTTGAATATGGACCTTTCGGTGCTTACCCCAATACGACAGCAGGTCGCAGTTCGAAATCTTCTAAAGAGGGTTGCAACCAGGAAAACCATCAAGTATAATCAGTTTGGTACCAAGACTGGCCGCCTGACTGTTACTGAGGACAGTTTCCCCATTCTGAACCTGAAGCACTCGTATCGCGGCATCCTAAAACCGAACAATGATTTGTTTGTGGAGTTTGATTATAATGCCGCAGAACTCAGGACGCTGTTGGCACTTGCCGGAGTGGAACAACCACAAGAGGACGTGCACGAGTGGAATATGCACAATGTATTTGACAACATTTCGCGTGAAGAAGCGAAGAAGCGCGTCTTCTCTTGGTTATACAACCCTAATTGCACCGACAGAACGCTTGATAGGGTCTACAATCGCAGGAAAGTGCTAAACCAGCACTGGGATGGCGAAAAGGTGATAACGCCCTTTGGAAGGCAAATAGAGGCGCAAGAGCACTATGCCTTAAACTACATTATACAGAGTACGACTAACGATCTTGTGCTTAAGCAAGTATTGAAGGTTAAGAAACTTCTGGAGGGAAAGAAGTCTAAGATTGTTTTTCTCATCCACGATAGTTTTGTGCTTGATTTGGACAAAAACGAAACGGCCCTCGTTTCGCAAATTGCAGAAATTTTTTCCCGGAACAATTTTGGAGATTTTATGGTCAATGTTAAAGCAGGCAAAGATTTCGGAAGCATGAAGGAGATTAATAAATGATTAACGTAATTGGTCTTGGCACGGCAGGGTGCAAGATAGTTGAGGGATTCTCTCAGTATCCTCAATATAAGGTGTATAAGGTAAACACAGGACTCAAGAAGGAGGACTGCTCCTTCACAATCCCAAAAAGAGAGACCATCGAAGAGCATGAAAGCAAGTTTCCGGCAAGAGTATTAACCCAACTGAGGAAGATACAGGGGGATGTGTTATTTGTCGTCGCTGGAGGAAGCAGAGTATCTTCAGCATCCTTGAGGATCTTGGAAGCACTGAAGAAGAACAAAACAGAAGTTCTGTATATTAAGCAAGACGAGGAGGACTCCAATAAAGAGTCGCGCATGTTGGATAGGGTAACTTTTAACGTCTTCCAGCAATATGCGCGATCTGGTCTGTTCGAGAGACTATACCTTGTTTCTAATTCCGAGATCCAAAAGACAGTTGGTAATATTCCCATCGGAAGATATTTTGAAGTGCTGAACGGGATCATAACGTCAGCATTTCATATGCTCAAGGTCTGCGAGAACAGCAACCCTGCTATTTCTACACTCCCACCAGAGGACGAACTAAGCAGGATATGTACCATAGGAATCGGGGAGATAGAAAAAAATACCGACCAGATGTTCTTTTCTCTTGACAATACTCTGGAAAAGAGGTATTATTTCTCTATCAATGAAAAGCAAATAGAACAGGATGTTGATCTTTTGTCAAAAATAAAGATCAGGACGAGACAGAAAGATGATTCAGTGCGGGCCGGATATGGTGTCTACCCGTCTGAGTACGAAAAAAATTACATCTATATTCTGTCACAAACGAAAATAACCCAAGGAGAAGAACATGGTTAAAATTTTCAATGGAAGTTTCAAAAAGAAGAACGATGAAGTTCGAACTATGACCTTTGTGAAGTTGGAGGATCTTCCAACCACATTTCTGGAAACAAAGATAGGTTCCAAGGCAAAACCTAGACTTTTGCCACCCGGTCAGGAACTCGTGTGGGATCTGGAACAAAGCGGACTGCGCACCTTTAATTGGAAGACGGCCGTAGGCGATATCGGCGTTAAACTGTTAGAGGGACAAGAGAAAAAAGAATTCGAAACAAAACACTTGACAGAGCAAAAGTGATCTGTTATAATATGACAATACTAACAACGGAAAAAGGAGTCTTGAATGGCTATTGATATGAAGAAGATGAAAGAGAAGTATTCTGCCTTACAAAACCGTGGGCAGGGCGGCGCAAGTCAGTTCTGGAAACCATCGGAAGGTTTACAAACAGTTCGGATTGTGCCGACTGAGGATGGAGATCCTTTCAAAAGTTTTTCTTTTCACTATGGTGTCGGCAAAGAGAATGGTTTTCTTTGTCCGAAACACAACTATGGTGATGACTGTGCGGTGTGCTCATTTGTTCGTGGTCTTTATCAAGAGGGCGATGAAGAAAGTCGAGCAATGGCGCGCCAGCTCGGTGTTAAGTCCCGATTTTTCTCTCCTGTGCTGACTCGGGGAGAAGAGGAATCAGGCGCCCGTCTTTGGGGTTTCTCGAAGACGGTCTATGAAACCCTATTAGGTCTTGTGCTGAATCCGGACTATGGGGACATTACCGATACTGAAACCGGGATTGATTTGGACATCAATTATGGGAAACCACCGGGAGGACAGTTTCCAGTAACTAAGATTACTCCGAAACGACGTTCTAGCACTCTTTGCAGCGATAAACTGAGCGAAGAGCAATGCGAACAGATCCTCTCCAACATCCCTGACTTTGAGACTCTCTTTGAGCGAAAGTCAGCAACCGATGTCCGGGGATACTTGGATGCACATCTTGCTTCAGACTCTCCCGAGGAGTTTGCTAGCGAGGTGACGAAGTATACGGCAACTGCCCCCGCCGGGGCGGGAAGGGTAGATAGTGCCCTAGATGAACTGATGGGCGCTTAGAACGCTTAGTTTCCCACGGGGAGGCACAGGGTTACCAGGTGCCTCATTTTTTTTATACTTTACGAGGAAATCCCTATGGCGAGAATCAAACCCAAACAAGGAAGTTTGAGCATCGACGAGATGCGAGCACTCATCAACAAGAAAGCCGGCATGCCAGTGGCACACGATCTGACTTCTGAGAACCCTACTGAGGTGAAAGAGTGGATCCCGACTGGTTCAACGTGGTTAAACGGAATCATATGCCGAGGCAAGATGGCAGGCATTCCAGTGGGCAAATTGACTGAGATTGCCGGAATGGAAGCGAGCGGTAAAAGTTACATGGCAGCACAGACATGTGCCAATGCCCAGAAGATGGGACTACAGGTCTTTTATTTCGATTCTGAATCTGCCATTGATCCAAAGTTTCTGACACGCAGCGGCGTTGATATTTCTCAGATCGGTTATGTACAAGCAACGTCTGTTGAATTCGTCCTAGAGACGATAGAGACGCTCCTCAACTCTAGTGACGATAAGTTTCTATTTGTATGGGACTCTCTTGCGCTAACGCCAGCAGTAAGCGACGTTGAGGGAACTTTTAATCCCAACGAGTCCGTTGCGGTAAAAGCCAGAGTTTTGGCCAAGGGAATGTCAAAATTGGTCGTATCCCTCGCGAATTCTCAGTCCACATTATTGGTATTGAATCAACTGAAAACAAACTTGCAGGTAACAAACCCAAAATATGCCACAGACAGCGAGAAGTATGTCTGTCCAGGCGGCAAGTCAATGGCATATGCCTACAGTCTCCGTATTTGGTTAACTGGACGACGCGGCAAGAGCAGTTATATTCTGGATCAGAAGAATTATCGGATCGGCAATGAGGTGAAGGCACGTTTGGAGAAATCCCGCTTTGGCACTTCCGGCCGCACTTGCAACTTCAAAATTATGTGGGGCGATGATATAGGCGTCCGCGACGATGAGAGTCTTTTCGAGGCAATCCAATCTTCCGAGCATATCAGTAGTGCTGGTGCCTGGTGGACGCTTAAGTTCGAAGATGGCACCTCGCAGAAGTTCCAGTCGGCAAAGTGGGCAGAACAAATGAAAGACGAGAAGTTCCGTGCCCGAGTGATGCAACTGATCGATGAGGAGGTTGTATTGAAGTTCGATAAAAGAATCGTTGATGCATCTACCTTTTACGAGTCGGATGAAGAAGAAGACCCAGGTGAGTGAAGAAGAATTCAAATCCCTCAGAGAGGCAATTGAGATTTCCCTGGGTGCAATTGAGAGATTGTATGATGAAGTCCTCTCTCTGGGTGACGACCGGGTAAAAATGCTCGAAAGAATCAGAGTTTTGAAAGAGAAGTTGGAAAGACTGGAAGTGAACGATGGCGAAAAAGAGGATGATGATAATTGATGGCCACAATGCCTTTATACGGCACTATATCGTGAATCCCACGATATCAAGCAATGGTCAACCAATTGGCGGGATCGTAGGATTCCTTCAGGGATTGCAGAAACTGAACCGCACTATCAGACCGGATCTCATAGTGACTGTCTGGGATGGTGCCGGCGGAAGTAAGAAGCGAAGAAGTATTGTTAAGGGATATAAGGCGGGCAGAAAACCCGTCCGACTTAATCGCTTCATTCGCAACATGCCAGAGAATGAGGAATCAGAGAATCGCATCTGGCAGCAAGTTCGCGTATTGGAATATCTGAATGAGACACCCGTTGTCCAGTTCATGTTCCCAGAGATAGAAGCCGATGACACAATTTCTTATGTGAGCAACCTTCCTGTGTTTTCTGACTGGCAGAAGGTCATTGTCTCTAGCGACAAGGACTTTTTTCAAGTTTGTGGCGATTCAACGATCCTCTATCGACCGATCCAGGACGAGGTGGTGAGCAGAAACACGATCCTTGAGAAATTCCAGATCCATCCAGATAATTTTGCTGCTGCTCGTGCTATAGCAGGCGATAAGTCAGATAATCTGCCTGGTGTGCCACGCGCAGGACTCGCAACCGTCGCAAAGCGTCTGCCATTTTTGGCAGAGGATAAGAGTTATCTTATTTCTGAAATTCTAGAGTATTGCGAAGAGCATAAAGACGGCAAAGTGAAATTCTATAACGATATCATCGAAAACATAGAGACAGTAAAAATCAACTACAAGATGATGCAACTATATTCTCCAGCACTGTCAACTCAGACTACCAGAAAGATAAAGAGCACATTTGGCGAGTATAAACCATTGTTTAATAATACTGGCGTTGTCAAACTCTTGTTCGAGGACGGTTTTCCACAGATCAATCTTGAGGAGTTATATGCTTCTTTCAGAAAAATGATCTCCGATCACAAACTATAATTTTTTGACCAATACGGACGGATCAATGGAAAACAAGAAAGAAGCGACATTTGGTTCCTTTGGCAAACCCTTTCAAGAGAGTTTGGCAAGAATAATTCTGGAAGACTCTAGCTTCGCCAGTCAAGTGGGCGAAGTTCTCGACATCAATTTCTTTGAATTAAAATACTTACAAGACTTTGTTCGGAAAGTATTCTCTTACAAGGAAAAATACAAAAAGCACCCTTCCCTCGCTACTTTTGAGAGTATTCTGAAAAGCGAAGATTCCTCGGTTAGCGACGTGGTGCGCCAACAAGTACGCAGTTTCTACGTCAGAATCAAATCCACGCCCGATAGCGTAGATGAGGTATATGTCAGAGACAAGACGCTCGACTTCTGCCGAAAGCAGAATCTGCAAGGAGCAATGCTCAAGAGCGTGAAGTTGATGCAAGACTCTTCTTTTGACGAGGTTAGCAAGATAATCAACGACGCGCTAAAACTTGGCGTCGGAAATGATGTTGGTTATGATTTTTTGCAGGATTTCGAGAAGAGATATCAGTTAACTCATCGCAACCCGGTATCAACCGGGTGGGATGAGATAGATAAGACTCTTGGCGGCGGACTTGGGCGAGGCGAACTTGGCGTTGTTATTGCCCCAACTGGAGTGGGAAAAAGCATGGTCCTCGCCCACTTGGGTGCGTCGGCCATCAAGAAGGGTTCTACAGTGGTACATTATACTTTGGAACTTCAAGACACAATAATCGGCAACAGATACGACAGTTGTATAACGGGGATCCCGATTAATCAACTCTATTCCAACAAGGAAGAGGTTTTCGAGGAAATCAAAGAAATCCCAGGACGACTCCTTGTGAAGGAATACCCCACTAAGAGTGCCACAACACAAACAATCAGAAATCACTTGGAAAAGTTAAAGAGTAGAGATTTCGACATCGGGATGATCGTTGTTGATTATGCTGATATTTTGAGACCAATTGCATACTCCAAGGAGAAAAGGAATGAACTCGAAACTATTTATGAAGAATTAAGGGCAATCGCTCAAGAATACGAGTGCCCAGTCTGGACAGCATCCCAGACTAATAGGAGCGGAATAAATGCCGAGGTCATAACTATGGAATCCATAAGCGAGGCATTCTCAAAGTGTTTTGTGGCAGACTTCATATTCTCGGTATCCAGAACGGGGGCAGACAAATCCAATAATACAGGAAGAATTTATATTGCCAAGAATCGAAATGGACTCGATGGCATAGTGTTTCCTATTTTTATGGATCCGGCTAATGTGGAGATACGAGTATTCCCACAATCAGAGTTTTCCTCGAATGATGCAGAGAGCGGGCCCAAGAAGGTCTACAGACTCATGAGAGAAGAGCGAAGAGAAGATCAGACCAGCAACTAACAAGAAGGAGAGAGAGCAATGTATGATGAAGGCAAGATGGAGATGTCGAGCGAGATTTTGAGTGATATTACGGTGTATATGAAATATGCAAGGTTTTTAGAAGAGAAAGATAGGCGCGAGACCTGGGAAGAGTTGGTAACCAGGAACAAAGAGATGCACCTTAAGAAATATCCCGATCTAGAGCAAGATATCGAGCAAGCATATAAGTATGTTTATGAAAAGAAAGTTTTGCCTTCAATGCGATCTCTACAATTTGGCGGAAAGCCGATTGAGATCTCTCCCAATCGAGTGTATAACTGTGCGTATGCCCCGGTTGACGACTGGAGAGTATTCAGCGAGATCTTATTCCTCCTCTTGGGTGGAACAGGAGTCGGGTATAGTGTCCAAACTCACCACATTGAGAAACTGCCAGAAATCCGCAAACCAAACCCGAACCGCAACAAGCGATTTCTCATTAGCGATAGCATTGAGGGGTGGGCAGATGCTGTAAAGATCTTGATGAAGTCCTACTTCCATGGTGGTTCTACTGTTGAATTTGACTTTAGTGACATTCGCCCGAAGGGTTCACTGTTGGTGACCAGCGGCGGAAAGGCACCCGGTCCTGAACCATTGAAGATTTGCGTTCGTCAACTTAAGAGCATCTTGAATAACAAGGAGGATGGGGATCAATTGACTTCTATTGAAGTACACGATCTTGTCTGCCATATTGCCGATGCGGTACTTGCTGGCGGAATCCGTCGAGCAGCACTCATCTCTCTGTTTTCTGCGGATGACGAGGAGATGATCTCGTGTAAATACGGGAACTGGTGGGAACTCAATCCGCAACGCGGCCGAGCAAACAATAGTGCGGTTTTGTTGCGACACAAGGTTGATGAAGACTTCTTCTTTCAATTGTGGGAAAAGATCCAGTTGAGCAACTCTGGAGAACCCGGCATCTATTTTTCCAATGATAAAGATTATGGCACTAATCCGTGCTGCGAGATTGCCCTGCGACCATTCCAGTTCTGTAATTTGTGTGAGGTTAATGCTTCAACAATAGAAGGGCAACAAGACTTGGAGGACCGCATAGGTGCCGCCACTCTTATTGGGACTTTGCAGGCAGGATATACAGACTTCCATTATCTCCGCCCCATCTGGCAGCGAACCACGAAGCGAGAAGCCCTATTAGGCGTAAGTCTTACGGGCATTGCTTCCAATCGCATGCGCGATTTGGATTTAAAGAAAGCCGCCAGGTCAGCAAAAGAAAAGAATAAGGATATTGCGAAAAAGATTGGCATCAACCCTGCGGCCCGTATCACGACAGTGAAACCCGCTGGAACAACCTCTCTAGCATTGGGGTGCTCTTCCGGCATTCATGCGTGGCACAGCAAATATTACATTCGCAGAGTCAGAGTAGGAAAGGATGAGGCGATCTACAAGTATTTGACAAAGAACCACCCAGAGTTGGTGGAGGATGAATACTTCCGCCCGCACGACACAGCAGTAATCTCTGTTCCACAAAAGTCCCCTGCGCATGCTACAATACGTGAGGGCGAGACATCACTAGATCTGTTGGAGAGAATCAAGTGGTTTTCTAAGAACTGGATTAAACCTGGTCATCGAACCGGTCAGAACACGCACAACATTTCTGCTACCATATCGGTGAAGCAAGGAGAGTGGTCTGAGGTTGGTCACTGGATGTGGGAGAACAGAGGACACTACAATGGAATCTCAGTGCTCCCTTACGATGGCGGTTCTTATGTACAGGCACCGTTTGAAGAGTGCAGCGAAGAAACTTACTATGAGATGATGTCTCATTTGAATCGTGTTGACCTGAGTCGAATCCGCGAAACAGAAGACAATACTGATTTACAAGGAGAATTGGCATGTGCCGGCGGCGCATGTGAAATAAGGTGAAAAAGGACTTGACACGATGATATCAGTATGCTATGATCGTATCTCACCCTTCACAAAGGAGCAAAAAATGGCGAAAAGTAACTTGAGGGTTGTCGAAGACAGTGCGAAAAAAGAAGAGAAGATTGTTGATTATATCAAATCTCTTGCAGCACTAGAGAAAGAAATGGAACCATATAAAGAACAGAAGCGAGATCTAAAGCAGAACTATGTGGAGAACGGTTGGCTCTCCAAGGAAGAGATCTCTGCGGCAGTAAAAGCGTTTCGCTTGATGAAGAGCGAAGTAGATCTTGAGCAGATGAGAGATTTCTTTGACCTCTATGAGAGAACACAGGTGTGTGAGTGACCACAGCGAACTACAAACCTTTTAACCGGCATCTGCTTTTACAGAAAGTACCAACCAATGAGAAGATTTCAAAAACAGATATCCTTTTGCCCGATGATTACAAGATTGCTGAAGTATTTGGCACTTATCGGGTTGTTGATCGGTCTTTGGACTGCGCTCCGGTATTCGGAGTGGGTTGCGAGGTTGTTGTAGATGAAACCATGGTTAGACCCATGCGCCTTCGTGGCGAAGAGTTTCATCTTGTTCCTGAGAACTATGTAGTCCTCTACGGAGCAGCTCCCAAGAATGCATGAAGAAGCACACATATGAGTATGAAAGAATAATAATTGGTGGATCCTTGGCATCTCTTCTATATGGATATTGTAATAATGTTCCAGTAGTATATACGATGCCAAGGATCCCTCTTTTTTTCGAGAAGGATAAACAAGGTAGGAGCAAAAGTCAGATTTGGAGAGAGATCTCTTTTCAGATGTCTCTTGCTGGTTTGCTGCCAACGTCATCCGCTGCCGAAAGTATTCGTATTGAAGAACCCGGTTTACTCAAAGTCTTCCCCGGCGGGCCCACTTATTCTGCCTTTCGTTACTCGGACTTAGTTGTTTTCGATGACAAGAATGTGGAGGGTTGGGAAGGTACCCTAGAGAAGGATAAGAGATTCAAAGTCCTAGATTGGATTGATGACCGTCAAAGTTCTCCTCACGATGTCGAATTTCTTACCCACCCAGAATCTTTTGTTGAGGAAATTTATTTTTATCCGTCAACACGTTCCGACGGAAATCCGAGAAAGAAGAAAGATATCCTTGCTGTTTCATATCTAACCAAGGCACAATTGTCTGAGATGGAGTATTCGGATATCTATGCAAAGTTTAAGGTTCTAGGCGCAATGAAGAATGCTGGCATCCAAGGAAAGAAGAACGGTGTTGATCGAAAGACCGGACAGTCAAAGAGACTCTCCATAAAATTGGAGACAGTTCACCGTGAGATATTTGATATGCCAGTAGAACCCCACAATGAAGACGAACTCTTGGAGCAACTTGATAATGGTGGTCCAAAAGGGAAGTATGTCACTCTCTTGAAAAGATATTTGCATGGAAAAGATTAAACCAATCCATGATACAACATACTTTACCTTGGCAGGAGTTATTCCAGTTGCATCACAACCGCTGGACTACAACTTCCCATGGCACGATTCTCTCATGCCAGTCGGCAACGATTACTTGGCCGTAGAGCGAAGTGTCTATGAATGTGCCATGGCAGGATGCGAGAGCATATGGATTGTTTGCCACAAGGAGATGCAGTCTCTGATCAGGCATAGAATTGGGGATTGGATAATTGATCCAGTTTGGACAGCATCAGCGAGGAATAAATATGGGTATGCATTTGGTTCGGAACAAGAGAAGACTATTCCAATCTTCTACGTCCCCATTCACCCGAAGGATCGGGACAAGCGTGACTGTTTGGCATGGAGCATCATTTACGGATCAATGCGCGCATTCTCTATTTCAAAGATCATAAGCAAGTGGGTGGTGCCTGACAGATACTATGTCTCGTTCCCATATGGCGTCCACAGTGTAAGAAGCTTGAGAAAGCATCGCAAGGCCATTTCCAACCACAAGAAGAAATTTTACATATCCCACCAGGGAAAGACGGTGAAAGATGGCGAGTACCTCTCTTTTACTTTTGATGCTGAAGACTGGAAAACCTTTCGAAGGATCATAAGAGGGGGAACGGGAGTGTATGCTCCTGGTGCCTATTTCGATGAAAAAGAAAAGACAGTAAAAGGGGATTTACTCCCAAAGGAAGAGAGGTATAGTGCAAGGCACTTTCCAATTGAGAAGGTGTTCGGAGATATAAATTTAGATGGTCAGACGGTAATGGAGACCGAGAGATACTTCAATATAGATAACTGGGAAGGTTACGCCAAGTATATGGGCAGCGATTATGCAAAATATGTGGTGAAACCAAAGATGATCTTAAAGTATCACGAACTTAATCCGTTTGGCAAAGATAACATAAAAGATATTTAATTCTACTTATAGGAGTTATAGAGTGAAAAAATTGCACGATGGTTGTTACCTTTTAGATTCTGAGATTGCTGCTCTGTGGTCGGAGAAATACTCCGATCCAAAGTTTGATAGCGAATGCTATATTGCCAGGGCACTGTTCAAATACAACCCAACAATCTTAACACTGGCCAGTTTCCCAACGAAGGACGAGGCCGACAAGTTCATTAAGGAGTTATACGATGAAGCAGATAATGGATAAATGGAGAACTCACTATAAGAGACTGGCCACACAGAACGTATTGGCGGAGTCTCTTGTGGAGAAAGAAGAGATGCCATTGCAGGAACCAGGCAATGGTTCGCCGGATGACTACCTAAGAATGGCTGCCGAGCAAGAGATGATGGCAAACGTCTTTGCGATTGGTGAAGACGGTGATAACGATTCTGTATTGGGCATGATAAGGGCAGACGAATGGGAAGAACAAAACCCACAGGGATTCATGGATTCTCTCAACTCGGGCAAGAGGGGCGGCTTCCTCACGTCCTACTCCCAAAAAGATTTGGCAAGCATGAGATTGTTCAAACTGAAGGAACACAATCTCGGTTTTGCTATCAAAGAAGACGGGGATATTGTTAGCGTCCACAACAATTCCGGCATCGGCGGCATCGGTCGTGAAATGATGGATGCAGCAATTCGCAATGGTGGTCAGAAACTAGATCACTTTGACGGTTTCTTAACCGGTTTTTACAAGAAGAGTGGTTTTGGTAAAGTTGCAGACGCATGGGCATGGAACGATCAGTATGCTCCCTCCGACTGGAAATACGAGGCAGTCAATATTTTTGATCCAAGAACGAGCATATATGCCGATGAACTGAAGAAATATAAATCTATTGAAGAAATACCAGATGATCTGAAGGCCAAAATTGGTGCTTATGAGTCCGGCCGCCCAGATGTGGTCTTCCGTCAACTGGGATGAGTTGACGATTACCTAAGCAAAATCAAGCACTTACAAAAACACAACAAATGTCTTGACATGTCTGTTAAGACCTGCTATTATATTGCCTGAACTCTAACGAACGGATCATCTATGCAAAGAAAAGTCTCCTCCATCCCTTTCGTCGGCCTCCATGCCCACTCTGTTGCTAGCGTCTTTGACGGACTAGGTTACCCACAAGCACACATGGATTTTGCTTACGAAAATGGCATGGATGCTTTGGCACTCACCGATCATGGGAACATGAATGGTTTGGCATACCAGGTGCTACATGCCAAGAAGATGGAGCAAGATGGCAAAGATTTTAAACCCATTTTTGGAGTCGAAGCATACTTCATTCCCTCGATTAAAGAGTGGCGCTCAGAGTACGAGCGCATCAAAGAAGAGAAGGCAGCGAGCAAGAAGAAGTCAGCAAAGTTGGATGATGATGTCTCTGGTGCCACAGTCGAAGATGAGCAGGAAACCAAGAAAGCAATAAAGAGCATCTTGAATAAGCGGCGCCATTTGATCCTCCTGGCACAGAACCAGGAAGGTTTGAATAATATCTTTACCCTGATCAGCAAGAGTTACCGCGAGGGGAATTATTATCGATTCCCTAGGATAGATTATGATATGCTCCAGGAGCACAACAGTGGGGTCATAGCAGCATCCGCATGTCTCGGCGGCGTCTATGCAGGCGACTTCTGGGAGAACCGTGACAGCGGTCCTGACGCAGTGAGGGACGCCATGCGCACGACCACATCGAAGATGGTTGATATCTTCGGAGACAGATGGTATGCGGAATTGCAATGGAACAGGATCGACGAGCAGCATCAACTCAACAAGCACATTATTGAGATAGCAAAAGAGTTCGATCTGAAGATGATCAGCACGGCCGACAGTCACTACCCGAACCCCCAATCCTGGAAGCAAAGAGAAGTTTACAAACAATTAGGTTGGATTGGAAAAGGGACTGAAAACTCAGAACTCCCAGAAGATATTGATGGGATGGCATACCAACTTTACCCCAAAAACGGGGATGAGATGTGGGAGTCTTATAAGTCCTACTCAAAGGATTGCGGATATGAATACGATGATAATCTGGTACGCGACTCTATCGCCGAAACACATAACATTGCCCATGTCAGAATATCCAGGTTTCTACCAGATAATACGGTACGATTACCAAGTTTCGTGGTACCCGAGGGCAAGACCCCGGCCGATGCGCTTGTGGAGTGTGCCACTGCGGGACTTAAATCCGCCGGTCTCAATAAGAGGTCTGTTTATGTAGAGAGGTTGACTGAGGAGTTGGAGGTCATTAATATTAATGATTTTTCACAATACTTTCTGACGATGAAAGCTATTGCTGATATCGCCTCTTCCCGCCAGTTGGTCGGTCCTGCTCGCGGCAGTGCCGCCGGTTCCTTGGTGGCGTATGTCCTGGGGATCACGCAGGTAGATCCTCTTAAGTATGACTTGCTGTTCGAGCGGTTCATGACGAGAAACCAGAAAGACGCAGGTTTCCCTGATATAGATTATGACGTTTCGGATCCCATGGTTCTCAAAGAGGTTCTAATCGAAGAGTGGGGTGAGGATAAAGTTGTGCCGATTTCCAACTGGAACACCCTCCAACTTAAGTCCCTTATTAAAGACATTAGTAAGATGCAAGGGATCCCGTTTAAAGAGGTGAACATTGTAACCAGCGTAATGATGAAAGAGGCCACACCGCTTGCCAAGAAGGCGAAGGGCATGTCTGCTGGCATGTATATCCCTACTTTCGAGGAAGTAAAGGAGCACAGTCCGACTTTGCAGGATTTCTTCCGCAAATACCCGACGGCCGCCACAGACATTGATGCACTCTATGGTCAAATCCGCAGTTGTTCGCGCCATGCCGGCGGCGTCGTTGTTGGCGATAACTTAGACAGGCATATGCCCATCATTAACAGCGGAGGCGTCAAGCAGACTCCATGGAGTGAGGGTCAGAATGTCCGCCACCTAGAACCCATGGGGTTTATTAAGTTTGATATCCTGGGTCTAGCATCTTTGCGCATGATGGAATCGGCAATCACGCACATCCTCAAGAGGCACCACAACAATCCAGATCCATCCTTCAGTGATGTGAAAGATTTTTACGAAAAGAATCTCCATCCGAACGTGATTGACCTGGATGATCAGAAGGTGTATAAAGGGGTCTTCCAGAAGGGTCGCTGGGCAGGCATATTCCAATTCACAGAAGGAGGCGCCCAGAGATTCTGCAAGCAGGTAAAGCCGAAGAACATTGTTGACCTGTCTGCGATTACAAGCATCTATCGCCCTGGACCCTTGTCTGCCAAGGTTGACAAGAATTACATCTCAGCGAAAAAGAGTCCGGATAATATCAAATACGAACACAAGATTGTGAAAGAGATTACGAAAGAGACTTACGGGTTTATGATCTTTCAAGAACAGATTGCATTGCTTGCCCACCGCTTGGGCAAAGACCTCAGTCTGGACGAAGGGAATATGCTTCGCAAGATCCTCACAAAGAAGGGTTCCCAGAAAGACAAATTAAAGACGAAGATCCACGACAAGTTCATCACTGGATGCCTTGAGAAGGATATCCATGCTGATAAAGCACAGAAGTTGTGGGATAATTTCGAATACTTTTCCGGGTACGGTTTCAATAAGTCCCATGCCTTGAGTTACAGTATTCTCTCGTTTCAATGTGCGTGGTTGTTAAACTATTACCCATCTGAATGGATGGCAGCATTCCTAGACAAAGAACCGGAAGCACGTAAAGAGAAAGCAATTAACATTGCCCGAAGCATGGGTTTCGGAATTAGGAAACTCGATATAAACACGAGCGGATTTACATGGGAGATAAGCGAAGATGGAAAGACGTTGATTCAACCACTATCCAGTGTCAAGGGTCTAGGGGATGCAGCAATTAAAGAGATCGTTGAGCACCGCCCATTCAAGACGGTTGAGGATTTCCTCTTCAATGAGCGTATGTCATACTCGAAAGTAAACAAGAAGAGCATTGATGCCCTTGTTCGATCACAGGCAATGAATGCATTGGTGGATGAAAGGTTCACAGGTCTGAAACACTTTTGGATGGCAATTGCAAGCGACAGACCCAGGAAGGAAAAGAACCTTAAGGAGAACATCGAGAAATTCGCTCCAGAAGGAGATTTTACTGCCGAGGAAAAACTAGAGAATCTTATTGATCTCACCGGTCTCTTTCCTTTCGATCTGGTCATGACCAAGGAAGTGGAGCGCCGACTGGAAGAGGTTGCTGTTCCGCCCATCAGCGAATTCGATGAAGGACTGGGCGTAGTGTGGTTCATACCCAGGAAAGTTATCCCAAAGAAGACCAAGCATGGTAAGGATTGGTGGCTCGTTGAGGCAATCGATAAGAACAGTGAGTCTGCCGCGATTAAGTGCTGGGGTATCCAGAAGGGCAGAGATATGATCCACACGAATCACCCCTACATGGCAAAACTGGATTATGATCCGGTCTGGGGTTTCTCAACTCGCAGTATCACAAGATATTTCAAACTCCTTGGGTGATCCAAATGACCGGTAAGAAGAAGAGAAAAAATAAACTGGTTGCTATTAGTGGGGGGTTTGATCCGATTCACATCGGACACCTCCAACTTATCCGTGCCGCCGCCAAGTATGGTCGAGTCGTGGTCATCCTGAATACTGACCAGTGGCTCTTGGATAAAAAGGGATACTATTTCATGACTCTTGAGGAGCGAATTGAACTCCTCAAGAGCATCAAGAAAGTCGCCCGTGTTGTTGTTGCTGATGATGCCGATGGCACCGTTGCGAACACTCTGCGAAAAGTAGAACCAGATTATTTTGCCAACGGCGGCACCATCGATGAGGAGTCGATATGTCAACGCGAGCGAGAAGTGTGTGATGAAGTCGGCATCGAAATGGTGTTTGCCATCGGCGGCCGCAAAGTGCAGAGCAGTTCCGAGTTGGTTAAGAAGTTGACGAAGAAGAAGTCTAATCGGTCAGGGATGGATGAGTTTAGGGACATTATCGATTCATTTCATGCAACCAATACTTCTTTTAGCGAAAAATAATCCACTTTATACTTGACATAGATTTTTATTGTGTTAGAATATATCTCACCATAAAGGAGAAGGTTAGATGAATGTACTTAGTTTGTTTGATGGCATAAGTTGCGGTCAAATTGCTTTAAACAGAGCAGGGATAAGGGTAGATAAATACTTTGCTAGTGAAATTGATAAGAACGCAGAAAAGGTAACGCGGCATAATTTCCCCGATACGATTCACATCGGCGATGTTCTCGAAGTCAAGGGTTCGGAACTTCCCCAGATTGATTTGCTCATGGGCGGAAGTCCATGTCAAGGTTTCAGTTTCTCTGCCAACAAAGCACAGACAAACTCGAAGAAGAACTCGGAGGACTCTGAGGCGGAGAAACTCCCGCAGCTCCCCCCGCGACTTAACTTGGATGATCCGCGAAGTAAATTGTTCTTTGAGTTCGTAAGACTCCTGAAGGAAACAGAACCAAAGTATTTCCTCTTTGAGAATGTCAAGATGAAGAAAGAGTTCCAGGATATAATCTCCGATCAACTTGGTGTAGAACCTCAGAAGATAGACAGTAAAAACTTCTCAGCCCAAAGCAGGCAGAGACTGTACTGGACAAATATCCCCTTCGATAAAGAAGGGATCGACACAGACAGAGGGGGCGTACTCCTTAGAGACATTATGGAACCCTATTATGGCGAAGAGGTAATGTCCGATCAGAGGGTGTTGCAAAAGTTGATCCCTCTCTTGGAATCATCTAAATATCGCCACTCGCCCGATCCCAAGAAAAGCTTCTGCTGGCGCAGAGACACGCAGGGTCGAATTCTGGTTATGCGCCCTGACAAACTTAAGATTCAGAGAATAGGCCGCATAGGCGAAGGAAGACATAAGTCTGAAATTATAACTGTGTCATCTCACCCCCATGTTTTTGACGGGAAAGATATAAGAAAAGTAAACCCCCTAGAAGCAGAGAGATTGCAGACCATCCCAGACAACTACACAGAGGTAGAGGGAATAACCAGCGGCATGAGATACAAGATGACCGGCAACGGATGGACAGTCGATGTTATATCACATATTTTTGAGGGAATCAACAAACAAACAAATGAGGAGAGTAAGTTATGAAAAAAGTTATAGTTGCAGTTCTTTTATCCTTGACAGGATGTATTGAAGATGGTAGAATGAGATGTGCCGACCTAGACGGTGGTACTAGTGACGCAGGCGATGCCGGTTGCGTCGATACGCAAAATGTTGCATTTCCAGATATGTTAATTCATATTGATCAATAGGAGAGAGAGGATGATTAAAATGGAACTAGTAAGAGATCCTAACGGAAGAGAAGATGATTTCACAGTCATTGATTGTGACGGCGATTTGAGGTCATATAGCGAAACTGAATTTAAGGTGGACATTAAGGGGGATAGAGTAAGCATCGTTCCCAAGCAGATTCCATTTTACTCATCGAGAGGATAATATGATTCTAGAATTTACAAGAGTTAGAAAGAATGTTGTTCCGCCCACGCGGTCAAACCCAAGCGACGCAGGATTGGACATGTATTTCAACCCTGCCGATAATGAACCGATCCTCATTGCCCCACGCCAGAGTCGCCTCTTCCAGACGGGCTATAAGTTTGGCGTACCACACGGATACTGCCTGGAGGTAAAGAATCGTTCAGGCAATGCATCAAAGAAGAGTTTACTTGTTGGGGCATGCGTAATCGATCCAGGTTACGATGGCGAAGTGTTTGTAAACCTCCACAATGTAGGGTCCGAAAATCAGACTATCAATCCCGGCGATAAGATTGCCCAGGTTATTTTGTTCCCTGTGGTTCATTTCAAGGCATTCGAGAAGAATGAGGATGATCTCTACGGATACTACCCCATTGCTATGAGTGATCGTAAAGACGGCGCACTGGGAAGTACCGACAAGAAGTCGCCCAAGGATCTGAAGGCATCGCTTCCGCGTTATGCTGATATGTGCTTTGACTTCGAAGGGGAGTGGAGTCCGTGAATTACAGAAGATATTTTACCATGGTCTTTTTCATCACTATGCTTTCGATAACTGGATTTGTTGTTGCGACTCTCCTCACTACCCCGATGGGTTGCGAAGAGATGTGTGCCGAGTTTGATGATGCTGGCGAGTGATTGGGTAATGGAATCTCTGCTCGCGACAATCGAGACTCTTCTGCCGTGGTTCGCCATCGCTGCCTTTTCTTGGGCAGTGTTTGTGGGCCATAGGGCAAACAAGGAAAAACAAGAATGAACAACCACACAAAGAAATTAATGTTTAGCAGTAAAGAGATGAGTTGGGAAACACCCCAGGATTTCTTTGACAAGTTGGATAGAGACTTCAACTTTGATTTGGATCCATGTGCCACAGCCGAGACAACCAAATGTAAAACCTTCTACACGGAGGAAGATGATGGACTTTCTAAGAACTGGGGCCCATGCAAAACGGTCTTCGTTAACCCTCCTTATGGCAGGGATATAAAGAAGTGGATAAAGAAAGGGTATGAGGAATCCCGCAAGGATAAGACCACTGTTGTGATGCTCATCCCTGCTCGAACCGATACATCATATTGGCACGAATATTGTATGAGAGCATCGCAGATCTTCTTTGTGAAGGGCAGATTAAAATTTGGTGCTGCAAAGGCCGGAGCACCGTTTCCGTCCGCAGTAATCATCTTTGGGTGGAACTCAATGGGCGAAAACCCTCTGATTTCGTCAATAGAGAGATAGCACCACTAGTTATTTTTGATGTTTTGGAGGTTATTCGTTCCTGTGGTTTGTATCGTGCTTGGCATCTCTGTTGCCTTCGGATGCCTCACCGTTCGCCTTCCAGCATCTCAGGAAGACCAGCATGATTGCGTCTCTAAGAACGAACTGACGAGAATACCTGGGTGGAAATATGCCTATCAGAAACAGGAACAATGCAATTTCCCAGACCCAGGAGAAGTATCCGTGGCCCTTCAGGTTTTCTATGTATCTTGGTACGAGACATTTGGCGACCGCGCAGATGCCGCTTACGAGAACCTGAACAACATCATGATTGAGTGGAGAGAAGACTTGATGCCATTTGAGAGAGGGTACTCGGTTGATGGGACTTTTATTGAAAGTGGCGTGGCCTCCGGACTCACCAGGTCGAAAGATTATATAATTGTGAGAAGAGCATTTACAACAAAAATTTATGATACTTCTTTCGTGCACGAGTTGGTCCATGCCAGCATCCGAGCAGCAAACCCAGGTCAGCACGGAGATCCGGACCACGAAGGACCGAAGTACAAGGGGTGGGAAAAAGAACACACTACTTTCATTAAGCACGTTAACGAAACCCTTAGATTGATGGATTTGAATTATGCCGAAGAAAATAAAAAAGACTATTTCTTCCAGCGCTAAAAGAGCAAAAAAAGATTTACAGAAAAAAATGAATATGTTTGATCGTCTCCCTGACGAGTGTAGTGCTTGTTTGGAAGACTTCGATAAGAAAGATAAAGAGATGGTAAAGTCCTGGAGAGTCGTCGTTCGAAACGACGAAGGCCTTGTAAGACTTTATTGTCCAAACTGTTGGGATACTGCAATCTCAGTCGTTGAGAGCACCATGGAGGAAAAGTGAGTAATTTTATGTTGAAATATAATGCCGGCGCCCTCGCCCACTGGGGGAAAGATATTACCCATGCCACCGCGCCATCTACGCCCTCGGGCACTGATGAGGGTACCGAGAACCAAGTCACAACTTCATCGAATAGGATCTACTTCTATTCGGAGGTAACAAGAACTGAGTGTCTTTCCTTAAATAAGAATATTCAGGAGATTGCCAATTCGATGGTAACCACTTCTCAGAGTTATGGAATCTCGCCTCCGCCCGTTAAACTTCATATCAACTCTTACGGTGGAAGTGTCTTTGCTGGTCTGTCTACGGTCGATACTATTATCTCGGTACCTGCGCCGGTCCACTCTATCGTTGAGGGGTGTGCAGCATCTGCTGCTACCATGATGAGCGTGGTCGCCACAGAGAGATATATCAGAGAGAATTCCTATATGCTTATCCACCAACTTTCATCTGGTATGTGGGGAAAGTATGAGGAACTGAAGGACGATATGAAAAACAGTGACACACTCATGGGGAGAATAAAACTCATATACGAGAGGCATGCCAAGATTCCGAAGAAGCAGTTGTCAGATATTCTTAAGCACGATTTGTGGTTTGACGCGAAAACATGCTTGAAATATGGACTGGTAGACGATATCCTCGGTGCCCCAAACAGCGACATCAAATGATAATAGGTTTCGAAGATGAAGACACGACCTATGCCAAACTGCTTATAAAGTTGAAGCACGAGGGCATCACTAAAAGGCAATTTTTCAGAGGAGTTGTTGCATCCTTCTTGGAGGACGATCCCGCGTTTATCGAATACATAGTGGAATTTAAGAAGAGAAAGGATCTCCATGTAAAGGGGAAACAAAATATCCTCGATAAAGAGAGAACCCTTTCTGATGCCACTGGTAGGAGATTTAGATTGCCAGATAGCGAAATAGAAGACATCTTTGATATGTTTGAAGAGGAAATGGATTTATGAGAAAGTGCGCGAAAGAGTGTATGGCCAAAAACGAGGAATGCACGAAGACTGATTGCAGGATGTGGATAGAACATGGAGAAGAACAGAACTGTGCACTAATCTCGATAGAAAAGAACGGAGATATGACACTGCACGAAGTTGCAGAAAGATTGAAAATAAGTTATGTCAGGGTGAAACAGATCCAAGATACATCCTTGATAAAACTTTCTAAAAGAATACGCGGTATAACTCAGTGAGAGGGGTTTTTTGCGTTTTTAAATACTACTTATAAGTGATTTAATTTCTTTGTCGCAAACCATAGCGGCAATAAAAAAAAGAGGGAGAGAGTGAATTATGTCAAAGAAAGCTTTACTTGAAGAAGGTTCCGTCCGCCAGTTCATGCGATTGGCAAATCTAAAACCATTGGCAGAAGAGTTTGTTACAGACTTATATAAAGAAGAATTGGAAGAGGTTAACAAAGTTGTTGACGAAGAAGTGACCGACGAGGTGACCGAAGGGTCCGCCAAAGAAGAGGTTAATGAAGTCACTGACGAAGAAGTAAGCGAGGAAATTGCCAAAGAAGAGATCACAAAAGAGGAAATGGAAGACGACCCAATGGCAGACGAACCTCCAGCAGACGAACCTCCAGCAGACGAACCTCCAGCAGACGATGCGATGGATGCGATGGCAGACGATGCAGACTTAGGCGACAAAGAAGGACTGCTGAAAGACGTAGTTAACGCAGTTGCCGCTGTTTTGGGAGTAGAAGTGTCCATGGACTCGGCCGAAGCAGAAGCACCTGCCGACGATGAGATGCCAGCGGATTTGGATGCAGATGCCGAAATGGAAATCGCTGACGCACCGGTCGAAGGCGAAGGCGAAGTCTACCAAGAATCGAATTTGGATTTGGATAGCGTTGTTGCTGAAGTGACCAAACGTGTCAAAGAGCGACTCGCTGCCGAAAATAAGTAATAAAATAACAATATATTAATAAATAATTTTATTGGACAGTAACAATCAGTAAGTAAAAACCACTCGCATGCCCTCTAGTGAGTGGTTTTTGCTGTTTTGCGATTTGTATTGCCTATTTATATTACAATACCTACTTAATTATGTTACAATAGTTAATAATTAAATCCTATTTCGGGAGAAGGAAATGACCAGATGAGCGCAAAGGAATTGTTGAGGTTTGTTGAACTAGAAATAGATACCCTGTTTGCTGGGAAAAAAGAAGTAGCACCTCTGAACGAAGAGAGCAGGTTGAAGGCAGAACAAGGCAAGGTGCTAGAACTCTTTAAGTTGCAGATGTCAGAGAACTGGGGCAAGTTAGATACGGTGGAGCGCGCAGAACTTGATCGCATCGTTAGGACCGCAACTGCTGGCAAGGATTCTGTACAGGACCGCTTGAAAATCATCGAGCAGCAAATGACTAAACTAAGGGAGGGCACTCTCGGAAAGATCAAGAACCCAAGGAGAATTCTATCTCAGATTATCTTGTTAGAGACTTTCAATAGGTTGTTTAAGAGCTTTCAGGCATCTCCGGCAGGTTTTGTTAATGAAGGGCTTATAAGTGCCTTTTATCGCTCGGCCCAAGAAGAAGCTGGCCTAGCGAACAAAGAACTTCAGATTGGCGACGTCATAGATGTTGATGGGACGCCTATTTCGATTAAAACGAAAATCGACGGCAAGGCAGCGGTTGATGGTAGTATCAAGAACCTCTATGCATCTCTAAACAATAGCCCAACTAAAAGGGTTTATTTTGATATATTTATCAAAAAACCAGCGGGTAGTTCGGGTCAGGTTGGTTCTCTGGCATTCTACAGGTTCACTGTTGATGCAACAAATATAAACGAGTTTCTTAACAAAGATCTCTTTGATCCCGATCCAGAAGATCCTGCCAAGGTTGTTTTGAAACCCCAATATCGTAAAACATTTTTGGCTACCAATGCAGTACAAGAAGGTCAGGGTGACAAACTAACAGGAACAGAAGTTCTTGATGTGATATCACAGATGGCGCAGACGGGCGAAATTCTTGATATTGACGAAGAAGGGTTGCGTAATTTGCTTGATGTCGATGATCTTGGTCCCCTTCTAGGAAAGGTTGTTGGTGCCAACGCCAAAACCAATCCCAGAGCACGTGCAGAAGAAATGCCTTCTGATGAACGCCAAAGATTTCTGAAACTAATAGGACAGATGGGAAAACTTTATAATGCCAAGTTTAAAAAGCGTAATTTGACCGGACACGATCCAAAAACCGAAAAAATACACACAGATTTTAGTCTCACCCAGTCTGAGTGGATGAAGTTCGCGCTGGCAGAGGGAAATCTTGAACCACCAATTGTGTTGAACTTTTCAGATGCAGACATTGCAAAGACTATTGAAGTAGCCGTAGGGCAGATTGACGAAGCGATAATTGATATGTTCAACAGTTTGGCCACATTTACCGAAACTGTCCAGACTTACTTAACTACAATAGCCTCCAACAGGGCAGCAGTCGGCATCGCAGCGACTGAGAAGGCCAACGAGTTGCCAGATAAGACCGCGAAAGTTGTATCCCTCGCCGGCACGGATCCGAACAACAAAACTGATCGGGAAAATTAATCCTTGACAAAGATGTTTTTTATCTGTATAATAACCAAAAAGATGATCACTTAACTGATCGGAGGAATAATGTCGAAACAATACCTTGATACGCAAAAAGGTTTAAATCAGAAAATTTTAAATGGCATAAACAAGTTGGCCGACAATGTTTCTGCCACCATGGGCCCCAAAGGGAGGAATGTGATTCTCCACCCGAAGAGTGGTTCTCCAATTATCACTAAAGACGGTGTAACTGTCGCACGGTTCGTAGACTTTGACGACCCGTTTGAGAATGTTGGCGCACAAATAATCAAACAAGCAAGCGAGGAGACCAACAATAGTGCTGGCGATGGAACCACTACTGCAATTGTTATTGCTCGTGCTATTTTTCTAGAGGCACAGAAGCACATCGTTGCCGGTGCCTCTCCTGTCGAACTGAAACGTGGCATTGACAAGGCAACCTCTGTGATTGTCTCCAATCTTCGCAACATTTCAAAGAAGGTAACAAAACTGTCGGATATTGAGGACATTGCTACCATCTCAGCGAACGGAGACAGGACCATCGGCAAACTTATCTCTACGGCAATCGATATGATCGGCAAAGATGGTTCGATTACAATTGAGGATGGCAAATCATTAGATACAAGTCTGGATCTCGTGGAAGGTTTTCGTTTCGATAACGGTTATGCTGCCGGCGCGTTTGTGACCGACGAGCGCAGGGGAGTGCTGAAATACAACGATCCCCTATTCCTTGTTACCGATGAAAAGATAGAATTCGTAGAAGACATTTTACCGGTCCTAGAACTGATCGCGAGAGATGGTCGCCCACTAGTGGTTGTCGCCGAGGAGATAGAAGGTCAGGCACTCGCGGCAATGATAATGAACGCAGCACGAGGAACTATGAAAGTTGCTGCTATCAAGGGCCCCCGCTATGGCGAGGAGAGACGAAACATCCTGGAAGACTTAGCAATCAGTGTCGGCGCCACATTCATTTCCCGCTCCTCGGGCTTGAAGTTGAGAGACGTTAAACTGACTAACTTGGGTAATGCTAAATCAATTGAGGCAACTAAGACACTGACAACTGTTGTCGGAGGTAACGGAAGCGAAGAGCAGGTCTCCGAGCGTGTTGAACTTCTCAAGTCTCAGTTTGAGCAGACTGACAATATGCAGGTCTGTGAAAGGATCCAAGAACGTATCACTCGCTTGGCCAGCGGCATTGCTATTATCAATGTTGGCGGCAATACGGAAGTGGAGATGATTGAGAAAAAGCATCGCATCGAAGATGCCCTTGAGGCAGTCAAGTCGGCACAACAGGAGGGAATGATCTCCGGCGGCGGCATGGCACTCCTCTTGGCATCGAAGGAAGTGGAGATAGATGCTGAAAACCGAGATCAAGAACTTGGCGTAAAGATCGTTACTGATGCCGTCCAGGCACCGATTAAGCAGATGGCCAGAAACGCAGGAATGAAACCAGATGTTGTCTTAGACCAGGCATTGTCTACCGAAGAGGGTACAGGTTTTAATTTTTCGACAGGCGAGATTGTAGATCTCAAGGAAAATGGCATCATCGATCCAGTAAAAGTAACCCGGTGTGCACTTCAGAATTCTGTATCGGCAATCGGTACTCTTATCACAACAAGTCACGCGATAATTGACGAGTAAGGAACTATTTATACAGGCAAATCAAAGTAACCGGCGGAGGAAAACCACATGGAAGATAAGACAAACCTTTGCTTGAGCATGCTCGATGGCAAACTGGATGTATTAGACATGAAGATTGACGAACTCCGTGAGAAGCAGGAATCCATGGCCGCCGATATCTCAAAGGTCAGAGAAGCAGTGTATCATCCTGATGAGGGTCTTTATGCGAGGATAAGGGAACTTGAGGGGTGGAAGAACACATCCACCAAGTTGCTTTGGATGCTCGTTTCTGCCATGATTGGCGTTGTTTCATATATAGTCACCGCTGCATTGGGGTGAGAGAGAGAGGATTAAGATGAGTGCAAAACTAACAATAAGAACAGATGCTAGCGAGATTCCAGCAGACGTAAGGATGCTGATTGATAACGTGCGGCAAAAATTAGGTGGAATCCAGAACTCGAAGTTGCGTTTCGCGATGGAGAAATTATCCAATACAGCAGACATTGCAGAGACTGTGGGAATCCTTCAAGGAGCACAGAGAGAACTGGGATTAATCAACGAACGTCTGGAGGATTGTGCTAGCATCCTTTCGCAGTACCACGAACTTCTCAGTGCCAGCAATAACCCGGAGGGTGCTTGAGGGCAGGCGACTTACTACATATCCCATCGGAGGTTCTTCTCGTCGAAATAGAAAGCGGAGAAGAACCCTTGCGATATATAGACAAATACATGTTCACCGCAAAACCAGAGTTGGCCATTTATCTGAATAAATGCAAACAACTGGAGGGTTATTCTAGGATAGTCTGCGGCGGACAGGTTTGGCTTGTGCTCTCAAAGTCGATATACCTCTTTGAGAAGAGCACAGAAGGAGAGCAGCATGCTAGTAGAATTAGTTGAAGTGAATTGGGAAACTTTTGCCGGCGAGTACAAACTCCAATTAGGAGAGGTCTACGTCAACCCCGAGCAGATCATTAGCGTCCGCCGAGATGAACGTGCCGAGTCTCTCTTGCAGGAGGGTGCCTTGCCGCCGGAACTGAATGCAAGTCATTCCTTTTCCCGCGTCACGATTCGCTCCGGATTGCGACCCCACGAAATAAGAGTCATAGGAACTCCGGCACAAATCGTGGAGAAGTGCCGGTCATCAAAGAGAACTTTACTGAAGGGTTAGGTTAGAGAGTGTTTAGTTTTTTCCACCTTTTCATAAAAGTCGATTGCCCCTATTGCAAACTTGCGGTTGAGTTACTGGAGAGTTCCAGCACTGAATACGTTGTGACAGTTGTTGATAATTCTGTTGGATATCACGAGATGGTCAAGAAGCAATTTAACCACCCAACAGTCCCCGTTGTCTTGGAGTGCGACAGCAGGGGAAAGATGGATCTGGTGGGCGGATTCACCGAACTAGAAAAACTCCTTGAGAAGAGAGGTAGATAAAGATGGAGACAGTACCATGCAAGTGGAAACCCGTTGAAGAATACGGTTTCGCAGCAAGAGACGAAAAGAAGAGGGATGGAAGATACCACGGTTCGATGTTTTGGGATGTGAAGGGTTTTGGCAGCAAACGATGGGTCGTTGCAGGTCAATTGGATTTGGATGCAGAACTAAAGCAACGCTTAGACCAGGGAGTCCCTGAGAGGCAACTGGTTGAAGCATGCTTGCAGTTCCTGAACCAACCCCCACCCAGAGAAAAGTTCCAAAGGAAGACCTCTCGGCCGCTCTACGGGAACCTTGAATATTACCGACATCGACTAAAGAAAGACTGTATCGAAGTCCTGGTAATCACGGACCAGAAAAAGAATGATCGCTTTTGGTCTGAAGGTACAATTGTAAATTCATAAGATAAGAACTTGACACCCAGTGCTTGGGTGTTTATAATAGTATCTGTGCTGCCATGTCGGGGCACGTTAACCAAGTCATAAACTTGCTTTTAAAGGAGAATAAACATGACTAATAATAAACTAACTAGAAACCACTACTTTCCGTCCATCATGGGACAATCGGTGCTTGACTCGATCTTCGAACAACTGATCATTCGCTCGCCAGATTGGTCCGGCGAGGTCACAAAGAAATCCACGGAAGGATATCCCCTTACGGATATCTACAAGGATGAGGAAAATAATCAGGTGATCGAGGTAGCTCTCGCTGGTTTCTCCAGGGAAGACTTAAAGGTGGAAGTGAGGGATAACTATATTACGATCTCTTGTGACTCTGCCTCGAAAGGTGACGCACCATCGCGTCGGATTGCTCGGAGGTCTTTCTCGAAGTCGTTTGTCGATTACGAGAACCAACTTGAGATGAAGAGTTCAGATGCTTCATTTGAAAATGGATTGCTGAGGGTTGTGATCCCCCCAACGGAAGAATCAAAACCAACATCTATTGCAATTGCCTAGGCATTACAACAGATACAAAGTAGGAGCGCACCCTTGTGGTGCGCTTTTTGTTTATGGTGTGGTACCGGCATCTTCTTCGGTGAGGCAGATGTTTGTGAAGACATCTTTGAGCATTTCGGTATATCGGGTCCCGTTTGCAGGAGTGATCTCATAGAACCTGTCTGTATCCCCGTAGACAATCTCGTGAAACCCGAAGAAGTATTCTGTCTTGCCTATGATAAATGTCTCCACTGAGTCTCCTGCTTCGCAAGAACCTAACTGACAATTAAAGGCATTCCAATATATTGCTGATGCCTGAAGTTGTGACCAACTCTGTGCCCCTTCATCGGTGATCAAGATTATGTATGGGTAAGCATCTTCCCGCCAACCGATGCCGGCCGGATCATCCGGACTCACCAAGTCATACATCACATCTATGGATGGTTCATACCCTCCGCCTTGGGCATTTATTATAGATGTCAATGCAGTAAGGAAGGTATTTACATCAACCAGAGGTGGACCCGTTGCAACAATGTAGGGCGCGCCGCCCCCACCAGAGGCCTCTGGGAATGGAACAAGAGCAAAGCGATGTTCTGTGCCTTCGAAGTCTGCTACATAGTTCGAGATGCCCTCGGCGAGAGCAGCAATGTATGCACCCATGGAACCGGAAATATCAATGGCAAAAACCATGTCTACCTTGTCGTGTATATTTAAATCCTCGTCAACCTCGCCATCACAATCATTGTCCAACGCATCGCAAACTTCTTCCTCTGGTCCAATCTCGCCAACACACTCCCCCCATTCTCCTGCGGTACAGACAGCAACTCCGGCACGGCATTCTCCAACGCCCAGAGTTTCCTCTGGTTGAACTCCGCAGACCGCTTCCATTCCGTCTATGGTATTATCGCAATCGTCATCCCAATTGTTGCACACCTCTTCCCCAGGTCCGAACCAGAAGCATTCTCCCCATACTCCAAGACTGTCGCAAACTTGGATACCAGTGCCACAACTCATCCATTCGCCTGTGTACTGATCCATCATAGGATCTTCCTGACATGCTTGCGCATCACCTTCTACACAGGGACAATTCTCATCCACTTCTCCATCGCAATCATTGTCAACACCATCGCAAAACTCAAACCCAGGCATTGCCGCAGTACATCCACCCCATGCGCCTCCCGAACAAAACTCTATGCCCTGACCACAGTCGGACTCACATAGTCTTTCTAGATCATTGTCCGTCATCCCATCGCAGTCGTTGTCTATGTTATCGCATATTTCATTTTGGGGAAACTGTGCGCCGACACAGAGAAGTTCTCCATTAATGCATGCATTACTCCCATAACTACATTGGCCAATGGTAGACTCTGGTCCACATGGCAGACCTACATAGTATGGGTCATCATCTACTATTCCGTTACAGTCATTATCTATAGTGTCGCACAACTCTACATGCGCAAGGACTTGCCCCTCACACCCAGACCAGGCACCATCAACGCAAGCAACTATGCCAGTTCTGCATGGGGTATCATCGCTAAATACAGCATCCGGAGCACCAGTCCAACATTCATATGGACCCACTTCATCTATCTCACCATCACAATCATCATCAATACCGTTACATATTTCATCTGCGCCAGGAAAGATATTCGGATTCCTGTCGTCGCAATCCGTAGCATTCAAGCAGGACGTAAGATCATTGAAGAGATCTCCGTCAATATCTCTAGAAATTTGGTTATCTACGATGCCATCGCAGTTGTTGTCTAGACCGTCACAAGTTTCGGCGATTGGTTTAACTTGGCCAACACAAATCTGCCTGTTGTCTTCATCGCATGCAGTCATGCCGAGTTGGCACTCGCCTTGTGTACGAGATTGGTAATCTTGGTCAAACACGAATATACCGCCATCTGCTGTGTTGATACAGGGACTCGGTACGGGGCAACTAAAAAAGAGTTTTTCATCATCACAACTACATCCGCCAAAAAGCGAAATAAATAGTGTCAATAGAATGGTGATTTTTCTCATTTTTATACCTCTGGGTCATCTCCGTTTGTGCCGACATCTTCTAGTATACTTTGTTTCCTCTCTTCTGTCAACTCGGTCAACCATCTTGAGACACTTTTGTCTGATGCTTCCACAAACACGCTTCCTACTCCATCGCAGTAGGCACAGAAGTATGTCTTATTCTTACATACCATGCAGGCACTCTTCACATATAGTTTAGCACTGTGTCCCATAATTTTTTACTTTTTTTTCCTCTGCTTTTCTTGTGTTCTGGCTCCTGTGTTCTTCTTTTTGTGCTCTGCCTCTAGAAGTAACTAGTATGGAAATAGTCCAGATACTGCTCGATGACTATTTACAAGCAGTATGGCAGACTTAGCGGACAATACGGGTCACTTGAAAAAAACACTTGACATCTCTGTTGGAGATGTGGTATGCTTTAGGGGTGACTATACCAGAAAGGCAGGCGTGGGCATTGTTATGGGGTTTGAGCAGGTAGAGTTTGACGTATATGATCTGAAGGACGCCGCAGAGAAATTCACGAACCCCAAGATTTTTGTGTTTTGGGTTGAGAAGGGTACCGGGATGTGGATGAGCAAGCAAGATATCATGATTCCCAGTCTAGGGAAGGACTAAGAAAAGAGAATGACAATTCCAGCAATTTTATTGGTCTTGGCCACCATTAGCAATGGAGGTGCCGAAGAGATAATATATAAATCAGTAAAGGGTTACAGGGGAGGGAAACCTTACATACTTAATGTTTCCTCTATCCACCAGAAGGGTACCCACGGGTCTTCCCTGGCACTTGCTACAAGACCAGCAAAGAACTTCCGGGATATGATGGTTGCAGCAGCAAAAGATGGATTCCACCTTAGTGTGACAACGGCGTTCAGAACGCATCGCGAGCAGAGAATACTACACAGAGCAAAAGGCGAACTTGCTGCCCGCCCAGGGCACAGTTCGCACCAAATGGGCATGTCAGTCGATATTGCCGGCACAACACGGGTGATAGACAAGAAGAAGAACAGGACCATCCTTTATTGGTGGCTTGTCCGCAATGCTAAGAGATTTGGTTTCTACAACGACGTAGAGGGTGAAACTTGGCATTGGACATTTTACGAGAATGGTTATAAGAAAAAGAAAAAGAGAACAGTTCCAGAGAAGGAGGCACAAAATGTCTAACGAAAACGAAGAGCAGGAAAAGTTTGATCGCGCAATGAAGAGGATAGAGTCTCATGCCGTCCTAGTGACACTAGCATTTATCTTTATCTTATGTTTTCTTGTTGTTGATAATAAGGTGGGCGCCAAATATGCCTTGCTGGGTATGTTGGCACTGAGGAGTTACGGACTGCTTGTGTTGCGGATGCAACGCGAGTGGGTGGGGATAATCCTGTACGGCACAGCACTCTTCTATTATTCAACTCAGATCAGTCCAGGTTTGTTTTGATGCTGAATAGGATTAGGAAAATCATTGCAACAGTTCTTCTTCGCGGAATAGATATCAACCATGCGAAGAAGTGTGACAACTGCCTTGAGGAATACACTTGGCAAACACCATCCGGTCACCGTCTATGCGGTCATCACTATAACAAATTCGTGAAACAACTTGAGAAAGGAAAATAACATGAGAAGAAAAACAAACGCAGAGAAAATAAGAGAATCACTACATGCGGGAGCAAAAAAGAATCGCCCCGAAGAGATTAATAAATTGATATCTGAACTGCGATCACAGAAAAAGCAGATTGATACCTTAGAGGATCTGGTCAACTATCACAGGGATCGCATAAGTGTCTTGGAATCTAACAATCATGCTATCTTATTGGAATTAAAGGCAAAAGAAATTGAGTTGTTAGAAATCAAGGACTTACAGACGAAAGTTGCTGCGCCCAAGAAAAAGCGAAAGAAATCAAGCACTTCGAAGAAGTCTAGCAATAACAAGGACTTAGGCGTGGCCACCAAACGTGTCAAAAAGAAAACATCATAGATCCGGGCACTTAAAGTTTCCGCACAAAAGACTTGACAAATGATCTCTATTCTGCGATAATGGATGACAGATCAGATTAGGAATTGGGAGAAAAGACTATGATCATGGTTAAAGTGTATAAAGCAAGTCCGATTGATATAGACTCGGGGATCGAGGATCTCCTTTCTGCTGCCCTTCCCAAACTTGTGGAAACTTATAGTTTTAAGGAAGAAGATCGCGCCGCAGTTGATGAGTTGTTTTCTGTATACGATCCGGATGAGTTTATGATAGTTGTAAAATACCGGGAACCGTCCTCATTTGGCCAAAAGTGGTTAGAGTTTTCTACCATGTATGGCGGATTGTCTGGCAACAGCGGCAATGTCTTGGACTATATTATTGGCAAGGCCTAATCGTAATGTCACAAACTTTAGAACGAAACCCTAGGAGATGCTCCTATTGTCGCTCAACCGATCATGATCGGCGCACATGTGCCGAATTGAAAGAACATGGTGCCAAGTTTGCGCAAATGAATAGCAAATTTATCCAGTTGGTGTCAGAAGATCTTCATGCCCGTGGCCTCGCAGTGGGTGCTCTTGTCGAATATATACAGGCAGTACAGGGAAAAGAGGAAGCAACAGCATTAGGGTTAATCACAGAACTCGAATGGGACGCGCTTTTCTTCCGCAAACCGGGCAAGCGCTGGATCAAGGTCCACATCCTCGGCCAACCTAAGATCGAGACAGGTTCCTATGGTCGTGGTTGGGGAGTCTCTACCGCTTTTGGGTTGTCTATTCCTTCTCCGCCAGTTTGGAAGGTGAGGTTTGCAAACCACGAACTGAAGCGCGAGTGGTGTTCTGAGGGGAAGGTCTTTAGATACATGCCAGAACTTAAAAAGATCACAGAAGCAGAATATGGCGAACTGGCAAAATCTCGGATTGGTGGGTATTGGAGAATCGCATCACCGGTATATGCGCCAACTTCACGCCTCTTGCGCGGTTATGACGCATCTACTCTCTTCGAGGGGTGGCAGAATGTTAGGGATTATTTCAAAACCCTTTCTGCCGCTGGAGGGCATAGAGAGTGTAGAGCAACGATCCTCGAAGAGTGGACCTAGATAGCAACAGAAGTAACAAAAGGCAAAATAATATGTCAGCAATCGATTTCAAAACATTTCTTTTCGCAGCACCTCATGTCTTAGCAGCGAGATACCCCATTATCCTTCGCGGCCGCCATGGTATTGGCAAGTCTGAGGTAGTATATCAAATAGAGGGGGATCTACCCTACACTGGTGGTGTTATCGAGCGTCGCGCCTCCCAGATGACCGAGGGTGACCTCATGGGTCTCCCATCTATCGACAACACCAGGGGCGCAACCGTGACAAGATGGAACCCACCAGACTGGTTCAAGGAAGCATGTGATCGCGGAGTCCTCTTATTCTTGGATGAGATTGATCGAGCAACTCCAGAAGTCAGACAGGGCATCTTTGAACTCACTGACTCTCGCAAATTAAACGGGCACACCCTCCATGAGGATACGGTCATCGTCGCCGCAGTTAATGGCGGCGAAAACTCTTCAGAGTATCAGGTTGGGGAAATGGATCCTGCTGAACTGGATCGTTATACGGTATTCGATATAGAACCCACGGTTGAGGATTGGCTTACCTGGGCATCCGACAAGAAAGTAGAACCGGTCGTTTGGGATTTTATCAACGAGAATAGAAACCACCTTGAGCATGCCAGTGGCAACTATGAACCGGGCAAGGTATACCCTAGTCGCCGGTCGTGGGTAAGATTCAGCGAGACAATACGCATTATGCGGGAAGAACTCAGTGAATCTGAGTTGTTCTCCCTCACACAAGGATTTCTTGGTTTTGAAGCAGCAATTGCCTTCCGTGATTTCTACATCAATCATGACCGCATGGTGACTGTCGATGATATCCTCGACAAGGGTGATATCAAACTTACAGAAGAATTTGATATCAACAAGCATGGCGCATTGATAGAGAAGATGGAGAATTCAAAGATCTTTGATGAAACAGAGTTAAGCAGCCAGCAATTGGATAACTTGGCGGCATACTTCGTGACAATCCCCGGAGAGATGGCAATGAAATTGTTTTCAATTGTCGGAAGATGTGCCATCCGAGACAATATTATAAATTTCCACGGTGCGGAGGTAGATGGAAAAAGAGTGGGAGATCACATTGTATCCCTGGTACAGAAGACTGTAGAAGAATAGAGACAATCAGCAACCCAAGAATTACAGAAGAAACAAGAGAAAGGAAGGTTACTGCGATGCCATACAAGAACAAGCACAGCAAGAACATTAATAAGTTAGTAAAATGGGCAAAAGAAGTCAAGCAAATCACTGTTGTTTTCGCCACTGGCCAATGCGATAGGTATATGCCAGAGGATAGATTGATTATCATCAACGAATCTCAGACGGGCGAGAACCAAATGTTCACCCTCTTACATGAGATCGGGCATGCCATGAATCGCGAAGTCGGTTCCGGCGCCGCCTACCGCTATGGGAAATATCAACTGTTAGCAAAATCAGACCTCACCGGCAAACCTATCAAGTCATATGCCTACAGGGTCCAACTCCTGGATGAAGAGATGCAGGCATGGAAGAACGGCAAAGAACTTGCTGAGGGGTTGGGGATAAAACTAGACGAAAGGGCATACGAGAACTGTGCCGCTAAATGTATCATGTCCTATATTGATTGGGCATCAGAACGAGAGTGGAATGCCCCAGCGTAGTTCGCGAAATTACCGCGTGGGAGACCTGGTTGAGAACTGCGAGACAGGAATACTGGGTTTGGTTATGGTAAAGACAAAGTGGAACAACTCATCTACTATAGATGACACTGATTTTAAAGTGTATTATCGCGTCTGGTGGTTGAACGATGCAGGCGGTTATCGGGAAAGTCTGGTGAGTCCTAGAGATGCGCGGATTAGGATGGCGCCCAAAACCAGAGACGCACGTTCAAAAAGAGAGAAGGGGTAGCATGACATTCGATCTGAACAAGCACATCTATAGATTGTTGCAGGATGAACCTTTCTTTGCGGCACTATCGCGAAGGATAGATAAGAAGGTCAGTCGATCTGTTCCCACTGCTGGAGTAATGATCAACAAACATACTGGGTACTATGAACTTCTCTATAACCCTGAATATTTTGAGTCCATTACCGAGAAGGAGATGGGCGGAGTCTTGAAGCATGAGTTCTACCATTTGGTGTTCGAGCACATCACAGATAGACTCCCCGAAGGGAAGATGAGTGTGCTCTGGAACGTGGCCACCGACCTTGCAATCAACTGGCATATCCGCACCGAACTGCCACCAGGTTGCTGCATACCGGGAGAGGGAGACTACGAGCGATTCCCGCCCCTAATGACGGCCGAATGGTACTACGATGCGCTGAAGAGCGAGCAGGATCCCAAAAAGAAATCGCAACAGTCTCACGCCGAAGGCGAAGGAGAAGGGGAGGAACAGGAGGAACAAGGCAACGGAAAGGGGAAGGGCAAACCAGGCGAAGGCAATGGTCAATTTGACAGCCATGATTCTTGGGGCGATGCCAACCAACAGACAAAAGAGATTGCAAAAGAGAGACTGAAGGAGATGACCAAGAAGGCATCTGAGGAATGTGATAAGACAAACTCCTGGGGTTCGGTCTCACGTCAAGTGAGAGAGCACATAAAGGAAAATATCATTGGTCATACCCTTGACTGGAAAAAACTCCTTAGATACTTCGTGAGAACCTCACAGGTGGTAAACAAGCGCTCATCTATAAAGAATATCAATCGGAGGTATCCCTATATTCATCCCGGTAAGAATAAGCGCCGACAGGCAAGGATAGCAATCAGTATTGACCAGTCTGGGTCTGTGAGTGACACCCTGCTGGATACGTTCTTCGCTGAACTGGCAGAGTTGGCCAAGGTAGCAGAATTTGTTGTGGTACCATTTGATGATCAGGTTTTCGAATCGGAGGTGTTTGTTTGGAAGCGCGGAGAGAGGCGAAAGAATGTCAGGGTTCTTCGCGGTGGCACAAACTTTGATGCCCCCACCAAATATGTTAATGAAAATAACTTTGACGGACACATCATCTTGACAGATATGTATGCTCCCAAACCAGGTCCGTCCAAGTGTCAGCGGGTGTGGGTGACTGATGCTGCCGGTTCTCATGCTCCATACTTTACCACAAAAGAAAGGGTGTTGGTGCTTAAGTGAAACTATTTACCAATAGAGAAAATGGTTTCTTCCGGAGGGAAAAAAAGAATGTCAGATAACAATGAGAGTTCTGGTTCTTTCACTTATCATACATACGATGATGATGATTATGATTATGGAGACTTCAATACACAATCGATGGCGAACATGGCAGAACTCATTAACGAGTTGTCTGATGAGGGCAAGATCTTACCCTTTACTGAAGCATCCACAACAATGCAAGATTATATGGATGCCTGGGTCATGTGGAAGCAGTATGTATCTGAGGTCGGAGAGTCAGGCAAGTATCGTTATGCAGACTTCTTATTCAATGTCGTTGCAAAAAGGGCAATCTATATCTCTTCGAACATACAGTAGAGAAAAAAAAGAGGATTTTATGATAAAGTTTAAATTTATGCTATCTGTTATAGGCCTTATGGTCTTTTCCGGATGCCTGTCACAAAGAGAATACGATGACACCGTAGAACAATCAAGCATGATGAGTTACTATGACTACGGTTTCCACTCTAACTCAGGTGACCATTTCGTGGATATTTTCGACACTAGTCTGCGCGCCAATATCGGCGATGTGACATCCCTAGATACAACACCGTCTTATGTCAGGGGTTTCAACGATGAAGAATATGCTGAAGTGGAGATCAATGTCACGACAGCCTCTGGTGCTGCGATGGCACTCCTGCAAGTGAATGGCGGACTCGGTAGCGATCAACTCGCACCAGGCGCAGTTCATCGGTTTCTGGGATCTTCTATGTCTGCTGCGCATGCAAGCGGGGAATTCCATGTCGGTACCATAGTTTGCTCTGGCAGGCTGCCAGGAGAATGGGAGTATGATGATATTGGAAGTCGTACCGAAATTCGGATATCTGAACTAGAAGGTGTCCCCAATGGCCGCCGCATAGATTTTACCACAACGACATCTGCCAATGATGAAGCAACCGGTCACTGGGATATGATTATTGAATCCAACGAAGGAGATTCCGAATGACAACCACTAAGATGAGATTACTAAAAATAATAAAAGAAGAAGTAGATGCTGCTACTGTGAACGTCGCAGGCCATGAGCGCTTGTATGGGAACAATATTGGCATCATAGAGGGAGAGTTGAGGGACATAGTGGAACTTGCGCAATCGCAAGAGTTGAGAGATGATCTCAATGCTATTCGTTCAACTCCAGCGGCAACTGAAACGCCCAAATCAATCCGCCGAATGCTCACGATTACGGCAAACTTGCGAGCACGTCTTCGGGGGATTGAGGAAAAGTTTCAACACAACAAGAGAAGCAAAACAACACAGAAAGGTTAAGATTATGATTAGCGGAAGTGATTCTACCAAATTGTTTGATGGGTATGTGGATTTCGAACCAGAGGAGGTCCACGACTTACCTGAAGGTATCGGAGAAAATATTGTAGAGAGGGAAGAGTTGCAAAAGATGGTCAGAAGGGCCCGCGCCCTTCAGACGCACCAAAAAAACTACATCTCTCCGGAGAGTCAGAAGTTGATTGACAGGAAGGCACAGCAGATTGGTGCCATCATCGCAGAATGGGTATTCTTGGCAGCAGATTCAGGTGACTGGAGTTACAAATATGATATGACTCCTCTAGATGCGATGTACCTTGCCCCAACGCTCATCGAGGTCAGGAGACTGCTTCCTGGTACCTTTATCACCTCCAGTAACAGCAGCAAGAATCGATGGATTTCGGTTAACTGGAACGACGGCAACGAGGTCTAGGCACTGCTATGACCATTGCAAAGAAAGCAAGGAAGATAATGCTCGTAGCATACTGCTACGCTGCCATTCTCTATACCGGCACAATTTTAGTGAAGAGAGTAATAACAGGGAGTATTGTGAATGTCGAAGAAGGCAAATAAAACTAACGAAATGGTCGCTTATCTGGGCAAAGAGGAGATGGCACTGGGCCCCCTCTCTTCAGAAGATGACCTTATAAAGTTTTTCTTCTCAAACGGAGAGAGAAACATATTCAGTTTTGATCGTCGCGTCATCCCCTATGCTAACAATATGGATAGCATGGTAGATGAGGCAAAGAAACTTATAGAAGAGCGAAAGCAGAAGAAACAAGAAGAGGTACAATAATGGGAATCCCATATTACACAGTCACTGTCGTACTGGAGCATCCAGACTACGCGGATTTAAGTTCGATTATCTTTCAGGAGAAGTTTGGTGAGAACTACCCAGCACTCAGATGCTGGCACGAACTGGCAGCGATTTATGGTGATGGCCACTATAGCGTGTGCCTTGATGATCTAGACTTCGATCTGGATCGGCACAACGAACTTCTGCGAGAGCAGCGCAACAACGAAAAGGGAATAAGTGGTCTTCTAGGAGAATGAAAAACTACTTATTGTTCACAAGAAGGAGAGTTACAAAAAGATGATTAAGAAATTTATAAATTCAGAAAAACTTCGATTGCCATGGGCATTTCTTATGCTGGCAATAAGTCTATTCTGCACATTCTTGACCCTTGAGATACTTCTCATGTTATTTGAGCATGGATCTGGCAGCATCATGCATGTTACATTCATTTCGGCACTATTGGCCATCAATGGTTTCGCAGTATATCTCAATTTCATTCGAATTTTTTATCAACTTAAAGAGAAATTCGGAACCGACGACTAAGGAGATGCCCAACGAACACGAACCCCCACTGCGGGAGGGCGATATGGTACAGATCACTTTTGCTGAGACTACCCGCGTTGGCATAGTTGTTGAGATCCATGAAGAGGCAAATCAGGTCGTAGTTCTGGGTCCATCCTGGAAGGTGACGGTGGATGCTGAGAGTGCAAAGAAACTCTGAAGAGTTTGAAGGATTGAAAAAGAGGATGAATATTTTCACAAAACACCCAAAGGAAGTTGGGGAATCGTATTTCCAGCATTTCCGCGTAGCACTTAAGATTGCGGCCATTCTATTCTGCTCTTCCTTTTTTCAATTGGCACATTCGGTATTTCCTTTCGTTACTCCGCCGGTCTTTGCTAGGGTAGATTCATTAAAAGCATACTTCGCGAAGGTCTCCCCTTCCGAGCGAAAAAAAAACAACCTTCGCTCGCGGGGATCTCATCCGATTGAGGCAGATTGAACTCGCTAGTGGCGCCCCTCCAATACTCTTGCGCCAAAATATGGATAGCGTTGGAATAATCGTTGATATCGCTCCCGGTATCGAACACGATATTCTACGCATTCTATGGACCTGCGACTGCGATTCTAGAACAGAGGTCATTTCAACACGCTGGGTGGAAAGGGTGTAAGTATTCAGAAACACTAGGTTTTCGCAAGTGGTTGAAAATGCTAGGTTTTCTCATGAGCGTTAATGGTCAATCGTAAGTGCCCGATATATCTGTGTAAAAAAACTGCCATTATGTTCTTGACAGGGTGATCTCTCTATGTTATGATCAATATTCCTACAGCGATCAAAAAACGAAAGGTATAAATATGACACTCAAATTTAAGACACTCGGGACAAACCAAACTGAGATTAAGACAAGCAAGCATACTGTCCTGTTCTCGTATGAAACCCCGGTAGTGGTTCATACTCATTATACCGGTGCTGGATCCCCGCAGGCGGTGTTCATCACAAACGGAGCAAACGAGAAAGGCAAACAGATCCGGACTCGAACCACCTCCGGACACATCAATTCTTATGTGAAAGATCTGCCTTCCAATTGGGAAAGGTTCGATGTCGATCAGGAACAACTAGAAAACATTTTGGCGAATGCCTAGGAAGCAAGTAAGATGCGACCACTACAAAAGTATGGATTTGATTTATGGGCACAGGGTTGTATCGAGACTCTCTATTTTTGTGAGGAATGTCTCGAACTCCAACTAGAACAGATAGCACTACAGCCCGGCGAGAGAATAACAGAAGATTGTGATAGCAACATCGAATGCGATGGTTGCGGAAAGATATGAGCAATACAATGACCGAACAACAACGAAAAAACCTTACAACCGCAATGTTTAATTCATCATTCCCGGTTAACCCTATCCCGTTTGCTAATGGACTGAGCGAGATAGTTATGAACGAGGGCACAGATACCATGCAGACCGATGAGGTAAAGAGGATCTTATGGGTATTGATGGCACAAGCATACGGTCAAATGGCAGCAATTGATCTCAGTGATGAGTGGTCACGCCTGTATCGAGCAGAGGAGAAAATGAAATGAGCAAGAAACTAAAGTTATGGGTATATTTGGATTTTGTATTCTGGGCCCTATTCATAGTCCTGTTTGTAGCGTGTATGCTGAACGTGCAAGGCATCTTCTGGCGGCATGCCGGTTATGCTGCACTAGGAGGGTTTACCGCTACCTTATTTGGATTACATCATGCGAAACGAGAGGGTTTAATTTTTGCAGCATGGGAAAGGATGGGAGAATAATGAAACCAATTAAGAAAACTAGAACTAGAAAATGGAAGGGTCGAATATTGGACCTTCACAAAGTTAGGCATGCAGACGTTGCGCTGGAGGTTTTTAACTTTCTGTATGAGAACATCGATAAGGAGCGCATGCCCGTTGAGATAATCACTGGCAAGAGCACTCCCATGGCACGACAAGTGCGAGAGATAGTTGAACACATGGGTTATCTTTCGATACAGGACTCCATGCAGGAGAACACCGGCAAAGTTATCATCGATCTTGAAGAGCGAGCATCGGTGCTCTAGGGGTCTGGTATGGTTTGTGAGCGTGATACATACGTCAGGTTACTCAAGTGTCTCGAAGTTTTCGATGATGGTGCGAATGTATACTCAAGAGATATATGTAAATCCTTCATCACTCAGAATAAGAAGCATGATGGCCTCACTGCTCGCCAAATGGACATACTCGCAACCTGGGAAGAGACTACGGGAAGTCGGGAACTCTATGATGAATGGAAGCAGAAATACTCACAGGACGCGGAGATTAGGCAGACATTCTCCTCTTGTGTGGAGTTTCATGGTACCCGATTTAGTTTTTCTGTGCCCGTGAATAGGTACAAGGCGGCAGGATGCATGGGAATAGATTTCGTGCCTGCTAAAAATATTTATGACATGATGACAACTGACAAGAGGTTCCTTGTTTGGAGACACAACACTACCAGCATCCCAAGATTTTCCAAGGGTGATCTGGTGGAAGGCAGGAAGACCTCTAGGCATCATCGTGATTATACTTATATAATAACGGAGGTTAAGGATGAGTACGATTATTGTAAAGATGGACGCTGGTATGTTGGGCATATTGCAGCACGTCCGGACGAGAAACCACACTTTACATCCTACTGGCGCACGCCCAACACTACCTCCAGAACCTTTCGCGAAAAGGATGTTAAAGTTTTCCGAAGGAACTCGCGATAGTGACAAACTAGTTAATACCATGGACGTCGATACCGGTACCGATCAGGCACTCCTGGAGTCACTGCTTGAAAAGGCAGGTATTCTTTATCGGAGCGGCAAGGACAGGATAACGATTCAGACGGGCAGCGAACATGATCCCGAGGTTGTGTGCGCGTTCGATTCAGATGGCAACCTGGTAGCAATAAGATCTAGATATTAAGCAGGAAGGGAATTTTTATGCCGTCATCATTACAGGACAATATTCTTAAGGTCGAACAACTTTATCACAAGGGGCAGAAAAATATCTGGGACGGTAGAGAGTATATGCAAGAATGCATTGCTCGCCATGGCACCCCATCTCTATCGGGTTACGACACGAGAGCACTCACAAATATTTTTGGTATCATTCTGATGGGCGAACTCGCTGCTTGGAAGATCTCCTCTACCCTGGCCATCATTACTGAGGATGATGAGGCAAGGATGGCAGCAACATCGCAGGCACATGACGAGGCAAGACACTTTTATGTGATGCGAGACTACCTGAATATGATTGGTCAGGCACCAGATAGAGTTGAAAAGAATGCTGAAGAGTTCCTGGAATCTATTTTGCGCGCAGACTCACAGGCCAAGATCCTCTTGGGCATGCAGTTGATGGTGGAACCTATGGCACTGACGCTGTTCAAAGTAGTGAGAGAGAAGAATATAGAACCTGTCTTGTCCGACCTTCTCCTGAAGATTGAGCAAGACGAAGCGCGCCATATTGCACTGGGGACGCTTTACTTGCCAAAGGTACTGTCACAGATGTCGGTACTCCAAAAGGCGGATTTGTTAGTGTGGCAATTCAGGGGATACATGAAGCAGTTTAGCATGCTCAAGTCTCTAGAAGAAGACTTTGCTATGTTGGGAATATCAGCAAGAGATATCTTTGCACATGCCAGGAAGAAGCAGGTCGCGGCAATGGATTTGCTGTCAGATGAATTGGGGGAACGGTATCCGATGATGGATACCATGCTAAAGTTGATTGACTTCCGCAACGAATTGACATTCCCTGAGAAAAGCAACCTATCAAACCTCCAGAAACTCAGGAATGCCATTGGCCAACTTCGAGAGGGGTAAGCCAATGCGATTATCTCGAAAGGTTTACTTCTTTGCTGATTTGCATGCTGACCCACAGGCCTTCGAGAACTCTCTAAAACACTGCACAGACCCATCAGCATTGTACCTGATAGGCGGAGATTGCCTAGATAAGGGACCGAGTAACCTAGGACTTCTGGATAGGATAAAAGAACTTTCAGAAGAAGTAGAGGTGAAGATCTTGGCAGGAAACCACGACATAAGGATGCTCATGGTTCTTCAAAACTGGGAAGAGAAGGGTGATCCTTTCAGTAGGTTTGCGACGATCTTCACACCTCCCCGTTGGGCGAACCGCATTAGACCATTCCTGGCAGAGTGCGAGGGCATCGAGAGAGCAAGAGAGATATTTCTCTATCCAGGCGGAGAGTATGCTTGGTTCTTTGAAGACATGGAACTCTTCCATAGAGATGGGGAGTTTCTTTTTGTTCATGCGGGAGTTGATGATGCATCTGCTATGAAACTTTCAGAGATTCTTAACAACGAGACTCCCGATAACTTTCCATCACTGATGCGACACAGGGAATGGTGCAGATTGGCCCTCCATAATTTCTACCATGGTCCTCTTGGTGTCCTTATAAGGACCAAGTATAGGAATAGTTCTTATCAATTTACTGAGGTTGGCGCATCCACCCTTAAGACCGTGGATATCAACTACGTTGTCCACGGTCACGATAGTCAAACTACCGGTCACAAGTTCATCGCCCGCCACGACATCCCCCACTTTGCTTGTGATTGCACACTGGATGCGAACACGAGGAAGCAACAGGGTATGGCACCAGGCGGATATGCGTTTACAGCGATAGATCCAGACACCGGCACTATCGAGGGCAGAAGTCCAGAGGCATCCCTTTCTTATGATATCTCCTCTGGGAAAGTATCGAGGAGAAGCGAATAATGGAACTGGTACTAGCAATACTGGCAATAGGATATTCTCTGTCTATCATGTTCTGCGTCATAGCGATATTTAAATTATAGGTTACACCAAATAAATACTTGACACGAGCAGAGCAGTCTGCTATGATTAGGGTTGGAGGTATGCAGTGAGCAAAACAAATGCTTTTCCCAAGGTTCTCAAAAAGAGGGAAATAAAGGAAATAAAAAAGCATCCTATTTCGAGTTATGTTGACATTATGAATTTATTAGAAACGCTTGAAGACTGCCAAATGAAGTTGCAGCGAGCAAGAGCGAAGAGCAAGAAATTGAAAGAGAAGATTAACACCCTCGGGAAACTTGACCCGAGAACAAAAAGGAGTTTAGTGCATGGCAAGTAATTCTTTCTTAGATGCCCTCGTGGCACATTATGATGCGGAAGCACAAAAGTACCGGGCCACATTAACACTATACCTGAACGAACCATTGGCAGTTGCTGATCACTCAGATATACTAGAGGAACTGAAACTGTTGACCAAGGGTCTCGCTGATGCAGAAGAAGCATCCGCAACACTGAAGCGGCACTTCCCGGCGGTTTAACCCCAAACATTTCCAAGGGGGAAAAACTTAACAACAACAGGAGATCTTAAATGAAACAAAAAGATTATGAAAAAGAACCTTGGACCAACGACGATTACCCTATTTTTACACCTCTTGTGCTAGCGATTTCTTTCGCCGGGCTTCTGATATTCTCGTCTATGTCAACAGCGTTGACACACCTAGGGACATCAGACGTAGCAACAACCGTCCAGATCAGCGCAACCTTCTTATACGCAACAGCGGTCTTTGTCTGCGGATGGGGTCTCTTCAGTAGTGCCTTTGCCTTTGGCGTCCAGGTTGAGAAGTGGCGCCAAAAGAGGGAAAAGAGAAAACAAAAACAAAGAGAAATAGATGACCAAATACAGAAGGTTAAAAATTGAGTTAGGAACCCTGCTCTACGACAATGAATTTCCAGAAGACATAGGCATTGTCGTAGAGAAGGATGAGAAGAGAGAGACATACCGACTCTATGACTTCTTCCAACGTCGCCCTTATCATTACAAGGCGACCTACATTGAGAACGAGTGTACAGAACTTACAATAGAGGGATTGCCCCTTTATGAGAAAAGGATGCGCACCATGTTACGACACATAAAAGAAGCGAAAGATTATCATGGTCTCGAATGAGATATAGACAGATAGATAACCGCGTGATCGCGCCATTTTTTCCACAAGGGAGTGTGAGTATGGCAGAGCAATTGATGTTAACCTGGAAGCAGGTAGAGAAGTATACTGCCCTATGCAGTCGCTACGGGAACAGTGTGAGCCTCGACTCGCTGAACTATGCGCTGGTGCACGAAGAGACTGCCCAACCGCTTGAGAGATGGTACGGAGCAGGAGAGGAATATATTGTAATCATGCCAAACGGCGAGCACTTTCACCACGATGACTACCTCCTCTTCGACATAAGCAGGTGGTTAAGGGGATTCTATCCGAGGGCAAGAAGAAAGAAAAAGAAGAAAACATGAAATATATACTTGACAAGTTAAAAATGATCTGTTATCGTATACTACGACGCGGGAGTAACTCAGCGGTAGAGTGCAACCTTGCCAAGGTTGAAGTCGTGGGTTCAAATCCCATTTCCCGCTCCAATTCGAGAAAGAAGAGAAACTTTCCTTACATGACACGTGAGGATTTAGAACGGCACCGAGCACGGTACCACAACAAGAAAGAGAAGTGATAAAATGGCAAAAACCAACGATTCTAAAAAGAAAGAGGGTTTTTTTGCAGGGGAGTTTAACAAGTTGCACTCCGAAACCAGAAAAACTGTATGTGAAATAATTGGGTTTGACCCCACCGACGAGCGCGTCAAGGCACGGGGTCTAGGAAGAAAAGAAACACTCAGAGAGTGGTCGGAACTACGGGGAAAGGAACCATCCTATAAGGATCATCCAAAGACAGATGTTTTGATTGAATCTCCGGATCATGAACCGTGCCGACTTAGTTTAAAGAACGTAAAAGGCCGAGCGACATCATCGAAATACGGAGAAACCAAGGCACTTTTTTACAGTGTCTTTGAGCAGAGTCCGGAGCGCTCTAAAAACCTCGGACTGCTTGCTAGCATAGATGACCTCTTTGATGTCTGGTCCCAACCGGAAGGAGCAGGTATTCCCAAAGAAGACCTTCATCCGAAATTTCGAGTAGGACCAATAAAGAGTTCAGCCGGCATTGGGCGCAAATTGAAGAAATGGCCAAGACTCTATGGAGATGAGTTAGAGCAATTCCTAGACAGTCAGAAGGGCGCGAGGAAAGTATTGAATTTAGCTAAGTATGGTCTTGACGTGCCGTCTCCCAAACTGAAGTTCATTCGCGACAACTATCCGGATTTTATGCTCAATGTTATTGCCGAAGCAATCAGGGGAAACTTGAAGTATGGAAAAGATAATGTAGAATCTGCTACTCACCTAGGGGTCTTTGACGCCAAAAAGTCGGATCGTTTTGAGTTTAAGCACTTTTCTTCCACTTCAGACAATGATTTGGATTTTGCAGGTTATTGCAAGAAAGAACTTGATGATGATAACAATTTCAAGATTCAAACTAAAACAGGAGGCACCGGGAAAGCAGTTTGGCTTAGATTTATGTAAGTCCCTGTGCCACAATAGGTTATGCTTACTGTGGCACTTTTTTCAATTAAACACTTGACAAACCAAAAGTGATCTGCTATAGTGATCATATAGGAAGAACACTTTAACCAAAAGGAGGGAATTATGGGACTTACTTTATTAAATCAAAAAAACTCAACGCTAGCGATTGCAGAGATCCTGAATACACCAGAGCGAATTGCAGCAGCAACCGCAGAGCACCCCGCTTTTCAAGGTGTTGACTTGAACGCAGAGGGTTTGGTGGTACTGGATATCAATGACATTTTCTGTTACGACAAGGAAACCCCAGATCCAAACGATAACCAACCGCGAGGGGAAGGAACTCCAGAGGAAGTCGTTGAACGCTATTACATTCAGGCAACCGAAGGTCACCCCGAAACAGGCATTAAGGGAATTAGAAAACCTATCACCGTCTCAACTCGTTTAGATAGTGAAGTTCACGATCTTTCCTTTACTGGAAAGAAAGGTCATACTCGCCTTGCGGCCGGCCGAAGAGCTCAATTTAAGTTCATTATCGGAGATATCGACGATGAATCGGGTTCAATGCCTCAGTGCGATCAGATTGACGATAAGATGATAGACAACTCTCATGCTGACAATGGAGAGGCGAGTACCCCTCACACAATTAAACTTTCACTGAAGAAGACTTTGCTCTGCCCCTCATATATGAGAGAAGAGCGACAAAAAATAGCAACTGCTGAACTGGCGCTCAAGAAAGCAGAGGGTTTATCGAAAAAAGAACGACAAGAACTCAAATCTTCGATTAAAAATCTAAAGTCGGTGATTCTAAAAGACTTGGAAGACAGAGCTTACAGATGGAATATTGGTAGTCGCCTTAAAGCAGAACGTGGCGCCAAAAAAGCGCTCAATTCCTACATGTCGGAAGAGATACATAAAATTGCATCTCTTGACAAAGATTCTCGCGCCCTATGGATGGCCCTCGCCGCCGAGCATGAGACAAAAGAAGGAAATATTGGTGAAACAATCTTTCAAAGATTTTTACTGAAGGCAGACGTGGGCGGTTTCTTACCTAAATTATCGGGGGACATCAGCGCGAAAGTGAGAGATTACAGAAAAGATCATGGAGGAAAGTCACCGAAAAAATTGGAGGTCATCACGACCACCCACGGTTCTCCTAGTACAGAATTGTTCTTTAAGTCTAGGGTTAGTGTTGATGACTTTTTACAGGAACAGAATAAGTATATTTGGTCACATGGATTACCGGCCGGCAAAGAAATGCAAATAGTTGTTAAGTACATACCCCAAATTAAGGAAGGTATGTACCGCGAGGACATGGTTATGACTTATGGAAACCTGAAAGATGTTGATTATGTTAAAAGGTGCTACAAAGAGTTAACCCAAAGAAATGAAGAGAAAAGGGAAAGCGTATAGGAGCATAGGGTTATGCGAGATCGGCGCGTTTTTTTCGCGCCGATTTTTTCCACTAGCCACCTAACACCTAACATTTAGCACCAACACTTAACACTAGCACTTAATTGCTTATCGCTGCTTCAATACCTCTGGAACATTCCGAGGGGTAAAAAAAGGATATAGGATATAATATATGCGAGAAGAACAGTTGAGCATGAACGTCGGCGACTTAGTGAAGTGCACAGAAGACCCAAATGCTGACTTTGGGGTAGGTCTGGTTATTGCCGAAGAGACAAGGATGGTTAAAGTATTGTGGGTTGGAGGACACGTAGATGACCCACCGTATATTGATGACTGGAACTGGAAGACAAACTTAGAACTGGTTGTAGGATTGCCTGAGAACCAATAATTGATGAAATCCGGGGACTAAAAGGGTATCTGCATACTATTTATATACCGAGAACAAAACTTTGAAAGAATCCTAGGAGGGATTACCGTAATGAAAAAACATCTTAGCAAAAGAAGCAAAGACCTTAACAAGCGACTAATGGAATCGTGGGGATATACGAGGCCCCTCACTCCGGAAGATTCTTATAAAGTGGGATATAATGGTTATTATCGTGATGATAATCGAAAAACAGACGCAGGCGATGTCGTTAAAACTGATGCGGCCGCCGTTGTGGCCGGAATGGTGAAAGTTTTAGAAGACGGTGAACCAGGTACCCAAGCTGATGCGGAGGTCCTCTTAAATAAACTGCTGAAACCATCTACGGCCAGTGGTGGATCGAAGGATCTGTACAATCGGTTCCAATCTGCGAAAGAAGAAGCAGTAGAGGAATACTTCGGCGCAACGCGGGGCCTATCCCCCAACTCCGAGAAGTCTTCGACTGCTGCTCCTGAGACGCTTGAAGGGTTAATCAGTGAGAATGCCCCATCTTTTGATACCTGGGCGCGGGACAACGCACCACCTGCGAGGGGTGATGACCATCAGGCAGGTGAAAGCGCATATCAAACATGGCGCGACAAAGACCAGCGCAAGGCGGAATATGAAGCATATCTTGATAAACTAGAAAATGATAAAATCGACAAAGCAGCAGAAGAATTCTACGGCCAAAATAGAAACCCTGACGAGGATCCACTTTACAATTATAGGTTTGAAGAAGGAAATACTGAGAAGCACCCTTCCGACGCTGTGGCCAAACACCTGGAAAAGAAATATCTGAAATATCTGAGCCGCGGGAGAACTCCCGAACAAGAGGAGTATTGGAAGAACCTTGCTATCACCGGAAAGGGCAGGGCTGATCAGCTGAAAGACCTAAAGGGATTTGCCGACGATGTCAAAAACGCCGGTTACGAAGATTGGAGCACTTTCCACAAAGAACGGGAAAATCATGCTTCCATCGGGGAATTTCTAGACAGTCTTGAATCCGAACACACCGATGACGATGAGATATACAGCAACCAATAATGACAAGAACACAGTATAAGCGAGGCGAGATTAATGGAATCGTGGGGGGATATTCTTTTGAAAAAACACTTCAACGAAAGAAACGAAAGCATCAACAAGCGACTAATGGAATCGTGGGGATACGGAAACACTAAACTTACCGAAGAGCAGGAGCAAATTCCGGATTTGGATTTCCCACCAGAACCCAACATTACACACCCATGGACCGCCGAAAACATGGCAGAGGAGTTGGAAGAGCTCGTTGTGTGGGAAAAACCAACTCCCAAGAAATTGAAAACTTGGAGGGACAATATGACCAACAACGAAGATGCCTTTGTTAAAAAAATAATGAAAACAAACAGCAGTAACTTTAAAGCACTCGGTGCAGGTTTTGATATCGGTGAGCAAGTAGAAAATATTAGAAACGGGATCAGAAAATATTTGGGTTTGGAGCAGGGATAATCTGTGAAAAATCATTTCAACAAAAGAAACAAAATGATCAACAAGCGATTAATGGAATCGTGGGGATATTTAAAAGAGAATATTGCATATGTCTCTATCCAGCAAATTCTCCCAACTGAAGAGTTGGGTCACGGCAAGGAGCATGATTGCCCGAGTGCTGAATGTGAAAGCAGGATACAGGCAAAGGTTAAAGCAATCGAGAGCGGACATTTTGAACCTATACAAGTATGCCAACAGAAACCCGTTGTTACTGCTAGATTACAGGGCGACGAAGAGTATGAGGGAACATCTAAGACGGGCATGCCGGAACCATTCTTTCATATATTGGATGGCCACCATCGCTTCTTGGCAGCACAGAAGATGGGAATGGCAGAGGTACCAGTGATAGTAACACAACAGTGATAGATTATTCGCGCCGATTTTTTCCGCTAGCCACTTAACCCACTTAACCCACTTAACCAACCAACCACACTTTAATTGCAGGATTGCCCCTGAGAACCAATAGCATATGGAATGCAGTGTCTGGTGCCCTACCTTGCTGTATGCTAGCACACATGTCACGTGAGAGAGCGAGAGGCATAAAGTATTATGATATACTTGTTTGATGTAGATGGTACGCTAACAGAACCAAGAAAACCTATTACTGATGAGGACCGAGTTGTGCTAACCAAGTGGTTAAACCAACCACACGTCCAAGGAAATTGCTACATCGTAACAGGGTCGGATAAAGACAAAATTAAAGAACAGTTAACGGATAGCATTCTGGATAAGTTTGCCGGCAAGTTCTATTGCCTGGGGAATTATTATGTCGAGGGTAAAGAAGATATAAAATATATTAATGAATTCCCAGTAGATGAAGAACTCCTAAGTGATTGTGAACAGTTCATTAATGGTAGTAGGTTTAAGGTTAGGTATGGTAATCATATAGAGAAGAGAGTAGGAATGATTAATGTGTCTGTATGTGGAAGAGATATCCCAGTAGAGAAGAGACATGAGTATGGCCAGTATGATTATTATAGTAATGAGAGAAAAGAGTTTGCTGAGAGAATGAATGAGAAGTATAGAGAGAAATATGAATTCTCAGTAGGCGGAGAGATAAGCATTGATGTTAGTATGAGAGGCAAGGATAAGAGTCAGGTACTGAGATACCTAATAGAACACAAGCAAGTTAACCCAGAGCAAGTTATATTCTTTGGGGATAAATGCTTGCCCGGTGGCAATGACCATCGACTAGCATATGTGGTAGAGCAAGGCAATGGTACAGTGTATCAGATAAGAGAGAAGAGAGAGACTTACGCACTGCTTTCCAATGGTATATTTTAAGACATATTCCCGCATATTCTAGCAAGCAAGAACCATTAAATGCACCCAAAATATGCCCACTATAAGCACTTTCCTAAGTACCTGGAAGTGTTCATGGTTTAGTGTATTATATAAGTTATTAATAATAAAGCACAATTGCACACGTGAGACTCTAGGAAGGGAGTAGCAAGATAGGCAATAGTGGTGGAGTATCTAGCACACCCTAACAAAAAAAGTCAAGCATTTTAAGCACTTATTTTTCCCCTGTATTTCCGCACACTTATACCACCTTCGTAAAGTGTGATGTGGATCACACAAAAAAGTGCATTTTGCTCCATTATATGCTTGACGGATGGAGATCACTCTGATAAGGTGATGGTATAGAGAGATCACTTTTGAAAGGACAGATCACAATGGCCAAGAACCTCACCAGCACCCAACTAAGCATGCTCCACATTGCCGCCCGCGACGTGACCCGCTTTGCCGAGCACCTCAGCGACGAGGTTCTTCGCGATTTGTATACTGCCGTCGCGGCAGAGTTGGACGACCGTGAAGCATGCTATGCTCCCCTTCACTCCGACGACGAGGACTATGATGTCGAGGCACAACACAGCGAGGTGCTTGCTGCATTCCGAGGAGATCTATAATGGACATCATCAATATCAATCTCGGCAACCTCGGCAGATACCTAGACGCATATGAGCATGGCCATATGGAAGCCGGCGATACTATTGACCTTTTTCAGGCATTAGTGGACATGGACATGATCAAGCATTTGCGCTTAGAATACACCCATGTAGCAGATATCATGATCAAAGATAACCAGATCTGCGGCGATCTTAACCAACTTCGCAAGGAGTATCCTGCCGCTGCTGCCAGTCGCACCCGTACCAGATATCCTGAGAGCGACCAATCTTTAACCAACCAACGACGAGGAGATCAATAATGCGAGAAATAGATGCCAATACCCTGAAGAGACCATGGGTGCTTAAGTTTGCTGCTGCCGATGTTACCCGGTACATAAGTCAACTCGACGACATCACCCTAAGCAAATTGCTTGAAGCGGCAGCAGCAGAGCAATTCCGTCGTATCGACGATGCAGATTATGCTGCTGCATATCCCCAGGCAGATCAACCATGGGAACGGTTAGATACATACATTGCCAATGGTGGTTTAATGAAAGACCTGAAAGGTAAAAAATAATGAGACAAGTAACTTTACACATGCTATACACCCCTGGGGAAGCAACATTTCCGCGAGATCTATTATCTCTTATTGAGGAATATAAAAAGGATTTAGAACAGGTTCTTTCTCGCTTATGTGCTTTGGATCCCAATAACGATGCGGGTGCAACCTTTGCGCGATACAAAAAGAACCTCGCCCATGCTAACATATCAATACATAACCTCGAAAAACAATTAACGAGCAACCTAACCCAAGAAGGAGAACAGTAATATGCCCTGGACTTATAACGTAATTGATTATGCAGGAACTAAAATCGGTAGTTTATACGGAGTATTAACATATATTTCGGAGTATCGATCAGTCAGTAACACTCAGTTGGAAGATATTAAAGGCCTTAAGGCACGTTACGAGACTCAGCGCTATGTAACGCCGGATGATCTTAAGATGGTATTCGAGATAGTTGGTGGCACCAAGGAACTTAAGAAGAAGAAAACAGTATCCAAGAAGAAACCAAACAAGAGAGCGAGCAAATAATATGACTGCATATCTAGAACACATCAGCATCTTTGGCACACCAGATATCCCTAGTGCCGCAGAACTCGAATGGTTGGAGTCCAATAGAGATAATGAATCCCAGGGAGTTGATGAAGTCAACCAACTGCGCCTAGCACTATATCAACATACCCTAGGAGAGTTGCCATGATGTACAAGCGAGGATCCTTAGTAAAGAATAAATTTGGTAATGTCGGTTATGTTCAGACTGTGGCCATCGGCAAGTATAACACAACTCGCGGTATCTGCTGGCAGTTTGCCAATGGTTATTATCTAGGACTAGGCGAGTTCAAAACAATAGAAGACGTTAGTGATCTAGAACATGCATCAGTCAACTATAACAAACCACTGATCTAGAAAGGGTCGATACACTATGAAAAACTATTCTCTTATTAATGGTCTGTATACTTTAGAACCAATCAAAGAAGGGACAGATGTATTAGTATTAGATGCTCAGTCTAGTTATTATCAATGGTTAGGCAAAGCAAAAAAGACATGGACCTCAGACTGCAAAGACTGCCTGTATGTAGAACTATCCTTCGAGGATAATACAACGGACCTCTTTCAGCGTCGGTCAGTCAGACCAGTAACCGTTACCCACTGATCAATCATTGGGCGATACATAAAGAAATAATAATCTAACAGAAAGTTAAGCATCATGGATATAGAAGAAGCAAAGTGTGATACGTGTGACGTCAGTGAATATGAAACAACTGTATTCGAATCAGTAGATGGTGGTTACATATGTGACGACTGTGATAGAACAGTGACAGACAAATGTTGGGATGATGTTTACGGTTAAGCAATACAAGACAGCAGCAGGCCATGTGGGGGTGGGGGGCCCCTGGTACCCCGAATGTAAGTCCCTACTAGATCTAGGGCATATATGGCGGCTAAGGACGTGCGAAATAGTGCTAAGAAAAATTGACAGATCTAAAAAAGGCACCCAAAAATTTTGCCAAGAAAAAAGAGAGAGAGTTAAGGGATGAAAAAGCAAAAAGTAACCCGAACCCCGGCAGACCTAGAAACACTATACTGTCCCACGGAAGAGTCCCAAGGAGTCCGATGCGGGGTGAGTGAAGGGAAAATCGGGACCAAATTGGTGAAATACACTGTTAAGTGCCGTGAAAGCATATCGGGGATCTTCATCCACACGTGGGGCCAAGTTGGAAAAAAACGATATCAACCTTTGCCCTGCTATGGGGAGTACCCGTCGGAAGAACACCCCACCGGACCACAGTCGCCCACCCACAAGCGAATCCCCAAGGGATTAGCATGGCAGTTAATGACAAACGAACCAGAATGGATGTTCGAAGATGCGGAACTAGAAAAATGGAGAAAAACCCACAACCCACGTCTAATAGGGACAGCAGTCTCGGACCATCCCTACAAAGAATTCAACTCAAAATGGTTGAAGGAACTTGAGTCAAACTCGGATGGGACTACGGAAGGGTTGATTAAAAAAACGAAGAAGGGACGCTTCACCTATCTCACCATTTGCGCCCAAGAAGAGATCCATGGTCCATATTTTTGGGCAGCAGGGTATTGCGAGGGGAGCGAGGCAGACTTTATAACTATCGAAGTGCCATTTCCTTGTACACTAGAAGAGATTCAAAGCGCAGTGCAAGAAGCCAAGGACCAATCAGAGGAAGAATGGAATCGCACCCACGCATGCGAGGACTGCGGTGGCACGCATGGCGCGGAATGGGGAATGCATGACCGAGCAATCAATCCCAACTGCGAGACATGCAAGGGTGCGGGGACAATCATATGAAAATCAAAAACCCAAAAATTTTGCCAAGAAAAAAGAGAGAGAGAGTTGTAAGATGACAGAGAAATTGTATAATATTGTAAGGTTCCACTTCAAAGGACCAGAAGAAGTTATTGATTATGGTTACACGTTAGAAGAAGCACAAGAGCATTGCGAGCGTGAAGACACCCATGGCGAAGGTTGGTTTGATGCATATAAAGAGGCATAATAAGGAACACATGTTGAACGATATCCACACAGCAAGAGTAATGTCGTATGAGAAGGCAGAAAGAATCGCAGAAGCGAATAACAAAGATGATCCAGAGTGGGAATACATTGTAGAGCGAGTAGTATATAACGAGCATTACCCAACCGCAATCATTCGTGTGCACGATGAAGACGGTCACCGCTTGGGTTGGTTATAATAGCAAGGAGAGAGAGATGAAGAATTGGGAGCATGAATGGGAAGTGGGCGACTTGGTATCATACTACTGTCGTGGACCCGATGGTGCAGCTGCACATGGCATTGTTGTTGCTAAACTGCCAGAGGGCAGCAGTCAAGGCGACGTGCGTGTCAAATGGTTTGAGTATGCCGGCCGCAAGGGAGAGTTCTTAAATCAATCACAGACGGAACTGTGCGCGCCGCTTAAGACAATCACAATGTGCTAACGGAGAGAATGATGACAGCAACCCACCGGGCAAAAAAAGATGCTTCAAGGCGAACCAAGAACCGATTCAAGGAACACACTTTGGTGATGGTAAAGAAGTTACCACAGTGGTCGGATAATTGGAACACAAACAGCACGGTATTTAAGGGTACTAGTATATTGTTTGAGAGCACAGAGAGAGACGAAAAAGGTAAATTTGCTAAATGGTGTGGGTGGATTCCCGCATGCGAAGTTGAGAGGATAGAGGACGATGAGAAAAGAATTCAGTAAACAATTGAAGGCCCACGATTGGTATCATGCTTATAGTGACGATCCCTCTTGTTGGAGAAGAGGGAGAGAGCAACTACGAAGTTTGCAAAATTTGCATGCACAACTTAAATGCCCCTACAGCATGACCCAACTAAGCAGATGGAACAATGGGTACATAGTGGAGAAGTTTGTAGAGGAAGAACCAGGAAGATGGTTCATGCAACCACGGGTCAAATACGCGGCCTCAGTGACACGTGAGGAACTAATTACACAGGCAACCAGCGATGAGATAGAAGCATGGTTAGGATCGGAGAACAACGATGGAGAATAATATGAGTGGTGCTAGTGTGTTGACAGTGGATTTAGATAGCATGCCGCTAGATGTGCTTTGGGACTTTAACCGGGGCATACTTAAATTTGAGGACGCATGCCTATTATACCCAGGCACAGTAACAGAAGAGGAAGAGAGGGACAGCAAATGAGCAAACCAACCCCAGTGCACTGTGACTTAAGCAAGTACCATAGAAAGTATGAGTCTGGCGACTTAGTAAAGTATTTCAGAGAGCACGGCAGCATTGCCAATGGTATGATTGGGGTGGTCCTGTGCCGGCACCCTAGGGAGTACCTGTCAACATATGAGGTGTACTGGACCAGTCAGCAGCGGCATTCAAAACATGTGTACGCGCATGAACTCATGTTCCTTAGAGACATGTCAGAACAGGAAACTCAATTGGGCGACTGTGTAGGCAAGGGTCTTTGCGGCAGGTGTCTCCAACTGGGCGGAGATTGCAGAAAAGGTACCGAATAAGTGCTTATTGCCGGCGACCTAGTAAGGCACGTATATGACCCTAGGTTGATTGGTATTGTATTGGAGGAATCTAGTAGCGGGCCCGCTGTGGTGATTTATAGGGTATTATGGGCAGCGGGCCCGGCGGCAGACGTTAAGCGCATAGCATGGGTATACGGTCACTGCTTGGAGTTAATTGAGGAAGATGATGGACTTGGATAGAGATAAATTTAAACCCGGTGATTTGGTGCAACTCCATGAAAGAGATTGGCATGCCATCAACCTGAGAGAGGGGAGACCGGAGGACATGGTGGGAATGATTCTAAGCGAGGAGGACCCGTTCTTAGACCCACAGGAGACAGAACCAACCTACACAGTGTTGTGGTTCAACCATCAGAGTCATCGTAGAAAATATAACTACGGTTTCGAGTTGCAAAGACTTGAGCAAACGAAAGGATAAGAGTATATGTTAAACGACGTAAGTATTGATGACATTATGTCATTCGAGCAAGGCGAGATGGAATATGACGAGATGATATCATTCTTCCAGAGACTACTGGATACAGGGATGGTATGGAAGTTACAGGGTTCATATGCCCGCAAAGCAGCACACCTGCTGTCTGCTGGTCTAATACATGAATAGGAAGGGTATACCAATGCAGTATATACGCGAAGGTTCTCTTGTGAGAGATAAGGCAATTGATTATATAGGTTTTGTAGAGGAGAGGGAGGATAGCAAGTCACCAGGCGGGCCGGCTCGTTACCGAGTACGCTGGATGACCAATGATGGTGTTCACTTCTATACATATGCCTACGATGGGCAAGCACTTGAACTTTTTCACGAATTCGATATCTAACATTTAACGAGAAGGAAAATACCATGAATCATTACTTTAGAGATTACGACGTCGCTAGTAGACGCACAATTGTTAATTTTGCCGCGAAGGATATTATTAACAACGAAGCGCATCTACGAGAGGAGGTTCTCGATACCTTACTTGAGGGTCTTATGCGGGAACGCACAGAGAGAGACGTGGTGCATCGTTCGTCGCGAGATTTCGAGCGAGATGTTTATTTATATGAGTGGAAGAACGAGTAGGAGTATACCCACATGTCTTACAAAATTATGATACATTACGATCCTCTTAACGTGTGCTACCCACCGCTGGAAACCAATGGTTGGGAAGAGATAGACCATGCCGAAACCATCGATGAGGCACTGCATATGGCAGAAGAGTATGCCATGGCACACGGAGAGCATTGTGGGCGCTGCCTGGTGGAAGTTAGAGAACCATACGGTGCGTTTACTTGGTTTGGCAGGAATTCTTACCTATAGGAAGCAACTTTAATATGAAGGTAGTACAGATGATCACGAAACAAGAAGAAGAGAAAAATTGCAAGCAATTCCTATATCAAAGCACTGATGAGCGGCGAGAAGAGTTGCAAAAATGGAAAAAGCATAGCAATATGTCTAAAGCAGAAAAAAATGCCGCGAAAAAACGTGCGCAGAAAAGGGCATTAGGGGCGTCCTAGGCACCAGAAGCGAAAAAAAATGGCGGACTTCTTTGTGGGAGCGCCATGGGATGGGAAAAAGATGTTGAAAATGGTCTTAGGTAGTCTAAAACAGGTAAGGGGAGAAATAATTCTTTTGCTGATCTGTACCCTGATTGTGTTTTCCTTCTGCGAAGGTTGTAGGATCTAGATATGGGGAAGGTGTTTCCGCTAAATCGGGCCGTGAGAACCGTTGATATAACCAATATACCACGGGATATTCTAGAGCATCTCTTGGAGGCATTGATATCCGGAGAACTCACATATGAAGAAGTGGCGGAAGCATTCCCTGGACCCATCGTTGTAATAGAAGAATTTGGGGTAGACATCCCTGATATTCCGGAAGATTCTGATTAGAAAGGTTTCTCACCAATGAAATACATACTCAATACTGCTGTGGTCCTGTCATTGACCGTGTGCTGCTCCTGCATCGTTGTCGTGGGCAGTGAGTCCGATGATGACGGAAGGGAACCTGTGGCAGCGTCAGGCACCTCTGATGAGGACTGCGATGAGGTGCCTCATGACCATCGTGCCGAGAGGTGTGACACATATGAGGGCAGAGATTGCTGTGAGTGGTACATAGGAGAGGATTGCTACGAAACGCAGTGTTTTTATTTCCATAACTGTGAGTGGCGATGGGTCCACACTAGATGCGAGATGCAATAGGGCATTTCACCATGCTAAGGACTAATTATTGGTATGATAAAGATAAAAATTTCCAAAAAAACTATTTCTGAATCGTCCTTGAATCGAAAGGAATTGGAAAATCTTCCGCGAGGGGCGGATATCCGAGGCATGCTCCAACAACAACGGGTCGGTCCTCCTCCTGTTGGTAGTCCTGAACATGCGAAGGCACAGCGGAAGCTTTCCCAGGCGCCAACATCGGAACCTAGTTCAAATCTAAAGAATGATCTGCAAATAACAATGCATGCACTGGAAGACGAACTCGTTAAAATCTTTAAAGCACATATGAACGATATCGCCGGCGCGAAGCAGAAAGCAGCACCAGTAGACGCACTTGACAAAACAAAACCCGTAAGAAAACGGCGAAGGTCATGAAGTCTTCTTCTAAAAAAACTAGAAATTATATTATCAAGAATATGCTTTGTAAACCAAGAAAGAGTGGTTTGCACAAGAATAAGAAAAAAGAAATCAATAAAAATAAATGTCGCGGGAAGTATTTGGAGAGAGAATGATTTATTTATTTACAAAGTTTGATAGGCTAGTTGAGTTCTTTAACTGTATCCTATATTATTAGAACTTATCTTAAAAAAAATATTATATATATGTTATCCTCCCTTTATCGGGAGGATTTTTTTATGAAAAACATCTTATTAGCAATTCTATTTGCAACGGCAACTCCTGCCATGGCAACGACGTTAGAGATCGACCGCGATGCTAGCAGTTTGCAGAAAAACTATTTCGGATCTGGAGGGACTCTTGGCGCCACTACAGGGATTGGTTTAAGTTTTAAGCACCACACTCCATACTATGGACTGGGTTATCAACTCACTCTAGGCGGTTTTGGCACACCAACAGACTTCCTTGCCGCCTCAGCAGGTTTCCAGGTCATGCTTACATTTGCTAGTATGAAACATGCCAGAGTGTATGGGTTAGCAGGGACCGGTGTGTTCTTCAGTCGAACGCACCAGGCATCAGAGCAATATTGCGAATGGGATGAGGTTCTGGAAGTTGAAGAGAACTGCGAAACAATACCTGACACATTTGTTCATGGTATGCTTACTAACTTTGGTGTCGGTTTGGGAATTGAATTTATTTTGTGGGATACCATAGGACTAGCATTCGATCTCCCTCTTTCGACATCTATTAGTGTTGGTGATGCTAGCGGCCTACAACTTGTTGGACTTTTTCCAATTCCCAATCTGTCGCTTATTTATTATTTTTAACCCATAAAACTAAATTAAGCAGCGTAAACACTATTTATTGTTAACAGGAGGAGATTTTGCAATGAAGATGACAGAAGAATTACTTCGGAATTTAATCAAAGAAGAATTGGACAAGAAGGTTGAGGAAGAACTCGATGAGGGCGAGTGCGAAGAGGGCAGTCCCGAACAGGCAGTTAATGCTAGCGAGAACGATGCCGTGATCGTGCGGGTTAACCCTGGCCAATTCACCAGTGCGAAACTTGAAGAAATAATCGGCGAAGAAGTAGGGAAGGTTACGGAATTCAATCTCCCAGGATCCAGTCAACGGAAGATGAATAAAGCGGTCAAGGGAATAACACAGGGAGCTGCTGTAACAGCACAACGCAAAAACGCAGAGGAAACGGGAGAAAGTGGGATTACCGCGATGGAGCGAATAGTAATACTTCAGTTAAAAACAAAACTTGCGCAGGCGGCGGCCGCGGGAAATATTCTTACTGGAAGCTTCTCGACATTGCTGACCAGACTGGGTACTGAAATTGATAAACTTGTTGGTAAAAAAACGCGCCAACAGAGTTCCCTAGGGCCGGCGGAGGATGCGCCGGTTGAAAAGGCGCGGACGCAGACAACATAAGCAATACATAAGAATTTATATTTTAAGTAAAACAAAGGGGGGTCTTGACGGATCCCCTTTGTTGTGCTATACTTACCATTGTGAAAAAAGATCCTATAGTAATTTCTATCTCCGCTTCTTTTTTAGTCGCATGCATTTTAGTTGGTGCCATCTTCGGAGGCCTTGTGCAACACCCAGGACACTGCGGCGCCTCTCCTCCAGATTATGAAAGACTTTTTTCTGAGATAGAGGAGGGTGCTGATGCTGGTTCCCTCTAATTATCCCTATGAAGGAAGGAGATTTGGTGCAGTTTAAATTTTTTAAAGGCAGCAGCACAAATCTAGATAATTTAGGCATCGTATTGGAATTACAAACCGACCTAATTATCCCCTCGAAACATGGGGGTGCCTTGTATGAAAAAGTGGATCTAATGATGGTAAGATGGTTAAAAAGGGAGAGCGAAGACTTTGTGCCGTATTATAATATAACAGAGGATGGAAAAAGGTGGTATTTGCAGGGGCAATTCTACTTACTATTTTAACATTCGTGAACCTAGAGGAAGAGGGATGGCAGTTTTTAAATTAAAAGATTGGGTATGTATCACGCCAAGACCGGACAAGAGTTGGCATTATTGGAATGAAGATCATGACGATATGCTTAATCACAAAGCAGAAATTATCGATATACAACCAGATCCAAATGAACCAAGTTTATCTTATTATTTGGTCCGGACTTATATGGAGGATGGGACTCCTCTTGCTGAAAATTGGTTCCTGGAAAAACATCTTATGAGGACCGGTTCAGAAATATTTAATCGTGATGAGCACATGAAAAAAATATGTGACGACCTGCAAACCTGGGAGGCAAAAAAGAAGAAGTCCCTAGACGATCAATTGCGACATGTCTTCGGTCGTTCTCAACCAAAAGAAGACACTGCGCCACTTCCCAAACCGCAAGGAAAGAGAAAAGTCAGTTTATATACAGCTGGCGACCCTGATAGCGTCGGCGTGATATATGATCCAGATGATTACGATTATTCGTATGAGTATGATGAAAATTCTTATTATGATAACGAGAGTTATCCAATTGGCGCAGATGATGATAACCTCTGGAATGTCTGGGACGACGAAGATACAAAAGAGGTTGACATAGGCGAATTCCAGGCACAATTACGCGAGGAGGGATAGGGGGATTTATTGCTCTGGAGATTTGGCGTACTGCGATGTGCTTGAAATTGCCAAGCACGAATGGGGATTCGCCACATCCGCAGAGAGATTTTGGAAACTGGAAGCTATTACGGAATCTTGGCCATTAATTCCTTGTGTCATATTAGAAGTTCGCAAGACCCTGAAAGTTGCCAAGGTGTATATACCGACACTACAAGTTTCCATAAGGACACCTCTCGGTAACCTAGTTCCATTCTCGGAGGAGAAGTTAAAATGACTATTATAAAGAATGTGGTGGCAGAAATGTTTGTCAATCAAGTCAAAGATGCCATGAAAAGAAAAAAATATACATTTTTCGATTCAAACTTGACACTAAACCTCAACATTATAGGTATTAGAAAGAATACGACCGACTCAAATCAGTTCGATGATAATATTTGTGTTATATATAGGAACGCAGAGAAAGAGTGGGAGGTGTTCTGTGCGCCAGCAACGACAGACCCAGGCAGGACGACTCTAGTGAAACCTGTCAATAAGAAAGGTACTGCTATCCTGGTGCCTGGTCAATACAGAGGTTCTCACAAAATTGATTTACATAATGGCATGTATACCGCACTTCGCCAATCTGGAGCTCCTGTTTCGGTGTGGAGAGATAACAATAGAGACTCCACGCTAGACTTTGATACTTCCAAATCAGAAATGGGATTCTTTGGTATAAATATTCACAGGGCATCATCCAAAGGTTCGACCGAACTCGTCAATTCTTATAGTGCAGGTTGCCAAGTCCTCCAGAATGCCGATGACTTCTATAAAATGATGGAACTTTGCGAAGCAAGTGCAGAATTCTATGGTAATAAGTTTACCTATACTCTCCTAGAAGAAGGTGATTTTACTTGTGGAATTATGGACCTTACGGGTTACGAGGATTGTGATTGCGATTGTGGGGGATGCAAATGAAAGAGATAAATGTCGATCTTCTAACCTACGATAGTTTAGAATATCGAAGGATAAAGAAAGAGTACGATGCAGCCAAGGAAGACATGCAGAATAACGTGCCGACAGCAGCAAGATTAAGAAAACTTATTTTGTTAACCTCAGAATTAACAAAAATAAGAAAAAAGATTCACGATTGCGCGCCAAAAGCATAATATTTGATGCATACAGGTGCTAAAAAGCACTTTTTGGTAACTATTTATTGGCGTATGTTTTACTCAAGTAAAAAATGGAAAATTTTTATTTCTGAAAGGGTGGATCCCGACAGAATTGACCTCTCTAGTTTCGAAGTCAAGGAAGAGTTGAGTCCCGATGTCTGGCAAGATGACGATTTTATCAAAAAAGACGTAAAAAAGAACCTAAAAAAGATTGCAGAAGACTTTCTTGATAGTTTAGACGTCAAGAACTCCCTAATTGATGATATTATAATCACCGGTAGCGGTGCTAACTATAATTGGAGCAAATTCTCCGATGTCGATCTTCATATCTTGTTGGATTTTTCGAAAATTGATGAAAATACTGACTTAGTGAAGAAAATGTTTGATAAAGCAAAGTTTGAGTGGAACAAAACACACGATATCAACATTGGCGACCACGAAGTCGAGATTTATGCCCAAGATTCCAACGAACCACATGTCTCCTCCGGGATCTACTCCATTTTAGACGACAAATGGGTTAAAAAACCGAACAAACTGCAAGTTACCCTCGAAAAAGACGATATTAAGACAAAAGCAGCTAAATTAATGGAAGAGATTGATGAAATCGAGCAAAATTCTGAAAGAAATCCAGGAAATACATACGATTCGGTCATTTCTCTGAAGAAAAAACTTGGAAAAATGCGAAAGTGCGGACTCGAAAAGGGAGGTGAGTTTTCGGTCGAGAATCTTGCTTTTAAAGTTCTTCGGAGAAATGGCTACTTGGAAAAATTGAATGATCTTAAGTTGAAGGCATATGATGACCTACTGAGTCTTGAAGAGAGTGAAAGATAGCATTAAAAAATGTTATAATGACCATGGTATGGAAATATGAAACTTATTTTAGAAAGCTGGCGAAGATATATGACCGAAGGCATAAGCAACATTGTTTATCACGGTACCAGTCTGGGCAGGATGGCAGATATCGCCAAGACCAATCGTATTATGACCTCTGGCACGTTTGGTAGTGATTCAGACGAAATTGGAAACAAGGGGAAGTTCTACTTCCTCTCCACAGCCAGATCCCCGCTCGCCTTCAAGGAAGGGTATCCCCTAACCAAGGATGGGAAGGTGCGATTTACTTTGGACGGCAGGAAACTGGGTCAGAAGTATGCCGGCACCCCACTTGATTACTGGAGGGATAGGACTAGCGGTGGCAAATCGGAGATGGAAGACCGGATAGTGACAGACGAAGCGTGGATAGAGAGCGCCTCTGACTATATTAAAGAGATTGTTGTCTATCTCCCCATCTTCAAAGGAAGGGCGACTGATGTGGATAGCATGATTGATGCCATCGGTGCCGGGAAAATGACGAAATACGAATACATCCCCAACCAGAGCATTAGGTATCCAGATCTCCGAGATCTAAAAGAGGTAAGCGAGTTCGCACAGTCTCACGGTATCCCGCTTAAAATAATACCCACAGAAGAGAAAGAAAACGAGTTTTACATGAACAAGCAATTATCGGCAGTAACCTATGACGAACTTGAGAAGATAAGAAAAGAAGCCGGCGTGGATCCTGCAAAGACTACCTTTAGGGGAGAAGAGCGCGATGCTTTCCACGTTAAACTGCGAAATGCGACAACTTACTCGCTCCTCCCAGGTCTTGCGGAGGTTCTTGGCATGTTGGAGCAGGGCGAACTCTCCTCGGAAGGTTATCCGCGCAGAGATGATATGATTGCTGTTAAGACTGATTTATACGAGTGGTCAAAGACGCCGGGATTTCATGAGACAGAACCACCAACTTACGAAGATCCCATGAAGAAGGAAATAAAGCGAAAGTTTCTGGAGGGACAGATAATAGTCACAGAACAAGACATTGATGACATCATAGAGCGCCTCACGCGGTATAATTATGAGGCACCCAGTGTCTTCGCAACGGAATTCCTAGGAGCAAGGTCGAGACCACACTTGCGACCTTATTTGCAGAGGTTCACCTCGTATATGAAGCAAAACAAACTTAAGAGTGTTTCTGAATTAGTTAAACATCTGGAAGGGAGAATTAAGAGTGATTAAGATTACGATCAAACCAAATCATACCGTATCTGATTGCCTAGAAGAGGCGATGGCGGATCTAAAAGCAATGAAGGCAAAATACAAGGACGATCCCATCCTATCTAAGATAGTTGATGCTCTAGAAGACAGAGATCCATCCGGCAATCACAAATATATCAACTGGGCAATGAAACAGATGGAGATAGCATATATGGAGGGCGGTTTTGATGATCAAAGTTTAAGTCGTGATTCTGTTGCCAGAGTTATGGCTCGTAAAGTGCTTAGAATGGGCGATATGATACTTGATTTCCACAACCTCTCTAAAAAGGCAGCAGCCTGGAGGGATGCCAATGGTGAACCACTATCAAAAGATCTAAATTCTTGGACAGATATTGAAACACTAGAATCCGATATTGAGACGGCGACGGTGGCGATGCTGAGAGCAAAAAGAGAGAAAGAGGATAAAGGAAAAGCATCAAAACAAGCAAAATCAGAGTCTGACGTGATTTATGACGACGAAGAGTTTATGGTCATTCGCCCCCTATCGACACATGCCTCTTGTTATTATGGTGTAGGAACCCAGTGGTGTATTTCCGCCAAAGACACACAAAACTATTTTGATTCTTACACGAAGGAAGGAAAAGCTTTCTATTTTGTAATAGATAAAACTAGGAAACCCTACGATCCATCAGCTGATGATAATGATCCTTTATCAAAAGTTGCCTGGGTTGGAAATGCCGGAGGATCCTTTGATGAATTCTATGATGCCGAAGATAACGAAGTTGGGTATGATGGAGCGGATGCTCAAATGGAAGAAACCACCTCAACAGAAAAAATGAATAGAATCATGAGGCAGATAGAGGATCACCTAAGCAATAATCTCCCAGATAATGGGTGGGAAGAGCAAGTAACAGAAATAACAGCAGAGGCAAATCGTCGAATGGATATGACGGAGATAGGAGCACAAATCGATGATGAAATCCAGTCGATATATGCTGATGCTACTACTCGCTTTATGGTTCACGGGAACTTCGACGACGATGTTATATTCAAAAGAATTGACGAGATTGGCGATATGGTATATAATGCTATCAAAGACGACATATACTTAAGTTTTGATACCTACGATGCTGAAAACATGGTTCATTGGGATTGGAGGAGTGATGGTCACGGTACTCAAAGTATGTATCTAAAAGTCGGAATAAGACCCGATATGGGAATAAGCTCACCAGAGGAATATGAATCATTTGCTAACGATGTTGAAGTAGAGATTGATGATAAGAATGCTGAACTCACCGAACTTATTAGAAGGGAGTTCATAGATCGAGATATACTTCCCCCCTCATTCATCGACAAAGTAAGCGATCAATTAGAAGAGGAAAAAGGCCTTTGGAAATGGGACAATGTTGCTGTAACCTATGTTGGTGAAGAGTTGGAATATGATTTTATTGTGCCAGGAACAAAGATAATCTTAACATCCCAAAGATTGTCTCGCCCGTATTATTCTCCAGTTGTTGATGTCATAAATCGTACAGCGATAGACATACAAAAAAGTCTCAAGAAGCAATTAGAACTTCCTGGGATAGAGAAAGGGGGTGAATCTGAGTTCGCTCAACTGGTCATTGATCCGGCACGAGATCTCCACATAGGGAATGTGTATGATCCTGGGCAAATACCGAGTCTGGGTGCTTCTGCTAAATCCGGTCCTTCTGGAGGAGGACCGGGGGTTAAACTTACTGTCAAAAACACCAACTATGACCAGAACGACCGAGAAGCGGAAATGAACTATCGTGTCATGAAACTAATGAACGAATACCCAGAAAGGTTCAAAAAGAACATAAGAGAGATTATCGGCGCAATCAATAAGGTTCAAGAGAAAGAACCAGAAAAGAAAGTAACAGAATCCAAAAAGAGAAAAATAAACATCATTATCGAGAGCAAAAAGAAATGAAACTTCTGATAGAACAATGGCGACAATATTTAATCGAAGGCGATTCTAAAATGGATGCAATCGATATTGAAAAAGCAAAAGAATCATCTAGTGAAGAATGGCGAAAGCATCTCAACGAGATGATATCAACTAGAGAGTTGGAAGATTTTGATGCAAAGTACAAGAATCCTGAAAATGTTCAGATCCTAGCGTCAGAACTGCTTGATTTAGGTTGGGCGCGAGAAGCAGTCGAACATCACAAGACTGAAATTCCGCCTTTTTCGGAAATTAGAAATGTTATATTGAACCTAGAGAAGTACGATGCGCCAAAAACAGCAGAAGTAGTCAATGCTGACGAACTTTTTGTTTCAGGCGACAACATGAGAGACAGGGAACAGAAATATCAAGATTATAAGTCGGGAAAGATAGACAGGTATTTTCGCGATAGCGATAAAGACCCAGACGGCATTGATTTTGCGAACCTGCCCCCAGTCACGGCAGTGGAAGAACCCGATGGCAGACTCGAAGTTGCTGACGGCAACCATCGTGTTTTCTTGGCGAAGAAGTCTGGTGCGAGTGTGCCGGCATGGATAATAAGATTAAAAAAATAAAAAGTTTGACAAGCGCTCTGTTCTGTGCTATAACGCCAGAACAGACCAAACCAACACAGAAGGAGTGATGATGTCTAATAGTAACTTAAAAGTGTGGGAAATAACAACTGGCGGGCACGGATAAATGAAACTCCTAATGGAAAATTTCAGGAAGTTTATTGAAGTGGAAGAATATGTTCCCAAAGGGCAACATATTCATTTTCCTGCTGAACACCTAGAATCACATATGGGTGAATACAGAACAGAGCCACACTGGAAAGAATTTTTCAAAAAGAGTGATGAGGAAAAACTAGCATGGGCAAAAACGGTTGACCTTTCTGAGCCTGTAGAAATCACAGTGTTTCTGGACGGCACATTCAAGCACGGTGATGGACACCACAGGGTGATGGCGGCAAAACTTTTGGGAAAAGATATTCCAATCATTATAACTCGAAACCATATCAAAGAAAAAGCAGAAGAAGGTGTCTGGGAAAAGTGGTTAGAACTTGTCCAGTCTGGGAATAGCTCAAAAGACTTAAATTCAGACCAATATAACATCAAGACTATGGATATATTGAACCAGGTCAAAACGAGGAGAATAACACAACATGGCAGTAGGACGAAATAGAGGTAAATATGTATAATTTTCACACTTGCAATTCTGAGTTACTTTTGGCAGAAATAAACGAAGAAATTTCTAATATCGACAAGGTATTACGCTTCAAGCATGATCAAGATTTAGTCGATGAGCAACAAGAATTGTTTGAAGCAAGAGATTGGGTAGAGACTTACATAGCACCAGCAGGGAAAATACCATCAGAAATGGTAGAATTTGATGAGAAAAAATATCAAATTTGGAAATTTTTAAGATCGCGTTAATTGGCGCGGAAGAGGACAAGAAAAAATGAAACTATTGATGGAAAATTGGCGAGTGTATATGGAAGAAAGCCAAATATGTGAGAACCACATATATGTCGCGAGAGTATTGGGCATTAGCCTTCCGGTTAACGAATCGGGCGATACCATAATCAGCGAGGAGTTAAGGCGACATATATTAGAAGAGCATATGCTCTTAGAGAACTTCATAAAGAGCGTAGCTGAGAATTTAAAAACGGCCGCTGGCAACATGAAAAATCTTTTGCAAGCTTTTTATAATATGTTAATAGACGAGACGGGTGATTCCATCGATAAATGGAATACAATAATTGGCAGGCTAATAAACGAAAATACCAAAAAACTAAAAAAAGCACTTGAAGTTGCCAGTAGCTTACCTAAAGTTGGTGCAGCTGCCAACAAACTACTTCAAAAGCTAAAGGCGATGCTTGACTCTTTCTTTAAAAGTCCTAGCAGTTGGAAGAAAGTGATACCCGGTACCTCTATGGCTGTTGGGTTAATATGGATTCAAAAGAAAATCGGTGCTCTCATCGACTCGCTAGCTAGTGCCACAAATCCGAGAGATATGGCGAAAGAAGAAGTAATTAATCAAGTTAAAGAATTTCTAATAGGGAGTGTTACAAAATTCTTTGGAGAGGACTTTATTGGAAATGTGGCTCATGTTACAGACGTTAAAAAGTGGTTAGGGTGGATTGGACCATTGGTCGGCGGTGTTAATTTTGTGGCATCTGAACTAGTTCGCCCTGCCCTGCGAGTTAATAAGTGGGGCTCTTTAAGGCCTTTTATGCCAGCTAAGAAAGAATAAACATTATTATTGAGAATAAGAAGAAATAAGATGAAGATTAAGATTACGATAAAAAAACAAGTTTCCTGTATCTCAGAAGCAGCAATCGAAGACATCTCAAAATTGGGACTTTATATTGATGGCTCATACATTATCTTATATGATCTAGAGAATAAGATAGAAGATAAGATAGAAGACAAGATAGAAGATGGAGATAAGATAGAACCATTTATCAAAGGAGTGATTCGATTTGGTTGGGAAGGTGTCCAAAAGGTATTCAAGATTGAAGAAATCTGGGCAGAAAAGGGGTATGGACCGACACTGTATCGAATTGCCATACAACATGCCGGAAGAAACGGACTGATGCCCAGTCCCCATAAGGGACAAGTGAGTCAAGCAGCTCAGAATGTATGGAAAGAGTTCTATGACGGCAAGGGCAGCGACTTCGTTGATGTAAAAAAATCAGCAGACGATAATCACGGAGTAGAATATCTAGACTCCATTTATTATTCCAATGGACCTCAAATAGACACATCAAAAGCAGAGCAGAATCACAGCAAGATTTTTAATGAGGCAAAAGATCCCTTTGAAGAGAAATTAACAACACTCCTCGAAACCGCTGACTCCATATTGCACGACGCGGTAAGAATGAACGAGGGCGAAGAACAAAGATTGCTTCGGGCAAAACATACAGATCCAGAAAACCTGCTCAATGTAATCTATAAAAAGTTCAATGGGAAGTGGGGAAGACCAATTCCTTATTTCGGGGCAAAGACTGTGAAGATATACAGAGGAATAAATCCAAAAGCATCAAAGATTCTAAGACCAGGAGACTGGGTTTCCCTCACCAAATCCTATGCTCAGGAGCACGGGGGCGAAGGCAGCATCGTCGTGAGCAAAGAAGTGCCCTCAGAGCACGTCAGTTGGGCAGGAACGGACGAAAACGAGTGGTTCTATACGCCTGCTGCGACTTCTTCAGGAAATGCAGCAGGACCGGTCTCAGAGAGCGAGAAGGTTAACGAAGAAGAACCTTATCAAAAGGCAGCAAAGAAGAGTTTTGGGAAGATGATGAGATTAACTGTGAAGGGAAAAAACAAACATAAGGCAAAGGGTATGAAGACAATTGACCCGAAAGTAGGCAAAAGTGCTCCATCGGGTGTGTAAAACTACTTATCAATAAATAAAGGAAGTATTATTATGACATTAGGTTTAATTTTATCAAGTTCGGATTTCTTCATCGTCAACGAAACGGATCCCTCTAGTCATCCAGCAACTAGATGGTCAGGGGGTGTTACAGGATCAGCATGCCTGAATTCAACTTTGTCAGATCCTATTACCAATGCTAACTTTTATAGTCGAATGTTTACTAGCACTAATGCCAACGAATGTTTTGGAGGATACCTAGTAAAGGAATCCGTTGATGGGGGAATATATAGCTCCTCACTCGGAACTTCCAAAGCTTACTCAATGAGAGCATGGTTGAGAGTATATAACGGTTACGGGAATCAAGCAGATCATTGTGGAGTGGGTTTAGCTTTCATGGCTCAATCGGAAGACTATATCACCCATGGGTCAGACGTTAGATTTTACCATTTGGGAGGATATACTTTACAGTTTAGTGGAATGAAACAGGATAATAGTGCAGGTGATGCAGCTCGACCCCATCTATATATTGGAACAAATGAAGTTTCGGGTACTATTAATGGTTCTTTCCCTCCTATTGAATGCTCCGGAGGCACGGGGGGTTCAGGAACCAAATATTCTCTCGATGAATGGCACAGAGTGCGATTTGATATGATTCCTGTGGGTGGTTCCGGCGTTACTTTAAATGCTTATACGAGTTCCGCTGGAGATGTAGCTAGCGGTCAAGAAGTCTGGGAAAAGGTTGGTTCGACCTGGGTGAATAGCACAGATGCTATATATATAGATCCAAGTCTTCAAGACATTGGTATGGGGTTCTATGCTTGGAAAGATGGGGCTGGGGATGATGACGATACCCTCTATATCGATCAGTTTGAAATTCTAGTTCAAGATATCTAAGGCCTTTTTCTGTTTCAAATATCTACTTACAGTGTCATGAAGAGCAATAGCGTTATAAAAAATCTAATTAGAGAGTTTTTTCCATATGCGAAAAAGAAGTTGGCAATTTCTGAACCTGTAAAATTGTTTTTACGAGCAGATGAAAAGAATGCCGAGGAACCCCTAGGAAAAACAGCATTTTATGATCCGGAGAATAAATCTATAACTGTCTATATCTCTAAAAGACATCCGAAAGATGTGTTAAGATCGGTGTCTCACGAACTTGTACACCACTGTCAGAATTGCAGAGGAGAGTTTGACAAATTAGGTTGTGTTGGCGAAGGGTATGCTCAAGAAAACGAGCATCTAAGAAAGATGGAAGAGGAAGCATATCTGGAAGGGTGCATGCTGCTGAGAGATTGGGAAGATTCCAGGAGAAATCGAAAGTGAAGTTTCATGATACAAAAAATAAACTTTTATTTGAAAGGTTGACTGACCAATTTTCCGGTGGAGAAATCGAAGAAAATTTTTTCAGCGGTCTCAGCGATCTAATGAAAAACCCAGAGGTCAGAGATGCCGAAGAAAAACTTGCGTACTTAAAGAGAAAATACCCAGATCGACGCGGATCCCGGCAGGCGGACAATGCGCAGGATGTCCTAAAGAGTCAAGCAGAAAAGTTAGAACAGTTCGCAAACCAAACCTTAATGCTGCTGCACAGATCCGGTATCGACAAAGAAGAACAAATCTTCAAGGATATCGTCAAATCTATGAATGATGCTATTGATTCCTCAAAAGTAACCGGCACGGAAGTGAGCAGTGCTACAGATTCGCCCCAATCGGATGAACAGAATCAGAATTACAAAGAAAATATAGCAAAGATTGAGAAAAGTCAATATGGTGAAAGGATTAGCACATTTAATAAAAATCTAGAACCTAAACTTGCTAATCTCGACAATGAGAAACTAATGAATTTCTTCCAGGCGAATCTGCTCCGTCCAATGGAGAGCATGATGCAGGATAATGATCTAGATCCAGGGATGGTGGTAAGTGATGCGCGTGATCCGGCCGGTGGAAGGATGAAGATTTCTACCGCAGTTGAAAATTTAAAAAATCTATTTAAAAAATTGGCGCAGGCGGGGGCGATGAAAGACCAAAAAGAAATATACAATCATCTTCAAGCAGTTCCAAATATAGGAAAGTTAGGGTTGAGGAATAGTGCTAAGAAAATAACAGATGCTCTTATTCAGAACCTCCCTAGCGGGCTGGAACTGGTGAACCGGCCGGACCGAAAATCAAACCGCCATCCTCAAGATTGGCCCACACCCCCACAATAAGGAGAAGACAGCAAATGACTAGTCCAAAACAACGAAAGAAGAGAGCATTAGCACGTAAATTGGCGAGCATGGCAAAGAAGGCCAAAGCAGCAATTATGAGTGCCGAAGCAGATGCTAAAGCAGTTGCAAAGAAAGCAAAGAGTCGTGTAACTCGTGCTGCCAAGAAAGTAGAGACCAAAGCAAAAGAGGCAGAAGAGGCAGCAGAGGAAAAACTCGATCAAGTTAAAGAGTCTGTCGAGGAATCTGTCGAAAAGACAACCGAAACATTTAGTTCCTTCTTTTCTAAGAAGAGTGCTCCAAGTCCAGTCATCGACGATGAGTCTGAGGGTGGAGAATAATGGATTTCCACAAAGTAACAAAAAGATTTATGATGGGAGAATCAGTACAATCTCCTAGTGTAGATAGTTATTTACAATCGCTCAAAGAAGCATTGGGGGGTCTTAGACCCTCAACTCAATCCGATTCACGCAAGATAGAACTTGCGCAAGAACATCTGAGAGAAGTAAGAAGACATGTTAGAAGATTACAAGAAAGGGTTAATATTCTAGAAGAAAAATTAACAATTCTAGAAGAGGAAAAGGGCAAATAAATGGGCGGCGTTGCAGGACATATGAATCACCTTTATGATAACCTAGATTTGACTTTCGGTCAAATGACGGATATCTTTAATAAAGCTTCTGAAGGCGAGTTGGTCGGAACAGAGAAGACAGATGGGCAAAATCTATTTGTTTCTTATAGTGTCCGCGATAAGAGAGCAAAAGCAGCGAGAAACAAAGGTAATCTAAAGTCCGGCGGTATGAGTGCTGAGGAATTAGCACAGAAATTCTCAGGTCGTGGCAATTTAGAGAAAGCTTTCGTAGAAGGTTTTGCTGCTTTTGAAGATGCCGTTCAAACTCTCCCCCTTGAATCTCAAATTGATATCTTTGGACCCGATGCGAATATTTTCTATAATGCGGAGATCATGGACCCTCGGAATCCGAATATTATAAATTATGATACTAAGAATCTGGTCATTCATCGGGTTGGTCATCTTAATTTAGACAAAGAGACTGGGGATGCGGCGCCATATCAAAATGATGAGACACTAGCAACTCTAGAAGGCGCGCTGGTCAGAGCACAGAGAGAAGATGCAAGTGATAAGTTTGGAGTACAAGTTAACGCAATCAGGAATTTAGAAAAATTCACAAATAAAGAGGCAACAGAAGAAGCAACGCAAAGACTATCCGACATTATGCGTCAATCTGGGATGTCAAACAACAACACAATCGGCGATTTTATTGTAAAGGAAATTTCCGAGCTCGTTCTCTCCAATCTCCCGGATATAAATGAAGAAGCAAGGGATATGCTGGTGCCGAGAATCCTTGGCCAAAAAGGTTTTAGTTTAACAAAAATAATGTCCAAAATTCCGAAAGATGATGAAACTTCGCGAAGCACAGCACGACACATGGTTAAAAATTCAGGAAACATCTTAAAGAAGATAGTTTACCCGTTGGAAGATGTCGTACACGATTTCGCGGTGGAAGCATTACGAGGACTAAAAAGTGCTTTTATTCTAGATAATCCCAACGAAATAAAGAGACTGAGGTCTGAAGTTGCATCTGCAATTGCCGCGATCAAAGGTTCGGGCAGTGACGAAGCAATGCGGATCCTCAGTCAGCAGATGAAAAAAATTAAATCTATAGAAAATGTGGGTTCTGCCGCAGAAGGGTTTGTATTTGACTATGATGGCACAACGTATAAATTTACCGGCAATTTCGCGCCAGCGAATCAAATCTTAGGGTTATTTAAGTTTGGTAGAGGAAACGTGCCCCCGATCAAGAAACTTGAAGAAGAGAAAGAAGAGTTTAATCGTATCGTAACTGTATTTCCTGGAAAATTCAAACCTCCGCACACAGGGCATCTAGGTGCAGTTCAAGAAGTCTATGGAAGTGCCGATGAGATCTTTATTTTAATCTCACCCGTAGAACATAAAGGGGTCACCCCCGAAGCATCCAAGTCTATTTGGGACATTTATCTGCGGCGTTACAATTTAGATGATATGGCACATGCCTTCGTAAGTACATCGCTATTTCCAGAAGCACGGAGTCCTGTGCAAGCAACTTACAGTTTTCTGAAAGAGTTTGTAGAAGAAGGCGACAAAGTAATTCTAGTCCTGGGAGAAAAAGACATCATGGACGGGAGGTATCAACGTGCCATCCGAGTTGGAAAAGAAAATGGTGTAGATGTTGAAATAAGACCGATACCGCCTCAGGCCGGTGGTATGAGTTCTACCGGTGATATGAAACCGGCGATGGATGCAGATGATGATGAGAAATTTAAAGAACTGCTCCCTGCCGAGTTGACACCTGAAGAAAAAGACGAAGTGTGGAATCTGACGAAAGGATTACAAGAACTATCTGCTATGACCAGCGCAGCAGTCCAATTAGGCGCCGGCAAGAGAGAACCGAAAAGCAAAGAGGGAATGATCATGCGAGAAGAAGTGATAGCAGAAATGAAACTAAGAGAGTTTATCCGAAAGAAAGTAAGGGGAAGTCAAACTGCGAGACTCGATGAGTCCACCTCGAAGACATCTGGTGTTATTTACATCAACGAGAGTCAGAAAGCAATGCTTGACCGCTATCAGATGGAAGTACATTTGCGAGAAACAATCCGACAACTAATAATCCAAGAAAAGTCAGATATGCCGCCGCACAGAAATACGGGCATCAATGTCTTGGCAACTCTCTTGAAAAGGATTGTTCCGGTTATAAAATCAGATTTCAAAACTTTAACAACCGATGATCAGCAACGAAAATCTTATCGTAGTCATGTTATTAACCAAACAGTCAGAACACTGGCACCGATTGAATTGGCTGATGAAGCAGATGACGAAGCTGACAAACTCCAAGAACTCGATATCGATGTTGGCGATGATGATGCTGGTAAATTCATTGATGTTGGCGATGACTCATTTGCAAAGACACCTGAAGAGGAAAAATTTGAAACCCTCCCCGGCATGGATATGACCGGTAGGAATGTCGCAGAAAAGACATTCCACAACATTGGAAAACAAATCGTTGATGCATATGCTGTCTTGGATAATGATAAAGATCAGTCAATGTTTTATGAATATCTCATTGCCAACTTGAAATTATATTTTGATAAGTTTGAGAAAGAATTGCCCGCTACTGTGCCGGAACCTACAACCGCAGCATACGAGGCAGAAAAAGAATCACCTGGGCCAGAAGGCGAGGAAGTGATTGAAGAACCGTTGCAGGAAAAATCAGTATCGAAAGCACAGCAAGGTCTCTTCGGTGCTGCAAAGGCATGTAAGGAAAAAAAGCAATTAGCACAAATTATCAAAGAAGAAATTTCAAAAGTTTTAGGCGAGGGTGATCAAGAAGATCCCTTTCAACAGAAAATCGACGACGACATTGCGACACTTGCAGATCCCGGCGAACAAAAGATAGTAAGGAATCTCGTAAGGCGCGCCAAGGAAAAGATGGGCAAGGCACCGATTGACATTGGGGACATTGGCGATCAAGAAGATCCCTTTCAACAGAAAATGAATGACGATATTGCGACAATCGCAGATGACGATGAGGGAGATCTGGTAAGGATTCTGGTAAATCGCGC